ATCCGGCGATCTCACTCTTGTGCAACCGGTAGAGGGTATTGGTGATACCCAGTATAATGTTTCGTACAAATGTATATCATTTCTCATCTTTTGGTGTAAAATGGTATATAATCACCTTAGATCGTAAGCCCTTCCCAACACCCTAAGGGCGTCTGCTTTCGATAATCTCTTTCCCTTTTTCATACTGTTTTACCGTATAAGATTCATTAGCCATACCAACTCTACCAACTGATATAGATTGATTTATAGATTGGTTAAGATGCCCTACAACCGACATCTTAGCCCTAACCGTATTGGCGCATCTTAGAAGGATTCGATAATCCTCTAACGCCCTCTCGTATCTTACGTCCACCCTAGCCCTTTTATCGGCGTCAGTCATGCTCTTACATGTTCCGTCCTCCCTCAGGCTTATAGCGATCTTGTCCCGTATGATTCTGATATCATCCTCGGCTATCACCAGTTCGGCGTCAAGAACCCCCTTGTATGAGCTAAGAAGATCCTCCACCGCCACAACTTCCCTTTTTAGGTTCTCCAATTCCAATATCATTGAGTTATCATTTATCCTTTTATACTCCTGTACTTTATTGGATACCTCATCACAGATACTCATGATCTCCTTTTCCCGTTCCCGGTTTATGATATATCTGATGCTGTATTTAGCCATTTCCTTTAACGAGGATATAATTTCCTTTATCCCCATCTTATCCTCAACCGATAATACGGTCTTCAAGAACATTTCCAGCACCTTTATCACTACAAGCAAGTAATTATGTCTCAATCTCATGTCAATAAGGTGTTTCGTCATGTACTACATTAAAATCATCGCTAGGCGGTATGTATTGCTGCTCCAATGGAATACTGGGAGGCGGGGGCGGCAGCGTCACCACGGTCGTGTCCGGTCTGCCACTGCCCACAGGGGCATCCGAGCCTCCCGGTCTTTCTTGGCGCACCACCCCTCCATCAGGATAATATCGCTCATATCCTTTCATGATATCTACATATATAGCGTCAATCTCCTCCAATGACCGTTGACGGACCTTTACGATATGATGGAATAATAATCCATCCACACGGAAGGATCGTCTTGATTCACTTTTAAAACGTTCCAGATTAGGATACCAGCCTTGAGGGAATTGCATGTATGATGAATAGCCGTATCTCTTTGGGATATTCAACGCTACCATAGCTGTACACAATTGCCCCAATGTATCTGATTGATAAAAATCAGATTGCTTTGGCATATGATCCTTAGGATCCCGTCTTCCCTCAATATCACGGTTAAGTTGTGATATTATAAGAAAGAATATATTGGGAAAAGTTCTTTTAGCTATATTACACATGGTTATCAGACTATCTATATTCCTCTTAGCGTCACCCGTGCCTTGTATAAGAGCTGTATGATCTATGGATACAAATACCATTTTCTTATCCTTGTTCGCTGGCATATAACTATTCCATAAGAAGTTCTGAAGCTCATCTACTGTCGATGGTTTAGGGATGTATGTTATTCTGCTGGAGTTTTCCTCCTTAAGACATTTCTGCATTTCCTTTATCTCTTCATCAGACATCTCGTTAAGGAGAATATCTTGTATATCCTTTCCCATTTTTTTTGATAGTGAACGTAACATCAAATCCTCTGGATTCATTTCAAATTCACATCTGAGCCATACATAATCATCAGCTTGGGGATTGATATTAACATTCATTACATTGCTCATAATCTTCTGAGCCAAATAAGACTTGCCCACTCCGGGCCTAGCGCCGATAGCCACCGCATGTTGTGGGTAGAACCCGCCCAGCAACGCCTTGTCAAGATAAGCGTATCCAGTACGAGCCGGGAGAAGTTCTCCCGACTGATACTTTCTTATCCTCTCATAGGCATCCATGATAATCTCCTTGGATGACCTCCATATCCTATCCTCACTCATCCTCTTGCGTTTCTATCGCCAGCCGTATCGGATTTAGACCCTCTGTTAGCTGATCTTGATTTATATCTAAGTCCTTTAGCCGTATGGCATAAATCCTTTCCCTTCCGATAGGCTTTACCTTTCAACTTATCGGTCTTGTAGTTCTTGCGACCCAACTCCCGTCTCTTGGCTTTCTGCTCAGGTCTGGCGTTGATCTTCTTGTCCGTCTCAGCTTTCTTTCTTCTGGCCTCCGGATGTGTCCTATAATATTCAGTCGACCTCCCCATCCTCGTCCTCCTCGTCATAATCATAATCCTCTACGATAATATCCTCTCCATCTAAATATGAGGCTTTATCTCCGAGTCTGCTTCTCATGCTCTCGTAAGGATCATCCCCATCTTTTATTTCCCACACACATAAGTGCGGACCTATTATATCAATAAGCATGTTGGCCTTATCCTCGCTTATGCCTTTTTCTATCATCTTATCTCTGCATTTGTAAAAACCACATGTCTTGTTAAACACTGATCCTCCTACATAAAATCCTGTTGGCTTATGAATAAAAATTACTTTCATTTTTTATACAATTAATATTATCTATCAAATTTATTTATTTTCCTTTATACAATCTCCATAACTCATATCCATATCACACACCACCGTATCGGTCGTGTTGTTTACCACATGGAACAGGAACTCCGGGCATCCGTGGCAGGCGTTGCTCCCGATCGCCACCGCTCCGTGCCTAGGGCAAGCCTTCTTTACCATGGTTCTATCATATATCCGTATATGATTATCGCCATACTTTTCAATATATCTCATGGTATTAAGTAGTGATGGCAAAGACATCTTATATGGGGATACATGTTCTATTGGTATATCCAATTCACCAGATAGGCTTTTGTAAATATCCTGTACATCCCTTTTTGTTCTATACGCAAATATATCAATCTCAGTCATTACCATATCCATACTCCTAAGAAGATCCGGCTTAGCCAGCCTCCCCATCGGCTTCCCGAAAGGATCGGATCTCATCCAAGCCCCACACTTCTCGCACCCAACTTGCTTCCCCTCTACCGTATTTATCATAGTGGATGGGATCTTGCAGTACGGGCATACGGATCCGTTTAACATAGCTTTTTGAGCTAAAGACAGTTCTTTCATTCTGTTTCCTTTATTTCAACATTAAATAAGCTGCAATATCTATTGAAATTCCTGCTTTCTATTTCCATATCCTCCTCATACCTGTTAATTGATTTAATAAAATCATCGTAACAGTCCTTGCATATCCATTGATTGATTACCGCCACGTAATAGCCCACGGATGTAGGTCTGTTACACATATCGCAAATACCTAAGCAACCATATCTGGTGAGCTTATCCATCATCTCCTGTCTTGTTATTTCAAGCACCTTGAATTTCTTGTAATTGTCAACTACCTTTGCCATTGTAAATTTGTTTAATAATAAAATAATCCGCTATATCCATTCCATCATTTATATTGGGTTTTGATTCGAGAAAATCGCTTATCTCTATATTCATTCCCTTCATATCCCTATCCACTTTCTTCTTCCACTCGTTAAACGCCGATCCTTTGTCAGGATATAGGACTATTCTCCTACGTCCCAATGTCTCTATCATCTCCCTTTTCAACATATGGATACCTCCGCATGCCATGAAAAGCCTATCCGGATATACGATATTACAGATGACCGCCGTCTTCTCCGACTCAACTATATATACCGGGGCTTCCTTAGGATAGAAGTTGATAAGAAACTCGCCGAACAGGCACTGCCTTAATAAATAATCTTGACCGTCGAGGATGTGAACCCAGCATACATGATCCATGGGAACCTTTACCCTCTTACCATCTGGTCCGTAATCCATTATCTTCCCGGTCCTTATCACCCAACTTTTGTCAAGTTGCCAGAACACGCAGCATTTACCCCAACCCCCGAATCTCATCATCCCCACCTTATACAAGCTAAATGCCCTATTGGTATGATACGATCCGAAGATATTGGATAGATAATCCTGAAGATCGGACGTCTCGAAAGGATTAAGGGTCTCAAACATCTTGTTTACTGGGATACAGTTGGCTATATCTGGGTTCACGGGAGGCCTGTATCTTCTTAGCACTTTGTTAGAATCGGTAAAAAGATCATTGCTCCCAAGCTCATTGCCTGTTGGATATTTAAAATAACCACATTTATTTTTGTGATCACATACCCCAAACTGCTCCCCTACTATCTGTCCGGTGGTCACGTCCACATAAGGTGTAAAACACTTATCCTTGCCGCATTGCGGACACGTCAACTTCTTTCTTGGTTTGCTATGATCCAGCTCATACCGATGAACGCTCTTATTGAACTCCCTAAATTCCATTACCCTCTCCTCTCGTTCATGACTCTATATATATAGTCCCTCAGCGGCTCTTTCCTTATCAGCTTATTAACATCAAATTCGCCTTCTATATCTAAGGATCCTATTCTTGATGTAACCGTATAATTAGTTTTCTCGAACTTATACTTTCCTTGAAGATATACTACGGTAGCCATATTCAATATAGGATTATCGGTCTGTCTCTTAAGCTTATACTGGCTGGTCTTTGCGGTAGGATCACCCGGGGCGAAGTTATATATCTCCTCTATCTCCAATATCTTTCCGTAGTTCTCCAGTATCATTCTTCTATATAGCTCAAGCTGGAAAGCGTACTCGTCATAGAAATTGCCTTTCCTGTTTGATTTGAAGTCCAATATAGCGAATATCCTCCTGCATCTCTTTATCTTCTTTTTCTCCGTCTTAGGCTGACCTTTCTTGGCTCCCGTCTTATAGAACTCTCCTGTCTCGACCTCTATCTCCACCATCTCCGGCTCGCTGTCCATCTCCACCACGGCGTCCACCGAAGAAGCTACCTTTAACCTGCTTGACCTCAACATCTTCTCGATCAATACAGGTTTTACATGTCTTTCCTTGCAGAATATCGCGAATGATATCAGATCCTCTATCAGCTCATCAATGTTATCCACTAATATCCGCTCCATCCTATACTTGTCTATTCTTAACTTAGCCTCCTTGACAGCCTTCCTTATCCATGTCGGAATCATCTTTATCTTAACTCCGGTCAGATACAATCCAAATAGATAATGCATGATAGTACCTAGATCAGCCCTGTAGTTAGCGTACTCATCAGGATCCTTACCTTTGAGCCTCATCTCATTCTTCCACTTTTCCAAAGCGCCAGACGTATCACAATACCCATTAGCTATATTATTGGTAGCCCCGTCATATATGATAGGATACCCATCAACACCCATCTCATAATACACGCGCTTACCGGCAACAGTCATTCTATATAACACAGGTGTCGGTATATCCTTGATCCATTCAGCGGCATAATACTGTTGCTCTGTCTCCAGATCATACTCAACCTCCATCTCCTCCTTAGGCTCGTTTTTAGGCTCTTCAACAGGCTTTTTCTCCTCGATCATATCTTTCTTTGGGATCGTTGACAAAACGTCTAATATGCCAAAGAAAGCGGTAAATTTAGGATCTGTATGATATGATCTTAATATTGGTAACGATGATCGCCAATAATATGATGACGCATTCTCGTCCATTGTCTTATTATGAACAAACTCTATTACAATACCATCATCCGTGATAACCACATGATGTTTTTTGGATAAACGGACTCTCATATCATCAAACGATTCTTGATCGCTTATGACTTCCATATCCGTGCCTTTCTTATATATCGTATCACTTATAGCTTCGTATCCAAGAGCTAGAAGTAATTTTTGTTTTCTTCTATCCATGATAATAATCTGGTTTTTAATTTACCATCCTCCTCGACTCTAGGTGCGAGATCCCTCATCCTTCTGGCTGCCAACAGCCATACGTTGCCAAACTCGTCCAAGAGCCGGCTGAAATCCATCGTATCTAATAGATAATCGAATCTTGTATGCTCATCAGCCGTCAAGTAGATAATGTTATCATTATCCTCAGCAACTGATTTATATTTCCGTTTAGGGTATAAGTGGCATATGTTGCTTACCCCCGGGCATGGTATGTATGCGCCGGTAGCAGATCTCCTTGTCATACTCAATCTAGCCACATGGGCGCCAAAGAAAACGGCTATGCTCTTCCCCTTTGGCTTGGCCTTCACCCGTATCGCCGCCCTTTCCTTTGGCGGTAGCTCCTTGGCTCTGCATGCGGGACACAACCCCTTACTCCTTATGGTTACCATCCTTCCGCATCTCTCACACGGTAACATCCTACCTCTCATGCCTTTTTCTTTTTATAACTTTTGTTGAACTCCATAAGGCTCATAGCCCTATACCTCTTAAGCCTATTAATCTTACCCTCAGTCCAATCTTGATCCTTGAAGTTGATGATCGTATTGAATATCTGAGCTAGTTCCCGGATATTAAAACTCCTGTTTTGTATCTTCTTATAGAACCCCGATCTGCTATATCCTAATTTAGAAGCTAGATAAGTTTTGTTAGACAATGTGAGGATACGATAAATCGTACCCTCCATTTTACTTATCTCCATCAACTTCTCGGCTATGGACGACGTGGTTTCGTAGCTAGCTTTACTGCCTACTATCCTCATTTTTTCTCCGGATTCCTGATCTTACCATCAAACTCGTAGAAGTCCATCAGTTTCTTCTCCTCCTTAATACAGGTGACCACGAAGTCTGACATAGTCCCTTTCATACCCTCCTCGAAGTTCTTCTTGGCATGATCAAGGTCATTGGCCCGAACGATGTAGTTAAACGCCTTGCGTTTCTCATTGCCCGATTTCTCGTCTATCGTAATATAATCAGCCGTGACCTTATAGAACCGGTCTCCATCCATGGCAAATAATTCCGCTATCCGGAACCTCTTGATATCCACGCTAAACTCACCGGAGATAAACGGTTTCATCTCCTCTATGATTCTAGCTTCACACTCGGTATAAGAAAGAGCATCTACTAAATATTCTTCCTTTACCTTCTTCTTCATGCCGTTCTCGGCATCGGTCTCGTAAGAAACCGTACATTTAAACCAATTGTGCATCTTATTAATCTATGTTATTGTTAAACAACGGGTAATCCTTTATCCCCTCACGAATATATCTCTCCGTATCATCATCCACGTCATAAGCCTTCTTGAAAAATATCATAGCCTTGTCCGTGTCGTGATCCACCAACGGAAGATATTCCTTTACGAAAAGAACTTTAAGATGGTTCATATGATCAATCTTGCGCCTTACATCAATTACTTTTGACCATATCTTGGCACGGATTTCACCCATCTTTTTTACATTCTCTTTGTATTCGTTTACCTGATCTTTATACTTCTCCTCGATCTCATTGTTTTTATCCTTGACAGACTTATAAGCGTCCTTATATTTCGCGTCAAACATCGGAACATGCCTGATATTGATTATATCCAATTTACTGTATAACTCCTCATTGGACACGGTGAAATCATATCTAGTCCTGTATAGATCAAATTCACTTAAAAACTTAGCTATCTTAATAGCATCATTCTGATCAAGAACGGCTATATTCAAGCCCTCCAAATAGTAGAAGAAATGAGATGGAGAAATAGATTTATAGCCATACGTCTTCATGACTGGAGGCTCATCTATAAACCTGACACCTTCCTCCGCACATCTTGTTACGATCAATTTCTCTACCTGCTCATCAGTAAGATCATATATCTCCTGATCGGTCATCTTATCAATTGTCTTCATCATCCTCATCCTCCGACATCGTTATAGCCTTTGTAAACTTTTGTTTATAGACCTCACTCATAAGGCAGGCGAAAGTCCTATCATCCATACTAGCCATAGTATTGGCCTCTACCGTCAGATCCATCTCAATGTTCTTTACCGAGATTTCATAGTTATCATCATCTTCTTTATAGAAAATGACTTTACCACCATACTCGAAACCATCATCCTCGGCCTTAATCATATCGATGATCTTCTCTAACCCCTTTACAAATTCACTCTTTTTCATATGTGTAATTTTTATGTGTCTACAAAAGTAGACATTTTGTTTTTGAATTAAATTAAATAAACATTATTAATAGTTAATATTATTCTTTTGTTTTATCAAACATATTTTACTCCTTGATAAACTCAACACAATATTTATCCACCCTAGTTATCTCCCGATAATCATCGGCACGAATACCATATCCTTTAGGTGTATAATCACCTTATCCTCCATATATCTTAAGCCCTTTTATGTTGTATTTACTTATATCCGCACACAAATTACACCCCCCATGACAACAGCACCGCGAGCAAAAAGCTAGTCGCTCCCGCTCCGGCATGCCTTGAAACTCCACCGCCGCCCTATACCATGCCGGGGATAATACCTCGACCTTTTTCGGTACGGGCGGCGTCATGAGCATCGATCGCCGCCTTCCTTTGGCATCTTCCCTACTTCTCATTTGGATTATCCTTTAACAGCTCAGCTATCTTATCTTCCTTCAACATATTTTGCTTTCTCATGTTATCCACGATAAAGGTAGCGAACGCCATATCATACCTCTTCCTTAACTCATCAACAAAAGATTTAGCTCTTGATTCTATCATTGTTCCAATACCTCCGTCTACAACTTTCTTCATCCTACCTCTTATAAGCTCATCGACCGTCAGTTCCTCTTCCATATAATCTATTCTAAATTTATACTTCTTCTTGCTGGCATTCTCGATCAGCTCACTCATCGACTCCCTCGCTATATCCTCAAGCTTCTCTGATATCGGATTGGATATTTCCCTCATCAACTCATTCTTGAACTTTTCTTTAAGTTCACGTACTACAGCTAACCTGACCGAGCTGGTAAACCCCTCTTTCAACGTCGTCTCGTTGTACATAGATTCCTTAAACACATCTTCCAAATTTAATTCTACTTGTATTTTCATATCATTATATTTTAATAAATTATAAATTTTTTAGGCATATAATTATCATGTATTATTTCCCCTCATCTTTTAATATTAATTTCTTCCCGATCTTTTTAATTTTTGTCGGTCTTGATAATCGATAGTCTCTTCCTATCGGTCTATTAAGTACATCATCCTTGTGCCCCTTGTATCCTTTCTCGTAAGCACTAACCCTTGCGCAAAACTCAACCACATCTCCTGGCGATAAATCAGCGCTACTAAATCCTTTTGTTAAATCGAACCACAAATGATCTGATACTATTTTGCTATCAAGTGTCACATCTTGTAAAAGCATCGTTTTTACAGGTCCAATGTATCCATTCCTAAATCCAAATCTAACAAAGGTTGCTGTAAACACATGGCGTCCTTTTGATCCTATTGTTCTCAATTCTTCTCTCATCTCCTTTCTTATTTTTTATTCATAAAACTAGTAATTTTCTTCAAATACCCTTTTGTCATCTCAATAAAGTTCACGCAATCCAGCTTGCTCAACTTGTAAATCAAAGCCGGGTTATGAATTACGGCTATAATTTGTGTTTGCGGTTTATGAAATGACAATACATTGTACAGATCCATGATATTGTCAACATCTAAATTCCTGTCCGGCTCATCCATAAGGATTGTATACTCAAAATCCTTCTCCATTAATACCACATGATTGTCTTTGTAGTATTTTAAAAGATTGTCGATCCTGTTTGCCCAGAACTCATTTGACTTTTTCTTAAATTCCATAAGCTTCTGTATCGGAAACGCATACTCATCTTGGTTAAACACAAAATCAAAAAGCGAGTTCATGGCATGAAGGTTCTTCTCCCCAGAGGACCTAGATACCCCATTCATATACAAACTTAAATTATTGATATTATTCAATATATCATCATTTCTCATTTCAGTTTGCTGTAGGAGATGGAAGACTTTCCCAATATAATCCGACTTAATACTGATCCCGTCAAGCACCTTGTCATCATCAAATATATCCGGGAAATACAATGCTTCTGACGGTAATTCAGAACACATCTTTTTCTCGCATAACATGTACTTCGATATCATATTCAGGAGGGTTGATTTCCCGCTCCCGTTCTTGCCTACAATCACATTCACGCCGGGCTTGAATATAAACTCAGAGCCATTTTTGAACGCTTTTATCTTTGGGATATATTTAAATGGAGTCTTCTTGTTGTCGTCTATCCTTACAGAAGTTATCATCTTATATGATTTTGTGTTGAATTATTTAAGCCTTTCATCAATCGCCAAATCAAATATCTTATCAAGACATCTCCTCCGCATACTCAAACAGATCCTCTTTTGAAAGTATAGCATCGTTTTTACTTATCATATCCTTATGCCCAAATATTCTGTCAATAAACTCAATCATCTCATCATTGAATGATCCACTTTCCTCATAGATTAATAAAGAATTCGTCATAATTCGTTTTTTTTAAAATTACTTAATATTATTTTCTTTGACTACAATCAGCCCGATGATTTTGAACAAGATCATATAGATCACAATCGTCATACTAGGCTAAATATTTGAGAATCATCATACAATTCTCTTGTATAAGGACTCCAGATTGTCCCTGACACTACCGCCGCTGGATTAACAGCCATCAGCCCAGCGCCTATCTCATAATATAGCTCAAGATCCATTGGCTCTAACGCTACTTCCTCCGCTTCTTCCCGGCTTAATCCTGACAACATTAAACACCTAACTCTATTTTCATAAGCGATGGGCGTTTCATCCGGACTTAACCTTACTGATATTATTTCAGCATCTTCTATACTATTAAGAATCAACTTTTCTTCCATATTATTATTGTTTATGGTTGTTTCTTCCACTCGTTATATCCTACCTCAAAAGCTATGGGGTCATATCTTTTCAACATAACCCCATAATTATCCCTACCAGTATATCTATCCTTACCGCCTATTATCCATTCTTCCCTAGACAAAGAATTACCAAGATCGTTAAGCATGCTTATATAATCTTTCTTGCTTTTCATATCATAATATTACATTAAACAACTCGTTTAGCCTATCTATCTCATTTAAGTACTCATCTTCTTTATAAAACTTAATTTGAGTCCCATTATCTAAACCAAAGGACAGGGTAAAGGATATAACCCAGCCCGATCCGTCCACGGCCTGCCCCTTGGGAACCCAAGACATTACCGCCTTCTTGGATATCCACCATCTCCCTATCTGAACGAAATCAGGATAGTTGTTCATTAAATATACCATCTGACTAGCCATCTTATTGACATCATCAAAAGACACTATATGCCACTTGTTTCTAATCCTGATCTTCACGAAAGGGTTATCCATATTATATGCCGCAAATGCTGATATTACGGAACTAGGATATCTAACCCCTTTTATTATTATCCATTTCATATATAATATCTCCTCTTTACATCAAATTTACGTCCTCTTATCCATAGGCTTGTTTTAAGATTTATTGATAAAATCAAGCACCTCATCCCATGTCCTCTCAGACAATTGTCCATTATTAACTCCACAGCAGCCACATTCACTAGAAAATACTGGCATTATACTCCCATCGCACATCTTAACGAATTTATAACCTATATATTCATCACATAATGAACATCTTCTTACTGGGAAAAATCTTATTCCATTTCTATCAATGATACTTATTAATGTCTCACGATCCATATCGTTACTTTAATTTACGTTTAACCTCCTTAATATATTTAGGGGAATGTAATCCCCTATGTAATCTTATAGCCCGATCTATATTCTTTTTAGGATTATGATGAGATTGATATATCTCAAACATTTCCCTAGCCTTGACAGGATTTGTCCTATCATCGTATCTATACCGCTTCTGCTTCCGTTTAAGGCGCAATATCCTGTTAACCTCATCTACATACACCTTTTTCATCTGCCACCTCCCTAAAGCCCCTGAAGTGGCGTTGTACGCCCGATCGTCGTTCCTTGACTCCACGAAAGATATGGCGGCCGCCAGCTTGTCCCATACCCGTGCCTCGATCACGGCCGGCTTCGGGGCGAGGGGCATGCCTCCGTTCCCTTTTGGCGGTGTCAATATTATCATCGCCGTCACGAGTAAGTATCTTATCATATTTCCTTGTTTTTATAAAATTCCTCCCCAAATTTCACGTTATCCACATAATCCTCCATACACTCATGAACAATTATATGAATATCCCCCTCCGTATATGTTACCTCTGACATCAGCCTCTCATTAGTCATCCACCAAGAATAGCTATCAATATGCCGTATCTCGAATCCATGATCATGTAATCGATGCATAACATTGTATCTTAAATTCCTATCCATCATCATGCACTCATACACGATATATCCATTGATACTTTCGTGAGACCTGCCGAGCGTATAAACATATTTACCCATCAACTTATACAACTCCCTTGCCACAGGATTCGGGATCGCCTCATCCATATCAAAATCCCCATCTGGATCAATAACCCACTCTACATCCCGCTCATCAATACAAGCCCTAGGCATTCCTATCGTCCGTACATAAAGGCGTGATCGGTAATCCTTACTTAATACCGTCCCGATATACCTTTCCCATTTGGCATATCCTATATTATGGCTGCCGGTTATATTAAACACAATTTCAGCCCCTATCTTAATTTCATCCATATTTAAGATATTTATGTTATTTGTTATCCTTTTTATACAAAAAGAGGATATAATGGCATAATATTATGATGTCAAGACACAAATACGTTCTTTATCATATTATCATACATATCCTCTGTACAACGTTATTTATGGCATTATATCGTATATGACGCCGTAGGTCATAAATACATCTAATTAACCCTTTTTAAGGGCTTATTGTTATTTAGGTAACTAGCTATGTCTAATATTTTCGAAATAAGGGCTTTTTTAGCCTTATACTCATCGTTTATCCCTATTATCGCATATCTGTATACTGCCCCATCTTTCGACACCTCCACGCCTACGTATTTAGGCGCAACGGCATCCTTATGTAATACGATAAACGGGCTTTTGCCGTCTAGCTCATTTATCAACTGATTAAACTGTCGCCTCGTCATCTGATAGTGATATTATTTCCATGTTATAAATACGATCTCTTTTTACCCTTATCTTCTCGCATAGCTCATCGAAGCACTCATCTTCTTTTAACCTATTAAAATAATATGATACGTTTGATTTAGAGCTTCCTTGAAGATATATATTCCCCCTTATATTCTTTGAGAAAAAATTAGGCAAGACCATCTTTTGTTTCTTATCCTTGTTATCTATGTAAGATATAACAACAACTCATAATTCTGGCTCCCGTTCTTTTACCGATAACATAAGATCGAGACTCGATTGACTATTGATATTTCTCCTGCCAGTTTCGTTATAACGCAGAATAATATAATCATCCGCGTTATCACCCTCAACCATCACGACTATAGGGCGACCTCCCTTCCCATTATCACATAATACTCTTGCCTCTTTCCCGTTACGGAGATACACCTTATCGTAATCTCCGTTTTTGTATATCTCAAAATCAAACTCTATCACCATATCATTTCCTCCTATTGATATATTGTTGTGTACGTCCTTCTTCTATCTTCTCGAAGTAAAACTTACTCCCATATAACCGGGTGAAGCAGATGTTATACCCGAAATGTTCCGCGCGTCTGATCTGTGCGTAACCTCTACTGATGTCATTATTATCAATCAGCGTAACAAAACAATGTGATCCCACCTCTGTGTTTAAAACCAGATTTTCCCAATCTTTTACCTCCATATCAAATCTCCTTAAATAATTTTTTGTTATGATTATCTCTATTATACCATTTATCAATATTATCGTACTGCTCTGGATAAACCCCATAGGCCTTGCTCCACCTAGGTAACGGCCCATTCAACGTATCTAACGCCGTCTCAAGGTCGAACGTAGCCTCCTCCTTGATACGACACCCCGATCCACTCCCACGGCTCGGTATATAAGCTCTACTATATGCTACGCTCATCCCATATTCCCCACGACTCAGATACCCGATGTTAGGCGAATCAGGGAAGGCGTAATACAACATCGTATAATCACCCTTACTCCAACTTCTATTATAAGTATCATTCTGCCACGCAAAAACCCTGCAACCGGCTTCTTTCAATTCCGCTGCCGCTCTTTTTAAAATATTGTCCATATGCTATTTAATTAAGTTGTGTCAAGGCGCCGGGAACCGACCCCGGATCATATCCGCACACGTACGATCATGATATATCCTTCCGCCCCGCCAAGGTTTTGGTTCAGCATTAACAAACTTTCATATCCTCACACATCTTAAAAAAGACCTCTCTTATGATCTTCTTGTATAAGATGTATATCTCATCATCATCCTCATCAAACTCCACTCCCCATGAACGTAATAAATATCTAATATCACAATCCGCTATATGAATCCTGAATATATATCTCTATAGCGTCTCTATCGTATTTTGACATACTCCTTCCTCCTCCTTTTGATATTTTATAACCTTTTTCTCCCCATACGCTTTCGCTAATTGGATAAGTTGACCGGTAAATACCTTGGTACGGTGTTTTACGATCTTATCCACCAACTCCGGGCATCTGGTTCTCCATCTATAATTAACCTCGCCCTTAGCTTTCTTCTTGTAATACCTGTAGAATGTCACGGCTACTACCACTTCCCCATTCTGCTCGAAAGCAACCAAATCGTAATTGTTGTAAACTATTTCATTCATGTTGTTGTTACCCATTTTATGTATCTAATCACTTCTTTAGGCAAAGACATTATATCCTTCACCCTTCTCCCTAAATCGTCTTTCTCTTTTATAATCCTTCTCATATCATACCATTCTGTCGAGCTAATCTATCATTTTACCATAATTAGTATATGATCCACACCATCCACGACCCTCATTCGATACCCTAATATGATCAATGGGCTTATCACCGGCCATATTATTGGCGTACGATATTACATCCGACATACTTCTGAATCCGGAATCCTTAATAGATTTTATAAGCGCCCTATCATACCCGAATACCAATATCTTCACAATATCTCTTTCCTTCACAGTCCTCCTCGCTCTCATAATATTCTAGCCATAAAATAAACAAACATAAAATCTATTTTCTCTTTGTTATCATCTATCCTATGCCCGGTGAGCTCAAAAATAACCCTACGCTTTTCGATAGTCTGTATATTATCTAACTGAATAGCTATGTAAGGATATTCCATAACTTTCTCTCTATTGATGTTATTCAAAATAGCGTTGACATCTTGCCTGCGAAAATACATATTTACCCCTATGTAGCTGGCAACCAAAAGACACTCATCTATCACCCCATCAGTATCGAATAGAAATAACATATCATCCTTCTCGATAGTATATTCCATATCAAGAATCTTGATACGTTTGCTCCCGTCCTTCTTATCAGCTATAAGAATCGCTAGCATCTCCTTATCGGTCGTAAGGACATAATACGCCTCATCCTTTGTGATATTATCACGCAGATAAAGCAGCGCTTCATCTTGTAATTTCATAATCTCGTCCATACTATTAGTATTTTATATTACCACTCCAAAAAGAACGGCGGTAGACACCCGTAGCCTGCCACGCCGTGACACCGCCGCCCGTTCCCATTGGTGTTATTCCACTACCATCAACCGGTTTTAAATCCAACATTCCTCTACCTCTATCTCCATATGATCCTCCCAATCACATCTATCAACATCCTCGCCATCCTCGAAGTAATAGTAGGCCCATACCTGTACGCCTCCTACCTCTATACATCCATCACTTTTCCATTCTATCAACCCGTCTTGCCTTACCACGTTGGTAGGCTCAGCCCCTAGCGACAGCAGATTATTTACTATACTACCGCCAAATACGTTCCTTGCTTCTTCTTTCGTCATATCACTATCAGATTTTTAATATTACACTAACGCCAAAGGGGAACAGGGACGGACGACCAGCGGGGCCGACCCCACGCCATCGCCGCCGCCCGTTTCCCTTGGTTTCCTCCGCATCACCCCATACCAATAAACAATATCTACCCACCATCGCTCACAACCGCCTTGCCTTGACCGGGAACTCCTACCACTTGCAAACTTTTACATTTGATCGGAAGATACCCCTTGCTTGAAAGGCGTTTCCCTTGCTCGAAAGGTATTTTTCTTGTTTGTTGGTGTTTTTTTTTCTTGTTTGGAGGTGTTTTTTCTTGTTTGGAGGTGTTTTTTTCTTGTTTGGAGGCGTTTTTTCTTGTTTGGAGGCGTTTTTTCTTGTTTGGAGGCGTTTTTTCTTGTTTGGAGGCGTTTTTTCTTGTTTGGAGGCGTTTTTTCTTGTTTGGAGGCGTTTTTTCTTGTTTGGAGGTGTCCCATCACGCAAACCCCACCCCTCCCTAGAAATCCCCACGAAATCCCAAGACCTTCCGCTACTTTGTTCCACGTGGAACGCTGATTCAGTCTAGGATATCGAGGTCTTTGTTCTTGATTGCCTCATATACTTGCCTAATACAATATATTGATAATAAAACCAATAAAGAAACTATGATTATAGGAAGGGCGTCGCCCGTAGCTATAACATACCGCCCCAACTCAAACGCCATGTACCAACAAAACAAGGTAAGCACCAAATATATAAATACACCCATAAAAATATACAATAAGTAACCACGATTTTAAAATTGAACGCAAATAATACAATTAATTGAGTATCAATAAAATAATATATATCAACCCCTAGAGCTACCTCTAAAGGAAGACAAGCCTAGATATAGATAAAAAATATACAATAAGTACCGCCTATTATATACCTTTTAGGATCGATTCAAACGCAAAACCATACATAAGGGCACAATATACCCGTCCGCATGGATATATATGTATACAAAATGATGATAAATAAAGCATTTTACTTACACATTTTCGATCAAGGCTTAAAATTTGCCGCCTCAACACTTTTATGTGTAAGCAAAACATATTAATATGCTATCATTTTGTAAAATATAGGCACAAAAAAGCCCTTCCGTCCTATATCACTACAGTACGAAAGGGCACAAACTTTAAAATCAAATAAAAACAAACGACTACTGTCGTAATTTGTTTGCCATGTAACTAACACGTTTCCGCCTGCACTTATCCGACTCCCTACTACAGTCTAATTTATTAGATTTGTATAGCTCTTTAGTTAGCTCTATATAAAATTCAATTTGAGCTATTTTAACCGCCTCTAAAGCCTTTTCTTTTCTAAATGCTAGCTTCCTGTTTAGATTGTCAAACTTTTTCCTATACATAATTTATTTGTTTTAAATGGTACCAATAAGAAACGGTAAGCTGGGGGACAATACGGCCGGCGTTATCGATACAGCCAGCCGAACGCCCGCACGCCCGCCAATTAATTTGTATTTGTCCCTTTGCCGACAACGAAGCCGGCCAAATACGCACATACGTTTCCCCGTGATACGTACCGACAAGGCGCACTTTGTCCGTCAATTTAACCGCACAAAATACCCTTGTAAGGGTTGTTATTTTGCTATTACATATAACGCATAAGTATTTAAGCAACCTCAAACGTCATTGCTTTGATATATTGACACGGTTATAACCCCGTTATGCACTCCATACGTGCTACTCTTACAACGCACGGATATACGCCCTATACATGCGTATATACACCAATGTACCCCGTGTTTTTACACGGCCTATCCGGTTGACCGGACGTACTAACCAAATTGATATAGATCTAAAGATAATGCCAGCATCACGACCGGATACTGATCTAAACCGCATTGCTAATTGGCAGCCTATCTACTGCAAGCTCTCGATACCCTAATGACCTACAGTATATCTATACCAAAATATCAAAGATCTTACCTATTTAGTCTAAATCAGTGGCGCGGCGGGAACGCATAGGTATGCCACCATAACGCCCCTATATATAAGGATATAAGGGCAAATAATACTATCTATCATTTTTTGGATGAGTTAGGTAGTATGTGATACATTTTGCAATTAGACTAAATGTATACCGCTTTATTGGCACGGCGCATTTTACAATACGTTTGTCAGTACCGTTAAACGTCTCATAATATATACCCCCCTCATATTCTACTGGCTCGTTATATCCAAAGCGTTTATGCGCTTTGCCTGTTATCGATATTTCCGCTACCTTATCCTCTGATAACTTTGTGTTTTTTCCTTGATCCTGTTTATCAAAATAGGATCTTTCGACTTCCTTATACGCGCAAAACGTTTGGTCAACTCTAGGTAGTATTTCTTTGCAAAGTTGTATTACTGTTTCTTTTTCCTTTGCCAAAGCAACCAAGGCGGGTACTACTTCCTTTGACACTTTAATATCATTTTCTTTTAGGATGTCGTTTATATCTTTACCAGATTTAAAGAGCTGGCACCAAGCCTTAACCGCACCTGTGAGTGTTTTTTCACTTGCTTTCTTCACCTCGTTCTGTACTTTGTTTAATTCTTTATTTGTCATTAAATTTGCCCGTACCCTCGGGACTTGTATAGGCTTCTGGCACGCCGGTTTGTTAATGTTGTTTTTTACATAGGCAAATATAATACATGTTTTATTCTCAAACAAATATTTTGCAATAAAAATTCAACGATTATATATAATAAAACTAATCAAATGTAAATGTATATTAAAATATTAGTTTATATTATTGATAACCAATAAGTTAAGTCAAAAATAGTAATTCTTTTTTCGGCTTGCAGATCGTTTGCCGTTCCTGTTTCCCGTTCTTCGTGGATTGGGGGGGGCTGGTCCAAAAAACGGCAGCCCGGCCGGGCCGATTTCGGGGAGGTGGTCCGTCCCGCATATCCCCGCATATCCCCCGCATATCCCTACATGTCCGTCGTCCCAACATATCCCATCCCTCATCCCCTCACGAATTTATCATTAATTTATTATATTTGCGATATAATTAAAACATAACATATTATGAATAAAGAAGTTGAATACATGGGGGGGGGTATTTTAACCCTCAGATAAGGAGGGGGTATGTTTAGGCGCAGGACTTCTTCTTCCGGTAAGATCCACTACCGTATTAATATAGACAAGAGCATGTGTCCTAATCCTGTAGATATATATATTGATGGAGATACATACCAACATAGTTTTGACGGATCTTATCTTGATATATATCATAAGAAGATAGAATTTATAAGAATAGGTGGACAGATAGTTACAAAGGGTCAACAATATGAGTACAACGTTTTATTAGGCACAACTGGAGGTGTTTCAGATGGGACTCTTACGTATCCATATGATTCTGGAGAGCATTGTGATTTAGCTAATAGAGAGTTATACGGGAATAGGATAACTGAATTTACCCCTATAACAGAGATAATTGATCCTGAGGAGATCATCAATTTCACTTACATGCCTGAATTTTATGATCAGACTACAAGTAAAAATCGTATAATTTGGCAAGGTAATCTTATAACAAGTGGTTCTTGTATAATAACCAATGCCTGTCAGGGATGCCAATCTGTTGCAGTTGGGAATGGTGTTCGTAGCAACTATAGAGTAAGCATAGTAATTGTATGATAGCTTATGGGGAAGATATAGTACCAAAGGGATAGAGACCTCCCCTCATCCCTCAGGGCCTACCCATCGTGCATTCCGCCGGCTTCTTCCTTTGGCATATCCCTATAATTCATTATATTTGTGCATAACTTAATTATTTAATTATGTATCAATATATTACATATAGGGGGGGGGTATTTCCAACCTCCGTAAAAACTTACGGCTATGTTTAGAAGAAGATTTAAATCATCCTACAACAATGTTGGCGATGGAGTTTATGCCGTCAATAAAAATCTGAGACTAATACCGGTATCAGAAGCTGATAATACTTGCATAGCCGTAGCTTTAGTATATGATCGTCATAGGATTATGATCGAGAAGAACGAGGATTCTAATCAAAGCTATAAAGACGTTTCGGCAGGGTATAATAGAAGCTATTTGTTCTATTGGGGTGGATATGGTACGGATCAGACCGACATTACAAATTATGACAAAGTAGATGGAAGTAATGGTTACGGTTACCTAAAACCGGAGTCGGGTTCATACAATGCTACTCCTAACCTTTCGGCAAATGTTACTGCCTGGACAAGTGGGGCTTTATCTGATTGGAAGGGGAAAGCAAATTCCAATGTATTAAAAGGGGTGACTACCGGTGATGGGTCTTATACTTCCTATGCGACAATTGGCCATGTACTTAAAACGTTCTTAGCTAGTGCTGACGCTAAAGGATATGATGATTGGTATATCCCATCATGTGGTCAGCTTTCATTGATATATATGCACTTGACGAGTGTCAATAACGCATTATCGGCTATTGGTGGACAACAATTCAATACTTCCAGCTACTATTGGTCTAGTTCAGAGTATAGCTCCCACAGCGGATGGTCCGTGACCTTCGGCTATGGCCGCGTGGACGGCTACGGTAAGGGCAACAACTATCGTGTGCGGTTCATAAGAGACATAAAGTAGTAATAATTATATAGTTAGGTAATTATATACAACAAATATATGATTTATTTTCAGATCATGTCGCTGAATCCAAGGGAACGAGCTGGCTCTCATCCCCTCCGGGCCTCCCCAGCCCTCCCACCGCCTCCCCGTTCTTTTTGGCTTCCTTCTGGTTTTATCCTCAAATTTTCATATCTTTGGGACAAAAAGACAATCATGTTTAGAGACATACTTCATAAGCTTAAGATCTTCTTCTGCGACGATGACATTGAGAAGATATATGTAAGGGACAGTACGGTTATCCGCAACAACGAGATCCATAGAATGTATAATGAGATACTGGACGAGTTAGGTGACTTATCTACGGTCGTATCGAGGAACTACGTATATGGCAAGATAAAGGACAGGACTGGATTAAGTATCCGTCATAAGTTGTAAATTTCATAGAAAATCATAGAAATAACTAAGATATCCTACTCCATTTTAGACGCTTCAACGTAGCCGGCAACCCGGCTGCTCTGCGTCCGTATAGCCGCATCAACTCCTACGGCTTGTATATTTATTGCGGCGTTGAGATCCCTGTCGATCTCCAAGCCACAATCTTTACAAACAATACCGGTTCTCATAATGATTGGAGATCTGACCTGTAGGTAGTTCGGCCATTACAATAAACCATCCTCCACCGAAGCATTCCTCCCCATCATAATGCTTATGTGACTTACAGACCTTTACATCCCCTTTAGCCAGCTCGTTGAAGAAAGCGGCATTGTAAAGCATACGGTATCTGTATAGCTCGTTAAAGGTATGATATCCATCAGATACGTTACCCATATCTAATTTCTCGAACATTTTATCCATCTTATTATAAATTACACAAACTTTATTTTCTTACGTACTTATCCAGCAAATCTATTGACAACTTCGCTCCCAGCTCCTCCTCCAACAAATTAAGGTAGTTCCGGTGCAGGCATCCTCCCCGCTCCACCTCCCTAAAGCCGGCCCCGTCCCGGATCCTGACCAGCCCTTTCCTTGGATCCATGTCGATAAGATCCCGAAGCTCGTTCATATTCTTGAACCTGTTCTCTATTACCTTAAATATATCGATCTTAGGTTTCTTATCCTTATCCTTGGACTTTATCTTAACTCTTCCACTCATAAGGTATTAATTACTTCCCAGTACTACCAAACCCACCATTTCCTCTCTCTGATTCTCCAAGATCCTCTAACGACTCTACTTGATCCCATACGATACGCTCCCGTCTTCGGATAAGCAATTGAGCTACCTTATCTCCAGCCGAATAAGAAGGATCTCCATAGCGATCTATACGTCTACATACTACCATAATCTCACCCCTATATCCTTCGTCAATAGTTCCCGGGGCGTTTTGGATAATGGACTTGGTTTTAGTTATGCTGCTACGAGGTCGGATCTCCATCTCATAATCCTCAGGTAACGCCACATGCACGCCAGTATGGTATATGATCCTACCACCATCAAGTTCTATATTCTTAACGAACAGATCCATGCAAGCGTCATCCTCATGGGCATATTTAGGCATCTTAGCCCCTTCTTCCAGCCAGATCTTGACCTTGCACGTATCTATACCATCAAGTAACTCAAACACCTCGTTATAACTCATGGGTTGATCGGAGGCAAACGAAATGACTTTCGCCAATACACTTCTAATTTTACTCATCTTATTTTGTTTTTAAATTCCTTCCCTTTCGGGCATTGTAATTTACATTCCTCACCACAAGCGGAACATTTGGGTCTCATTCCGGGCACCCCTCTTCCCCCGTACGGCCAGTAGGCGTAATCGCAGACGTTCCTGAACGCCTCCATCGCCTTGATCTTGGCATCGACTGTTATCTTCTCCTTAACCTTTTTCATGCTTTTCCTGAACTCGTCTTTCATATCCTTCCCTTCTATCTGTCTGGCCTTACGTCTCTCATTCCACCAATTGTAGTAGAATTTGTCCGCCATCTTATAAGCCTCAGGATCAAATTTATCACGGTGCAGGATAGGGGCATCCTTGACCTTCTTAATATTCCTGCCACAAACATAAGCAAGCCCGGCGTACGGAGGTATGTCCTTAGGATCAACCAACCCATCCGGCACGCAGTAGTAGAAGTAGTTGGGCCGGCCGTACCTGACCCAGTCCCCGGTCTCGTATAGGGCTTGCTTCCGGGCCTCGAACCAGCCTTGCATTACTTGGTGCTTGCCTTCCTTCTCGAAATCCTTGTTATAGTCAGCTAATGAGATCTTAACCTCAACCTCATAAGCGTACATAGATCTGGTTATAGCCAGATAATCGGACTCCCAGTTATAGACATACAAGTTGTTTATAATCCATCTAGGAGATACCAAGAACTGTCTGTTAAGGATATCCAATATCCCTCTTTCAGTGTATTCAGTACCTTTATTTGATTGTCGTGTTCCCATCTCCTGTCAGAGGATTATTCCTATATCCTACCGCCATTATAGCATTACCTATCAACATCCTCAACTTATCCATATCTTTATCATGGAACGAGAAACTAGTTAAGGTATATGACTTAGTAGCCTTCTCACAAGACCTTATCATCAACATAGCCACATATTCCCCCATCATCTTTCCGTTCATAATATCAAGATCGATTATACCGTGATCTATCAGATCAACCACATCCCATCCTGATGGCAGGTACTTTTTTATTTGATTAATATCCATCCCAAATAGTTATTATAAAAAGGAGGGTCGTGCTACCCTCCTATAGATACACACGAAAAATAGAATTGAAAGCGATCTTAAGCACGTAAGATTTTGTTGATTCCCGTAGGCTGTCTACCGGTTATCGTTAATCACCGACCTACGAGAATATGTTTAATAAAACACCATGTGGGGAGTGGGGGAATCGAACCCTTATCCACGCTACGATTAGGAATCGTAAATTCTATCCGTTAAATTAACTCCCCTTTATTCAAATATCCATATTAAAACAATATTTTAGCGAATCCGGCTGGAATCGAACCAGCATCTCCAATATTATGGCGATCATCCAATAATCCTCGGATCCATATACCCCTATCCTCACGAACAAGGGTATCAAACAAAATCTAAACTCTAAATCTAATGACAAACTCTATTAATCCAACTGTGGACCCGGCCGGGCTTGAACCGACAACCTGCTGGTTATGAGCCAGATGATCCAACCAATTGATCTACGGGTCCTAAATAACCACATCGGCTTTCACAAGAGGATGTGGGACGGAATTTCTCGAAGTTTATATAGTAAAGTTATGAAACTATTGTCCAACATTCTAGCATATAGCACCAATCCTCGAACGGGAACGTCTCTACACCAGACCTACCCCATCCCGTCCCCCAACTGTTCTGTAGGACGAAGCCGGCCTTGTCCCAGCCGGTGAGGATAACGGCATGACCTCCCAAGTTCTGTCCTTGGCCTTGCCAGAATCGATTACCATAATTATAGCAATACAGACCTATAACCAGAGGGCCATTCAACATCAAAGCTACCTTAGCCGATACCGGATCTATGATCCTAGCGTAACTGTTTATTTTCTCCCCATCTACGCCTATGTTCTTGATAGACTTGATAGCGTCACGAAGAACCATCCCGTCTTGATCCTTATCCTCTCTCAGATCATATATATCGTAGGGAGAGATCTTAGCCGGTCTTTTAATAGCCCTTATACTCTTTCTCCAGTTAAGTATCTCAGCTAAGCTTACCGCAGCGCAAATAGGAGAAGATCCTTGATCCACTACGCTATCAACGTTATTGACCTTATACTCATCAGGAACAGCCTCATGCTGCATATTCATGATAGCGTCTCTGTCATCCACAGGGGATGGTATATATCCTAACCCGTAACTCATTTTTTATCCTTTTTATGGTAATCAATTATCTTGATATTAAACGTATCGGATCTTTGCCTTACCTGTATAGACCCTCTAGCCTTTCCCTTGGCGTCGTATAGGGCGGTGAAGCCAAAGTTATCGACCCTGCCGTCATCCAGCGTAAACCGCCACTCCTTCCATTGGCCCATCACGGTCCCGGAAGACACTATGGAATCCACCACATAAGATATATCAGTAGTATCATATTCCGTATAGTAGGTTCTTGACATACCGCATCCGACAACCGCTAAGGTAAGGATAGTTATTAATAATAACAAGATCTTATTCATTCTTTTTAGGTTTTTTACGTTTCTTAGATTTCTTCTTATTCTCGACATTCGTATCATTACTGGTATCGGAATTAACGACCTCAGTAATCTTATCATCATTTTTCGGTATATCGATATGGCCTGAATTAGGATCCATCTTATCCTCATCGACAACAACCTCATCAGAAACATCGTTATCTAAAGCCTCTGGATCGACATGATTCTCCAGATACTTTATACGATCGGACATGATCTTAATCTGATCCTCAAGCTCCTTATATCTTCTTCTAGCCTCATCGAGTAATTTAGATGATAGTTTATGTTTCTTCTCGATATCCATATAAGCCCGTTTAAGAGTCTCTTTCTCTTTTACCGAATCATTATATAGCTCTCTTGATTTACTAAGCTCATTTCCCATCTTAACTATATGAGAATCCTTGGATTCTATATCCATATCAAGTGAATCGGAAAGAGTTTCAAGATACCTTACTTTCTCTTCTAATTCCGTTATCTTCTTGCGGGAATCCTCATAATCTCTTTTTAATCTACTTGAATAGCTAATAGCCTCATCAAGATCCTGTTTTAGAGTATCTATATAACTACTCTTTACTATCTTCAATCCGAACATGTTCATTACTTTTATAAGTTCTAAAAATATCGGCTTTTATCTTGCCGACTATAATTAACTCAGCTATATGTTTGTCTTTCTCGACTATAGCCATATCCTTACGGACATTAGTTACCCTGATCATGATATTCCCGTTATTAGACGACACGAACGGTGATCCTACCAAAGTAAGTCCCGTATCGCCGATAAACGACGGCAGCATCATCAACACCCCTATGGTATTATCCGGGAACGATGCCCACACCCCTGTGTCTATATCAAGGACATCACCCTGCCCTAATGGGAAGGCATTACCCTGCTTGATAGGAATATCCTTACCCAACGAGTTCCATGCTTTCGAGAATCTTACGGAGTTAAGGAAGATCTTCCCCTCTTCCTCCATCATCCCTACCATAGGGTCGCAATTCAATCTAACCTCGTTTTGTTTATCATCTGGCTTCTCCTCAAGCTCATCAAGGTCTCTGGCTGATGTAAACGACTTGCTTTCCAGAAGCTTTTTAATATCCTCAATACTGGCCATTATAATTTGATTATTAAATAAACGATCTTCAGTCCTAACTTAAAATCAGATGTCTTTTCGAACATCTCCCTAAGAGGTAAGATAGTAGCGTCAAGATCTGACGCTACCCATTCTCCATCCTTATAATACATATCCTTTTCCTCGGAATACGCTACACAAGGTCGATGCCCTAAGTTCTTCATAACCGTATCTACCTTATTTTGGGTAGGCATCGAGACACGGTTCACTTTAGTAGATATATTAAAATTACTTTCCATTAAATTATTCATTTTCAATTATTTAATCAAAAAGGAAGATCAATGTCATCTCCAAAAGGAGGATATTGAGGAGGTTGCTGTTGACTTCCAAAAGAGGATGCTTGGGCTGTCTGAGGCGAAGCCTGCTGGTATGATGGAGGAGGCGTCTGCCGCTGGGCCTGCGCCTGATATGACGGTTGGGGCGTTTGCGTTGTATCCTCACCAGCGTTGTTTTGGCTTGGAGACTGAGCAGGTTTCACACCATCTGTTTTAATGCTTTGAATGTACTTATTAAGTACTTGATAGGCGAAAGCGTCTTGGGCCGTATAATCAAACTTCTTATTCCCCATTATATCAGTACTCTCAACCCTGTCAGGCCATCCATTCTGCCCATTCTTATAATATTGCTGGATAAGCTCGTCCTTACCGTCAGGAGTCTCCCTAGCGTATGAGATAAAGAAACTACCGGGAGCGTATTGCTCTCCTTTTTTAGTATGCGCAGGATTGATAACAATCTTCCGTTTTAGGTCGATATTAGGCAAGTATCTTACAAGAGACTTAACATAGCTGTTAATACCGCCTCTTGAGGTCATCAACGGAACTTTTATAACATAATTACCTTCCTCATCGCTTATCTTTATAAATAAGAAATTTGTCTTAGCGCCATTCATCTCCTGCTCTAATACAAAAATATCGGAAAGATATCCTTCTATACCGTTCCAGAAAACCCTCCAGTAGGATACGGCTCCTGTCTTCTCATTTATATGTTCCTCGAAACCTTCCTTAGGATCTCTTGACGATTGATATAATACACCACCTCCACTTATATTAAAGTATTGTGTATTAGATGATAATTGATTTTCACGAACTCCCATATTATATATATTTAAACGTTAAACAATAATTGATGATGACAAGAAATACTCGTTCTTATTATCCTCCCCATAAATCTTGTTGAAATGAGATTTATGATCATGTTCGATAACGACCCTATTACATGATATGCTTTTAACTATACCAAGATACCTACCACATAGCACATCGCATATAATATCATTACCGTTATGCGATAAAGCCGTAAGCCTTTCCTTACAAGATCTTCCAGACATAGGGTTCTCCGACATAATACCGCATCCTTTTTCCGTAAATATCAATTTACAATGATCAAATTCATTTATCTTGATATTATTCTGGAAGGCTTGGACGAGTAGATCCTTATCAAAGACATAGGTACTTGTTTTGACAAAATGCTCGTCCACGAACCTCCAGTTAGGATAATTACCGTCAAAGTGAATCTCATACATATCCATATCAGGGGTAGAGAAGTAAGTCCTAGTATCATCTACTTTGATAGACAACGTATCTAATGACTTATCTATATGTTTATCAAGTAATATAGAGGAGGCGTTTGATACCGGGATGAATACCTTCTCTACCTTATCCTGATTAGAAACAAAATACCTGTAAATAGTATTCCTGTCAGTACTTACTATATTAATATTAATCTCGTCAATATCAATAACCACATTCTCTATGCAAGGATAAAGCTCGTTTATCTCCGTATAGTTACTGGCCTTTTTAAGTATCGATACATAATCATTCATCTTAACATTGATACCTCCATCAGGGATCTTATATACCATAGGAAAGGTATTTACGTCAAACGCCGGACAACTATACTCACCAGAGGCGTAGTATATGGTAATACTGTCCTTCTTATTGGAAAGCGAGATCTTAATCTCACCATTCTTCTGCTTTTTTATAAATCTGATAAAAGAGCTTGCATCGACCAAGAAGGAGAAGTTAGAGTCAGCCTCAACCTCCAATCGTTCTATAACACATACCTTGGCGTTTACGGAAGTGATATAAGCCAGATTATTGACAATATCTATCTTAATATTCTTATAAAGTGAATTAGATCCGGCATTTTTAACAACCAGCTCCAATTTACTCAACTTCTCATTTAATGATTTCGACAAGCACTTCAATACCATATAACATATTTTATTTGTTTATCATCCATAATTCATGTACAAGCTTTATAAAAATCATACTCCGAAACCGGAAATGATTCCGGAGTATGAATCCCGATTATGGGATAAATCAGGATAAAAATCCTGTTAGTACCCATCGCCAATGTTACCAAAGGTTTCATACAAGCAGCACTGTTTTGCCGAATACGCTACTCCTGTTTAACCACTTGCCTTAGAGCCTTGGGCTTGGATAAACACCCTAGGGTAACTATACATTCTAAGGTAACGTAGTGCTCTAAGCACTTAGGCTAATAACCTGACCGTTTCCGGTATATGTAAAATATTTTTCAACATCTTACATATTATCCGAGGTTATAACGAACTACTTTTTATTACATCGCAAATGTAATCATAATTATATTAACTCAAATACAATAAACGCTTAATAGTATTAAAATAACTTAAACTTACGTCTAATATATTCGGCTATAAGCGTAGCGTCACACATCCCATCTTGTATCTTGGTAGGTTGAACTCCTTTACCTGACCATGGTTTTACGAAAGACACCAAAGGGAAAAGGCGTATGGCGCATCGGATGGAGGTAGCTTTCGTATCCAGCTTAGCCGCCGTATACACCCGATCGGCTGTCGTATGAAGCTCCTTCTGCCATGTCTTTGGCTGTACCTCCTCGAACATGAACCTGACGTCGGGATGCGAGTGGTATCGTTCCATCATCTCCACCATCATCGCGAAGAGAGCGTTGGGTTCCCTACGGCGTCCACCGAAGGTGAAGTTACTGGCAGCCGAGCTGTTGTGGATGCTATGGACGTCCTCGACGGCGATCGCCAGCGTCCCGCCTCCCTTTTCTTGGATATTGTCAGCGGCATCTAGGAAGAAGCTTGATATAGCCCTAAGATCTATATCTCCCTTAGCCGATATCCTTGGAGTCATGATTACCTTAACCTCGCCATTCTCCGGGATCATCGCCAATCCTCCGGTATCTATACCCGGATCTATTCCTATCGCTATATTCATAAAGAGCAGTATTGAATTATTAATCTATTCTCGGTAATATCTTTAATCATATCCATAACATCATCCACAGATATATTGTCATATGATTTATATAAATCCATTACCCCATTAAGTCTTGATCTTACAAAAGATATATAGGCATCGTGGTAATCCTCAATATTCATTATATTCAATCTATCATTTAATTTAATCATTCTTATAGCATATTCTATGTTGTCATTATTTGCTATAAGCTTAAAGTTATTAATATAATCAACCACATAATCTTTTGTAATCTCACATTTATCTGGGCTTACGTCAATTATCAAGTTGGCCACTATTCTATTCGTGCATTCTATATATCTCCTATTTACTGAATAACATAATCCGTTAGATCTAAGATAATTAAACATAGAGAAATTATAATTATCACACATCATAGATAATATGATAAGCAACACGCACAATTTCTTAAAATCATAATTATCTAATACAAATGATACATATAACTGTTTGGGCTTTTTAGTATATTTATAAACACCATATTTAGGACCATGAACATGGAAATATTTAAGACTATTACGATAGTATGTATTAATATCAACGTCATTTGATAATTCCGTTATATCCGATACATATTTATTCATAAAATCATCACATCCATATAAATGAAATACCATTTCTGACTTATTCAATATCGTATCTCGGCACATATAAAGATCATCCCTTGTTATTTTGCTGACATACCTTTTAGTACCTAATGTGTTTATAAAACAACGTTTATCTATTCCAGATAGTTTTATAAGCCTATCTATATTAATACATGATTCATCATTATCAATTTCAGTCAATATAACATTCCTCTCACTTTCTATAAGATCTTCACTTATGTCTGGATATACGATAAAATTATAAGAAAAATCAATACACTTCTTGATATCAACATCAGGCAATGTAAATCCTTTAAATAATAATGATCTAGGATCTGTATATCCATTAAAATCAAAGAATAACTTATCACTAATATCATCATTACGTTTTATTATCATATGTTCATAAAAATGAGATAATCCATTCTTTGATGATAATATAGAACTAATATCAGGTATCTCAGCGCATACGAACCCAATAGGTATATTCATACCGCTATTGTAATAAAAACATCTACATCCTAGATCTTTTATCAGTCCTGTGTATATTCTCATATCTTGAGCGTATATAATAAATGAAAATCCTCCGGTCTAAACACCTGTATCGAGTTATCCGGGTACATACCTATATAATAACCGTAAAAAGCCCGTAGAATGCAATTTTCTAGCCTTATATCCAATGCCTTTACCTTGTTCCCATCAACCATAACATCAACCTCATCAGTCTTGTTAGATATCTTATCGAACCATTCAGGTACAGGATCAATACCGTACCTGAATGCATTTACTGTCGATTTTATAGAAATATATGTTCCCATCTTAGATAAGATTACAATCGTCTCGTTTAACTACCTTAAAAGCTCCTCCTCTGAATAATAGAACCACATCAGTTCTATTATACTTATGTTTCTCGATATCCACCAAATGGTAAGAAGCCGGTCCAGTAGCGGGCCTAACCGGTCTCAATACGGCTATGGCTATATCACCGCCAAGCTCCACCCCTCCGGTAACACCCTGTAGGCACATGAAAATATACCCTTCAAACTCATGTTTCTTACCAATAAACTCACTCATAGGGATACCTACGAACAAATAGTTCTTTACATCCTCTTTCTTAACATCAGCGGCGTTCTCGACACTTGATGGTATTACGTCTATAAATTTAGCTCCTATTGCCATAATCAGATATTTAATTTAGTTCTTAATTCTTGACACAATTCATAATTATCTCTCATGATACTTAACGTATTATCAACTCCGTTCCCTACACGAACATCCCCATACCAGTACCATGATCCTTTACGGGTAAAGATACCGGTTTCCTCGCATAACTTCAAAAGCTCAAGCTCCTTATCAAACCCCACGCCATAATACAAGGCTGTCTCTGCTATTTGGAACGGAACGGCTGTCTTGTTTTTCAGAACCTTTATTCTAACCTCATGACCTACTGAAGATCCGTCCTCGCCTAATATAACCTTCTTTCTCGCCATCTCCATACGGATAGAGGCATAGAACTTAAGGGCGTTACCTCCGGTCGTTACCTTAGGATCGCCGTATATAACACCGATCTTCTCCCGATACTGGTTGATGAATACCAGAACACAGTCGCTTTTATTTACGATTCCTGTAAGAACCCTCATGGCTTTGGACATCAAACGAGCCTGCAATCCCATATTGCTGTCTTCCATATCACCCTCTATCTCCTTCTTCGGTACCAGATTGGCTACAGAATCTACGACAATAAATCCGACCTTCCCGGACTCGACTAACTTGGCTGTGATGTCAATAGCCAGCTCCCCGTAGCTTGGTTGGGAGATCAAGAACCGGTTTATATCCAATCCCATTTTCCTAGCATACTCAATATCGAAAGCGTTCTCCACGTCTATTATAGCTACCAGCTTATCTGGATGCTTTTTCTGGAACTCAATCATACTTAACGTACACATCATGGTCTTGCCACAAGATTCCATCCCGACCAGCTCATGAATCCGGCCTACCGCCCATCCGCCGCCGAGGGCCTTATCCACCACCAGCGATCCAGTGCTTTCCCTTGGTATGGATATTATAGGCTTATCGTCACCAAAGTTCATTATCGAGCCTTCTCCAAGCTCTTTATTTAAAGATGATACTAACTCATCTACGTCTGAAAAAAGTTCTTTCTTAGCCATTATAATCCGTATTCCTCGAAGTTAAATAAATCCTGTTGTTTCTTTATCATATTCTTCCCGATATCAGATATCTTTTCCGGATTCAAAACACCCTCATTCTCATCAACCTTCTCTATAAAGTCAGATATCTTATCGCTTAGCAGTACCATATCTTCCTTAGGCACTGATTTTAGATAAAGCCCGTCTATAGACCTACATCTTGAAAGAGCGGTATATATCTGCCCTATCTCGAAGGCTCTGCTGATGTCTACAAATATATTATCTAAAGTCATTCCCTGGGATTTATGGACAGTTATGGCGTATCCTAACCTCAATGGATATTGTATTATATAGCCGCAAGAAATGCCTTCAAGGGAATCATCTACCTGCTTGTACTTCATCTTCTCCCATTTCTCTTTGGTTATCTCCACCTCAGTATCGTTATCTAGATGAACATATATCGTCTCATCAACAGTATCTATGCTGGTTATGATACCCATTGAGCCATTGACATATCCATTGCCGTTTCTGGTTATTATGACCTTAGCTCCTACCTTTACTATAAGCTCATCCTCACAGGGCGCTACAGGCTTCTCCCCGAATACAGTAGCATCGAACTTAAATACCTTATTATTGATCTTATCAAGATTAGTCTTATTTATCTCATACGCCTCTTTGTTAGTTGAGCATATAATTATAGTATTATCCATATTATCCGGACACTTGACCCTACTATCCAATATCTGTCTTGACTCATCGGTAATAACACCACATCTTATATCCTCAAGTACGGAAAGAAGCTGAGGATCTTTTTGACGGAACACGTTCTCGAAGGTAATGACCGAGAATCCTGAGGCTCTTAATGCCTTAGATGAGAAAAAGAACCGGCTCTCATAATACCTATCGATAAAATCATCCGCCGTCACCACAGGAGGTAGTTGCGATAGATCTCCAAACATAATCAACCTAACTCCACCGAAAGGTTCCTTGCTACGCCTGCATTGTCTAAGTACGTCAGCTACCTCATCAAGTAAATCAGGCCTTACCATACTGATCTCGTCGATAACGATAGTATCAAGATTCTTGATCTTCTTCTTCATAAACGGACTTACATCCACCTTATTCGATAACATACCTCTCTCGATAGAAGGAATGTAAGGATCGTTCTTTATAGAGAAGAACGAATGGATGGTCTGTCCACCGGCATTCAAAGCCGCTACTCCAGTCGGGGCTACGATAACACATTTACCCAAGAACTTTACGATACGTCTCATGAACGTACTTTTACCACTACCAGCTCTACCGGTAATGAACAGATTCTCCCTAGTGGTGAAAATCTTTTTCAAGGCACGACCTTGCTCAACGTTTTTATCCACCGTCATAATATGACGAAGGAGGTCGTTTTCATTTCTAAAATCCTCTTGTACCATATCTTTTAAGTTTATGGTACAAAGATACGAATAGTTATAATTAACTATTAAAAATAAATGTGAATAATATATAAATATTAAATTTTATATCTGATACTCAAATCATCCGGCTTTACTCATCTCGGATCCTTTTACCCCTAAAAAGACGTCTTTTATAAAATCTTCGGCGATGATTATATGCATTATCTTTCCTCTGTATGATAGTCTTAGGTGTCCGATAGTTATATTTTTCCTGTCTTTGGTATTAACTATTCCGTTGTTTTTCTTTACCTCATCATATAAATCGGATATAGTCTTACAGCACATACTAAGAACTTCTTTTATCATCCGATATACCGTTCTTTGGGATATTAGCATCATACCTTCTTTTGATAACTTTATATTCAATCTATCCATAAGATATGACACATTGAATTTGACAGTTCTTTTTTTAGTTACCTTATATATCTTATTTATATTTCTGTTTCTAGCTGAGAATATTATTTTTGATAACATCTTGACTCTATTTAATTTACGACTTTTGTTAGCCATCCATCTTCTGGTATTCGAATCAAGATTTTTATCAAGGCAGGTATATACAGATTCTCCTTTCTTTACAAACATATCCTTTATCCTTGGGATCTTACTAGCCCTATGCTTGTATTTTATGATATCCGATAAAGCTATCATAATCTCTCCTTCAGCCCAAGCCTTTAAGCTTATAAGCTGGTAGTTCATATCCTCATGAGAATCCCTTAACACATGACGGTAGCAGAAATAAGCGCATCCATCTGATAGGATATCAATAAAATCATTGGTATTGATCTCTATCTGATCTCTATTCCCGCCATGCATCCTATTTCTTAGAAACACATGTTTGAATACGTTTATGATAATAAGATATATCATTGCCATCTTACATTCATCACTGATCTGAATACCTGATCCATGATACTCCTCATGTTTCAATGAATATTTTATAGCTGTCACTTTTTTGCCTTCCTTATTGGTAACAGGTTTGAAATCGACTGGGCATATAAGTGACCCGGCTGGAAGTTTTACGCATCCTAGCTCATCTTTTTTGGCCTGAATATTACGTGGAGTATATCTTTCGGTAAGAATCTTATCGAAATTTGATTTCATTATATGTAAAATTCCTATCTTTGTTCCCATAGTGTTTTATTTGCCACGAATATACAAGTTTCATCAATACGAAACAAGTTATTCGGATGGATGGGTAGCCTGTGAAGGTCACCCATTTGTTGTTTATACGAAATTATCGTAATAAATTAGAGAGGGTAAATCACTGTGTTTGTGGAAGATCATTTTTGACACAACACTTGTTACGCGCGCGTTAATAGGTATATTTATTAAATATAATTAACTCTATAAACATATACTACTTTCTAATATATCTATCCGTACACAGAACCTCTCCTGACGTCGAGCTCCTGTGTACTCCACTTAAAGTATCTATTTAATAAAACATTGCTTTTTACCGCCAAGGTATGGTGCCGTCAGGCAGGATACCGCAGGCTAAACCTGGTAGAAGCCGTATCCTATACCGGAAGCCGGTACCCCGGTAGGGGGATCGGGTGGAGCATAAGCCAAAGAAGAAAAAGCGAGGTCTTGTACGATCGCTTGCGCTCCGGCCGTCCGTATCTTCTACGGCAGGCTCCATGCCCAAAGGCCTCCCATTTCCCCTTGGCTTTATATCCCATAGCTTGGGAGGAAGGAATCCAAAGGGAAAAAGGTAAGGTCGTATTCGTTCGCTCACGCTCCGGCAGGCGAATATATCTCTACCGCCGTCCATGTCAATAGCGAATCTCTGGCGGCATTGTCCGGTATGACGGCGGTAGCCTTGCCTTGGGTGTCCCATCGTGTCCCCCACCAACCTTTTCCCCTTTGGATGCCTTGGGCTATGTCATGGGCGATAAGAAGCCAAAAAGAAAAAAGGAGTGGTCGCATCCCGTGAGGCAGGATAAGGATGTCCCCCGCCGTCCACGTGCGTAGCGTACGTTAACTTCACTGTCCTCGCTATTGTAGCCTACCGTTGGCATACACGGCTTCGTTCGACCTACCCCACCATCCTTTTCCCTTTGTATTCTCGTAAATATATGTTAGTCAGCATACATTACACTGATTATATCATATTTTGTTGACAATAATATTTTTTTAAAGTATTTTTGTCGAAAACTAATTTTGTATGACCGAGCAGAGAAAAGCTTTCGTATTTGCCTTACCTTATGATACTAGACTGGATATGATCCAGCAGTTCTTAAGGATATACAACGGCTATCTGGATTCTAAGGGTAAGAGCTTGATTACCGAAAGGACGATAAACTTACTTTCTTTCTACATCAACTACGGATACTCGGATGATACCAGGGCTAAGTACATGGATTGTCATGGACAGAAGGAATCTTACGTCGCTGTCCTGAACAACGAGCTTAAACGTGGGGGTTTTCTGGTGGACAAGAAGAACGGGAACTTCCGTACCCGTGAGCTGTCTATTGAGATGAGAAGCTTACGTAACTATTTTATTCTTGACGGGGAGGGTGATGATACCCGTGTAATGGGGTTTGTGTTCAAGAGAAACAAATTGGATATTGATGGGTAGGAATCTTATTTCATTCGATAGGGATATCGTGGATGAGGTGGTAAGAAGATCTGATGGGAAGTTTACCAAACAACAGGTAGAGTGGTGCATGAAAGCATCCGTATCTTATATCCATCATCTCTCCAGATATACCGATAATATATCTATCAGGATCCCGTTTATCGGATACGTTATATGCAATCTTCGCGAGATGCGGGTAAGACGTGATAAGATACGTCGGATATTTGTCAAGGAAGGTAATCGTTATCCGGATGAAAGGATGCCTATTGAGCTTGATTGTCTGGATAAGAAGATTAAGGCGATAGAGGATATGGAGGGGTTGAAGAACGGAGATCCTCTTATACGTGATAACCATGAGGCTATGTATCAATGTCGGTATGGAATGACATGGGAACAATTACAGGATTTTCAACAAAAACAATTTAAGAAATAATATGCAAACAATCGGTAAAGCCCAAGTGATAGCCCAAGCTTGGGAAGATAGTTTATTGGGCAGGATTCCTAAGGATGAGAAGGATTATCCGGAGTGGTACAAGAATCGTCTTGATTTATGCAAGAAATGTCCTAAGAACTCTTCTAATATAGCTTTCTTTAAGTTACCAGCTAAGGTATTGCTGCAAAGATTGATGGGAAGACAGGCATGCTCGCTGTGTGGTTGCTTTATCAAGGAAAAGGCTTGGATGAAGACAGAGGTATGCCCGTTGAAGTTCGTGGATGGGGAGAAAGCCAAATGGAATGCTATGGAGGTGATAACAGCCGATCATAACGATTTTAATATTGAGTGCCCTAACGATTCCTTTGATATAGGACTGACGGATGATGAGAGCGAGTTTTATCTAAATATTTTTGATCAGAAAATAGGTGATAAGATAGAAATCGTGTTATTTATCACCCATAATGATGGTTTCCATGTCAAGGAGCATCATCTTGGATGTGGATGTATGGGAGATGTATCATATAACAAACATCCTGACAATGAGAATAGAACTATATTTAGGATGACGTTAGATACCTCAAAATATACGGAAGGTCATTTTGAGAAACATCTATCTCTTATGGGTTATACGAAGGATGATCCTGAACGTAATTTCAAACATTTCCCGCTACGTATTATAGGGGAAGCTTATAAGTAAATACTATGCGAAGTCCTGTAAGAAGTAAGATAGATGATCGTATCCATGCTCTTATTGTCATGGAAGTCGGTTGCCGTGAGTTACCCGAATATTCGCTGGGTGATATACTTTACTCCGCTTTAAGGAGAGTTGCTAAGGCTAATGGTGGTAACGTACGCTTCTTGCGGGATATTAGCACCAGAGATCTATTGAGGTCTATAGACCAAAGTATTAGTGATGAGATTGAGTTAAACAATAATTAACCGCAATAATATATAAAACGTTAAACAATGTTTGAGTTTTATATATCCAGTTTACTGGCCGGGTATTAGCCTAAGTCTTGAAACAGAGGCTACGTTATTGGAGAATATATAGTTACCTACGGATGTTTATCCAAGTCCGTAGCTCTAAGGTAGGTGATTAAACAGGGATCGTATTTGGGTTCCAGTGTTGCCTGTACAAAACCTTCAATAACATTGGCGATGGGTACTAACAGGGTTTTACCCTGACTTATGTTGAATAAACATTAAAAAAGTAGCGAAAAGTGGTATACGTTCAAGATATAGATGGAAATCCTTTAATGCCAACAACGAGGCATGGTAAGGTTAGGAGGTTGCTTAAATCGAATAAGGCGATCGTGATTAATCTATGTCCGTTCACCATCCAACTTACATATGCTACTTCAGGTTACAAACAAGAAATTGTGTTAGGCGTTGACGCAGGTACAAAACACGTTGGTTTGTCAGCAACAACGAAAAGCAAGGAACTTTACTCAAGTGAGATTATTCTACGGAGTGATATAGTCGAATTGTTATCATCCAGAAGGGAATCAAGAAGGAGAAGAAGAAATAGATTAAGGTATAGAAAACCAAGGTTCATGAATAGAATTAAGACTAAAAAGGAGGAATGGGTCGCCCCATCCGTCCGACAGAAGATTGATTCTCATTTAAAAATCATTGGTTTTGTGTATTCTATACTACCTATCTCAAAACTGATTATTGAGGTAGCCCAATTTGACACACAAAAGATCAAGAATCCAGAGATATCAGGTAAAGAGTATCAGGAAGGCGATCAATTAGGATTTTGGAATGTCAGGGAATATGTCTTGGCAAGGGATGGACATAAGTGCCAGCATTGTAGGGGTAAGTCAAAAGATTCTATCCTTAATATTCATCATATTGAATCAAGGAAGACAGGAGGAAATTCACCATCCAATTTGATTACCTTATGTGAAACCTGCCACAAGGAATTTCATAAAGGTAAAATCAAATTGAAAGTGAAAAGATCTGCCTCGCTTCGTGACGCAGCCGTAATGGGAATCATGAAATGGAGATTATATGACAAGTTGAAATCTTTGTATCCAAATGTCAAGATGACTTTCGGGTACATAACGAAACACGATCGCATAAACCATGGAATTGAAAAATCCCATGTATCCGACGCTTTTGTGATTTCAAGGAATTTTAATTCATGTAGGCTTGGATATTATTACAAACAGAAATTAGTTCGTCGCCATAACCGTCAGATTCATAAGATGAAAATATTGAAAGGAGGAATTAGAAAGCGAAACCAGGCTCCTTTTAAAGTTTTTGGATTTAGGTTATTTGATAAAGTGATGTTTCAAGGAGAAGAGTATTTTATTTACGCAAGAAGGCTTTCTGGGCAATTTAATATTCGGGATATTAATGGAGAGAATAAGAAAGATGTATCTTGCAAGAAATTAAGATATATCATCCATGGTTTGATTTCTATTGAAACTGGATAATTTTTATCACAATGAATATTGTATTAAAAATTTATTTATTCGATATAGAAATGTGATAAATTTACAAAACATATTTATATAAAATTTAATACATACATTAATCATGATAGAAGAGGATAAGGATATCAAAAAAGAGATCAGGGATTATCTTAAAGAAGAGGCGGATACTCATATAAGGCATTGGATAGCCATAAAGCGTGAGAGCAAGCGTCTGTATAGCGATATTGAGGATAGGACTAAGAAGATAGCCCTTAAATCATCTTCGTTGATAAAAGAGGAGGATTTTGTCGTTCTTCATGAGATGACCCATAAGATACAGATGTTGAATATAGAGGCTGTAAAAGTCAATTCTAGGTTGATGTTCATAATCCAGTTGGCTACCAGCTTCGGTATGGATCTGGATTTAGATACGACATATGCGTCCACCGCCAAGAGCATTATAGAAGACAGAACGTCTGGATTCGTGTTTTATGATGACAAGGAACGTCTTAGATATGCTGACAAGGAGCTTGAGGATATGTTCCATGACATGAGCGTGACGGAAGTAAGTAAGATAGGGGTTGTTCAATCTTATGAGCTTCTTATGAAACAGTATAATGAGTTCAAAGACATGAAAGCTAATGCCACAGGGAAGACGAAAGCCGACGAGTAAGGATGTCGATCGGGTAAACGATAATCTTGAGGTCATATCCAAGGCCGTGGATGACGCCAAGACGTATATCGCCAAGCATCCATGGGATAAGGAGAAGCCTGAGGATATGGCAAGGGCGTTCGATTTCATATCCAAGTTGATCGATAAGATCAATTCATGGAATGAATCGTATATGGAAAAAAGCGGAATCATGGATGTATATAGGTCTGTAAGCAATGTCCAGAAAAAGGAACGTAAGGGTCAGGTTTCTGGTGGAATCGAGTCTGTTTTAAAGGATATTATGAAATGAGTTTAAGTACGAGTCCAGAATTTTATGTAAACATGAAGAATCCCCCTGTATGGAACGATCTGTTCGGATGGGAGGATCAGGATGATGATGTTAAGCAGTTCTTTACAGAGGAGGCTTATAAGGTCAAGAACGGGATAACTATCAACGGTACGTTCATCCCGCCATGGCTTTATTGGCATGTTAATTTCTTTCCCGTATTCCAGGATCTTCCAAACGGGGAACGTGTGCCAGCGATCAGTCGTTTGCGTGACAACGAATGGTTTTTCGCCGAGATGTATCAACGTGCCCGTATGGAGAAGAAAGGGTTGGGGATGTTTGGTACTCGTCGTTTTGGCAAGGCTCTTCTGGACTCGGAGCTGATATATACTCCTCATGGATCTAAGAAAATAGGATTCGCCGATATAGGAGATATCATATATGGTGATGACGGGAAGCTTACTACCATAGTGGGCGTATATCCTCAGGGATTCGTTGATACGTACAAAGTGACCTTTGAGGACGGTCGCAGCGTGGTGTGTTGCGGGCAGCACCAGTGGAAAGTCAAGTATCATGGTGATTATAAGGTTATGAGCACTATGGGTATCATCCATTCTGACTTCTCCAAAATGACTATAGATATTGGGGAAGCGGTTGATTTCCCTGAGCGGCGGTGGCTGATATCGCCCCAGCTCATGGGGTCTCTGGCCGCCTCATTCCTTTGTGGCGCTACCGACAGGATCTTTGAGCTAAGCAAGAAGGAGATGGATGATGTCATTTATTCATCCAAAAAACAGAAAGAGTTATTTATAAGCTCGTTCATGAAGATCGCTTGCGGTATAAGCACCGGCGATGATCGTTTTAAGGTTGTTTACAAAAGTGAGTATATTATATCATTCGTAAGAAGAATATTCTGGTCTATGGGATATTATTGCGTCATGGATGGTGATGATATGTATATATCCAAGACCCATAACAGACTTAGGATATCCGATATAGATTATTACGGGAAGTATAAGGCTACTTGTATTGAGGTAGATAATAAATCTCATCAGTTTCTTACTACCAATTTTGTCGTATCCCATAATACGACCATCATGTCATCACTTCTCCAGATGAACGCTACCATGACGATCGGGCTTAGCCATTCTGTGGTAGGTTTCAGCGATAGCGATTTATCTAATATAGGTGAGTATTGTGAGTATGGTCTTGATCATGTGCATCCTTTTTTCAGGATCAACAGGACCAAGACCGACTGGAGTTCGGGCGTTACATTAGGCAAGAGGATGTCCAATGGCGTACGTGATATCCATGCCATTATCTCTATAGCCAACATCAACATGGGCAGGAAGACCTCCACGCAGAAGACGGCTGGTTTGACACCGGCTACGGCTATTTTCGACGAGGTTGGTAAGGGACCTATCAAGAAGCCTTACACGGCCGCCATGCCGTCCTACGACACGCCTTACGGCTGGCGTCTTAGCCCTATCTTGGCTGGTACTGGTGGTGAGGTAGAATTATCCAAGGACGCTCAAGAAATGTTTTCTGATCCTGAGACCTACAATCTTCTGGTTATGGACTGGGATATTTTAAATCGTAGAGCCATGAAAGGGAAAACATGGAAAGAGCGGAAATGGGCGATGTTCGTTCCCGGTCAGATGGCTAACTCAGGTGTTAAGAGAACTATAGGATTGGGCGATTATCTTGGTAAGCCTGATGACAAGAAGCTTAATAAGATCAAGATCGACGCTACTGATTTCGAGGCTAGTACCAATAAACTTAATGAGGAACGGAAGAAACTATCTACAAAAGATAGGGTAGCCTATACCTCTCATACCATGTTCTATCCATTTACGATCGATGACTGTTTTTTAAGTTCTTCTCAAAATCTGTTCCCGGTTGAGTACGCTATCAAGCATAAGAACGATCTTCTTGAGTCGGGTCAATATAGTGGCATGCTGTGTGATGTTTTTCTTGAATCGGGCAATAAGCTTGGTACTACGAAATCTAATAAACAGCTAGCTGGTTTTCCGTTTAGTGGAGGTGTTATTGATGCTCCTGTCCAGATATTCGAGATGCCTCAATCTAATAGGTTTGATGATTATGTTTATGTAGCTGGTCTTGACGGGTATAAACAGGCCAAATCAGATACAGCTTCACTAGGTACGTTTTATATATTCAAGAGACGTGTAGGTATTCGTGATCCATATGCCTATAGAATAGTTGTCTCTTACGTATCCCGCCCATCATCTATAGACCAATTCTGCCGTACGTGCGAGGTGCTTCAGAAGGGATATGGTGCTATATGTCTTATGGAGAACGCTGACCAGATGTATGAGCAGTATCTTAATCGGAAGAGCGGTATGCCGGCATCTTTCTTCTTATTCGCTGGTGAGGCTATAGCCAATAAGTATGTGAAGGCCGGCTCCCGGCAGAATAGCAAGCTGGGGCTATATCCTACCCCCGGCAACCAGAACCTGCTATTCTCGTGCGTCGTGGATTATTGCTGGCAGGATTTCGTTATTGGTTATAATGATCAGACTGGTCTTGATATAACTGTCAAGGGTATTGAGCTGATCGATGATATAGCCCTATTGGATGAGATAATACAGTATAAGCCCGGATTGAACGTCGATAGGATAATAGCCTTCGGGCATGCGTTGGTTCTCGCTAGGTATTTTGATGATAATAACTACATGCCTAAATCGAAGATAGATGAGATGAATAACGCTCGTAAGGAAGATGCTTATAAACATCATGAGATATATGCCTCTGCCTTTGGATCGGTATCTATAGGAGCTTTTAGGTAAATGAATGTCAATTAAACGCCTATCTTTGTTGTAAATAAAATTGAATAATCATGGAAGTGTTTAATAGAGATCATTCGTTTCCAGCAAAAGGAGCGTTATTAGGATTACCTCCTCAGGCTATTTCCACGAAGAAAAAGAACAGGAAATGGAAGGAGGATTGTATGGACGCTCTTGAGACGATAGGGTTGAAACAGTATGATCGTAACCAGATGTACCGTGACTATTATCTGATGGCGGATGGTAAGTTATCTTTTATGGAGATGGCGGATGTTATCCCTCAGTTAAGGAACGTGCAGAAGCTAAGGAGCGATATAAGGATACCTTCTTTCTTGAAGCATTATGATATCATAGGTGGTATAGTAAACGCCTTTGAGGGATGGCTGACAAACCTACAGGATAAGTATACGGTTAATGAGGTAGGTGATATGGCTATAAGTGAGTATGAGGATACGATGTCAAACTTACTTCATCGTCATATACAAGAACAGTGGGATATTATCGTCAATCAGCGTCTTGTGGAGGCTGGTCTTGATCCTACGTACAATGAGTTTAACTCTGAGGAGGAGCGTCAGGCTTATGTTCAGCAAATCCAACAGGCCAAGACGTCTATGACCCCTGATGATATCCAGAGGTTCATGAGTACCAGATGGAAGACGCAGGCGGCGGTATGGGGGGATCATACGATCGAGGCTGACCGTAGCCGGTTTTATATGGATGAGCTTGACAGGGAGAATTACCGGGATCGTCTTCTTAGCGGAAAGATGTTCCGTAACCATTTCGTTGGCTTCGACTACTATCGTCCGGAGGTATGGAGTCCGATGGAGGTTTTCCATCCTGATGTGAAATACCCGCAATATGGGTCTTATGTAGGTCGTATTCATTATTACGAGGGTGTTGAGCTGATATCAAGATACGGCCATAAGATGACAGCCAAGGACAAGCGTCGGATTATGGGAGGTGATGATGATTATGAGGGATGGGTATCTAATGACGGCGCTAGGTATGACTGGAAGAAAAAGAAGCCGTCTATTACCGGTATGTACGAGAATGAGGTTGTCCCATGGAAGGGATACCATGACTATGAATCTATAGTCGCCGCTGAGGATTACTACGGCGTTCCGATGGGTGAGTACCACACCTTCGGGCCGGACGGGGAGGAGCACACCCAGCCCCGCTTCTTGCCCCGCTTCCATCCCTTTGGATATTTCAACTCCGGAATGGCCGATGGCAAGAGATATGAGATAGACTCTCGCCTTTTTAGGGTCATGGAGGGATATTGGGTATCTATGAAACCGATATTCTTAATAACTTACATGACGGAGACCGGAATGGTGGATCAGGAGCTTGTGACAGATGAGCTTCTCCCGGAGTTCTTGGAGAAGAATGGTATAAAGAAAGTGAAGAGGGTCATGGCAGAAGCCGTCAGTGATCCTGAGGTGAACACCTATATCTTGGAGTATGTCCCTGAGGTTAGGTTTGGCGTTAAGATCACCGGAGGTAATTTAATGGATAAGCCTATATATATTGGTGGGGATCCAATACCTCATCAGATACATGGTGACAGCAGTCTGTATGATTATGTCATTCCGGTTTCTGGATTTATAGGGGCTAGTCTCGCTGATCGCATACAGCCGTTCCAGATGATGTATAACCTTGCTATGAACCAGCTATACAATAACGCCGAGAAGGAGATCGGTAAGTTCTTCTTAGGCGACTTAGGATTCCTGCCTACGGAATATAAGGATATGATGGACAAGAAGGGAGCTTTGGCTACTTTTATGCAGATCGTTAAGTCCGTCTCATTTATGGGTGTAGGTGGTAATGACACAAACAATCCTTACCAGAATCCGCAGATGAGCAGCATATATAATCAGTTCGGTGTATATGATCTTACTAATACGGATCAGATAAGATCCCGTATGGAAATGGCGTCTTACGCCTATATGATGGCTTATAGGATGATAGGTATATCCGAGCAAGCGATGGGTCAGTCAACTAGATACGAGAGTTCTACGGGCGTAAAACAGGGAGTTAACGCTACTATGCTACAGACCCAGACTTACTTTAATGATTTCGATGACTTCAAGAAACGGACATTGGATATTCATCTAGCCGTGGCTCAAGTATGCCAGAAGGAAGGATACGATTGGACCGTGATGTACAGGAACAGCGATCTGTCCTTGGCTTACGTCAGTCTTACGGATAATAGCTTGTCGTTACGTCATCTTAATGTTATGGCTGTCTCTAATTCCAAGAAACGTCTGGAATTGGAGAATTTGAAGCAATATATATTACAGACGAATACTTTGGGCAATGACTTGCTTGATATCACTAGAATGATGAATGCCAACTCGACGGCTGAGATGAATCAGATAGGAAGGGATGCCAGATCTTACGCAGATCGTGTAAGACAGGAGGAGTACCAGAATCAACAACGACTTGTACAGCAAAAAGCCGAGGCCGATCAACAGGCCCGTAATGACGAGCATGAGAAGGAGAAGGAGCTGGCTTATATCAAGGGTAACTTCGATTTACGGGGTAAGAGCATAATGGCCGCCGGTCAAGCGGCTAGGACACAAGATAACGCAGAGGGTATGGATTATGTGGAAGCTATAGCGGATCGAGCCTTGAAGGAAAGGGATCTGGATATCCGTGAGGAGGATATGAGAACCAGACAGGCTAATGCCGAGGCTGAGCGAAGATCTCGTGAGGAGATAGAGAAAAGGAAGTTGGAATTAAAGGAAAAGGAGATAGACGCTAGGAATAAACGTTCTGATATAGATAGGTTTACGTCAATAATAAACAAGAATTGATTACAAGTTTTGTAAATATTTTTACAAAATCTGTAATCATTTTGGCGTAAAATTCTGTCATATACTATAATGGGTTTGATTTAATTGGTAATTAGATTAATGATAATTTTGTAAAAAGCAAAAAAGGAAATTGTATGAATGACATGGGTGATTTCGCTAAGGGTTTTAAGACCATGAGTGTCGAGGAACTTTTTTACCGTGGTGACGGTGATGGCGATAAGAATAATATCGAGGGTAAATATGATAAGGATGGTAATCCTATAGATGATACCAAGGAAGAGCCTGCCGACGGCGGAGCGGCTGACGGTGGCGGGGATAAGGGCGGCGATGCTACCAACCCAGACCCTGATTCCTTTGGCGAAGGCGGTACTGATAATAATGTAGTATCAGGGTTTAATGGGAAATCTTTTTTGGAGAAGATGGCTGCCAGAGGTATCATAGACAGTATCGAGAACCTAGATATTATGGTAGATGATAAACCGGTTGATCTTTCTACTATCACGAAAGAGGATGATTTACTCGATATAGTGGAGGGATTGATCAAGGATAAGGCTGATGAGTTGTTGAAAGACAAGGTTGATACCGGCTCGATGTCTGATTTCATGAAGAAGATGATAGAGGTGGATAAGGCCGGTGGTAACGTTGGCCAACTATTAAGCCAATATCAGAACATTCAGGCGCCGTTGGATAACCTTGATATGAGCAACAAGAATGATCAGCTTGCGGTCATCCAGCATTATTATAAGATGTTGGGTATGCCGGAAGACGAGATAAAGGATAATATGGAGATGATGATCGGCAAGGGCGATGAGTTTATTGAGTCCAAGGCCAATAAGTTCCATGATATCCTGAAAAAGGAGATGGATAACCTTATCGAGGAGGAGAAGAAAAAATCCGAGAAAAGGAAACAGGAGTTGATTGAGCAGATGAAGATCTATAAGAAAGGTCTTAAGACGTCTATAAGCTCAGGATTCCAGTTGACTGACACTATGATAGGTAAGGCTGTCGATTTCGTTACCAAGCCGATAGACAATCAAGGTCATACGGCTATAGATAAAGCTTATTCGGAAGCTATCAAGAATCCGGACATGGCCGCTGATCTGGCTTTGTTTTTGATGAATAAGGACGAGTTTCTTAAACAGAAAACTAACAAGGTTAAGATGGAGGTCAATAAGAAGACCATCACTCTTCTTTCTGGCAATAAGGGAGGAAAGCAGAATAAAAATAATATCGATAATGATACTATAGAGGCTAACTTCCTTGATCTGAGTGGATCAAAGAGTGTATAACATTAAAAATAAATAGAAATGAATCCATTTTTGACAAAAAGTTTTCCGGCTACCGTGAATGGTGATAACGTTATTGCCTTCACCGATGCCAAGAACTATAAGACTTCGCTCGTAGAGCATAACTTAGGCTCATTGGCGAGCTGGTATTATGAGGATCCTGACAAGAATCATCTGGGTCTTTTGAATCTGTTCTCTAATATCGCTAATTACCCCGTTCCGATGTATATGGGTATGATTAATAACGGCGCTACGATCTCCGTTAACGGTATTGGAGCTTCTTTCCGTTATGATTTACCTGTTACAAAGACATTCGCTGTCGTTACGGCAGAGGATACTTCAGGTCATCATCTGAAACCTGGTATTGATGGTAGCTTGTTTGATATCGTTTTGAATACATCTGAGTTTACGGCTTATGATGTTATTACCTACGATGCCGCTAACGGTTGTAATATCCTTATCTCAGGTGAGATCCCGTCTAAGACAGAAGGCGACTTGACACGTTATTGGTGTCGTGTTATCGGTGGTAAGGCTAAGTACTTCCCTAAAGAGAAATTACGTCCTGGTATCCGTTACTGGAAGATCGGTCATGCTCTTGGTGAGTACAGCACTCAGTTCTCCAAGGTATCTGGAGCCGATAAGGCCGGTTCCATGACCTGTGAGTTCCGTTTAGGTAACCACCGTGGTGTTGAGGGCGAGACAACTATGTACGCTGGTATGAAGTCCATGCAGGCCGCCCAGAATAGCACTTCAGAGTTCGTGGAGACTGCCCTTCGTCGTATGAATGCCATGAGAAGCGAGTATGAGGGTAATATTCCTGATTTGGCTATTATCGGTAGGACGGTTAATGGTAGACTTGATTTACGTACGGCTAAGGTAGCGTCCACGCTGGAGGTATTCTGTATGGCTGAGTTGGTTAAGCTGGAAGCTAGACAGTTGATGTGGCAAGAAGGTGGTATTATTATGGATCAAAATGGTCCTATCCATTTGAATGAGGGTATCTATCGTCAGCTTCGCCGTGGTTACACTATCTACTATAGCCGTCCGATGGGTATTACTAAGGACACGCTTATGGCTGCCGCATCTTATATTTTCCGTGGACGTCAGGATCTTCCTATTACGGAACGTAAGATTAAGTTCAAGGTAGGAGCTATGGCTATGATTAACTTAGAGAAGTTGATCAGGGAATCGTTCTTCACTACCTTGCAGAACTTAAGCTGGGGTATGGGAAGCGATAGGATGTTGCCTTCTAACCCTATTTCCGGTACTAATGACGCTATGATCTTAGGTCCGGTTCAGGTTAAGGGAGCTTTCATCCCGGGCATCGGTAACGTCGAGTTCGAACATGATCCTTCTTTGGATTACGCCGACATGACAGATCGTAGCGAGTTAGTGAATGGCATGTATCCTAGATCCTCTTATTCTTGTATTATCGAGAATATCACTGACGCTGGATCGACTAACGCATATTCCGCTATTCCTAATACGGCTAACGCTAAGTTAGGTAATATGAACAACAACGTATTCTATATCAAACCAGAAGGCGTAAGCATGTGGTGGGGTTATGAGTACGGTCGTTGGGCGCACAAGGCCAACGGTAATGAGATCGTATCATCCTTGCCGGGCATGAAAGAACAATTCTGGTGCCACTCCGCTTCCGCAGCATGGGTTATGGATAACAGTAAGTTCTTGATTATCGAGCTTCAACCGAACTACTTCGGCTAAGTTTTTTTCATATATGTAATTTGGTTTTTAGAGGGGAGGATATTCCTCTCCTCTTTTTTTAAAAGTAACGCAAAAAAAGGAAATGAAAGAAATTTTAAAATCAAGGAAGGTATTGGCCGAGGTAAACGGTTTCAATATCATGTCAGATACCTTATATGAGGTTGTAGGTAAACACGATGGAAGCGCTCCTCAGGCGTTTCAGGACGCTAATATAGCTAAAACTCCGTTCCCGGAGAACGCCACTCACGTATGTTGCCCTTGGGATGATTTCTCCAAGGCCTATAACACCGGTTTTTATCCAAGATCAAGATGCTATAATGGTCTTGACAAGAATGAGATCGATAAGCTCGTCAAACAGCGGGTAGATAATATCATGAAGCCTTTCGAGGAAATGTCGCAGATGGATCTATCTCAAACCAATTTAGAATTTTGGGATGACGCTAAGGATAAGATCTTCATGGGTAAGGTTTATAATACGGCTAATACCGTAGATCTATTTTATTTATATCTGGCTGTATTTTCCGGCATGTTGACTCCTCAGGAAATGGATGGCGATCCTGTCTTCATGAACTCCATGTTCTGTTTCGTGGAGAAAGACAATATGAAGGATTTCGTTCAGCAGCGTGAGATCAATAAGATGAATATCAGCTATAAGTTCATCAACGCCCTTAAGAAAGGTGGCAAGGAACGTCAGGCTGCCATCGACCTTCTTCTGTACATCGGTATCGTAACTCGCCCGGATTTCACGGAGGATGAGTATTATACAGGATCTCTATCAAACTGGATGAATGAGAAGAAGACCAATGTCGATTATCTGCTTGATATCTGGGATCGGTCATTGGAAGGTGATTTCAAGGAAGTTCTTGAGTTTTACCGTATCGTAAACGTCCTTCAACGAAATGGTCGTATCAATATGACTCCATCCGGATTACAATATAATGGCCAGATCATAGGGCCTGACGTTCGGACATCCGCTGAGTTCTTGGCTACCAAGAAAGACTTTATTAACATAAAGGCTAATGTATTAGATGAGTATGAGGAGATCATGTCTATGTCTAATATCGATGATAAGTCCAAGACCAAGAAGGTTAAGGATATTAAGAAGAAGGATGACGTAGAGGAAGGTGATAAGGTTAAGGAGGAATAACGATGACAATCCAAGAAGCGTATCTAAGGTCTTTGCAGAAGAACGAGCAGAATTTAGCCAATGGCGGGATTAAGCTGGATCCGGGAAGGTTCGTGCTGTTGTTCAACGAGGCCCAAGACCGGTTGGTTAAGTACTATCTAAACAGGAAGGATGACGAGACTATACGCTCCATCCAAAACCTTCTTGTTTATTGGATGTCGTTGGATAATGCGGATAGGATGGATGACCCTGAGTCTACGTCCTTTAACTTACCTGACAACTATCTATGGTTCTCTAACATAAAAGGCGTTTTCTCGTACAAAGGGTGTGAGGTCACTGATTTCGTTATGTGGGAGGCTAAGAACGAGAACGTCCATGAGCTTCTTGGGGATGATAGCAATAAACCTTCTTTTGATTATCGAGAGACGTTCTACACCATAGGTGACGGGAAGGTCGTGGTCTACGAGTCAGGCTTCCGTACCGAGGAGGTTAAGATGACGTACTACCGGAATCCGGTACGGGTGGATCTGGCCGGGTACATCAACGCCGCCGGCGAGCGGTCCACGGACATCGACCCTGAGCTGCCCGATCCTTTGGTGGAGGAGATTCTTGATATGGTCGCAAAGCAATTCAACCTTAACGAGAATGAACTAAGTAGATATAGGATGGATAAGGATAATGTGGCTTCCTTTAAATAAACAACGTTAGTTTTGATTGATAAGCCTACTCAGAAATGGGTAGGCTTATTTTTTTATCATCATATGCATATTTTCTGGAATCGGAGATTTCTCCGACTCCAGAAATAGTAAGCACGATCTTTGCGTTTTACAAAATATTTAATATAATGATTTTATATTGATATATTTTTTATGTATATATATTTACGGTAAAACTTTTATTTATATATTTGCATCGTATTAAACAATTAAATATATGTAATATGAAAACTAATGTTGTTATGATCTCCAAGGATAGGGATCTTTTTGGTGTTACTATCAAGCAAGACACTAAAACGTCTTTCATGTCGTTGACTGATTTACAGGAAGCCTATACCAGGAAAAGGATTCAGGAGGGATGGAATGATAAGAGGATAGAGAATATCCTTTCTAACAAGGAAAGTGCTGAGCGAATATACTATATTCTTGAAAAACAAGGATATATGATAGAAACAGGATTTCCTGTTTTTATGGAAATGGTTGAAAAAGAGTCTCTTATAAAAGTAATGAAAAAGTTTGGCGCTTATAAGACTGTTGGTAGGGGCGAGAACAGGAGAACTATGTGTAATCCTTATATATGGGTTCTTGTAGCTATGGAATTGAACCCTATGTTGTATGCCGAGGTTGTTACGTGGTTAACCGATAAGCTTATTCTTAATCGAATAGAGGCTGGTGATAGGTATAATGCTTTGTCTAGGGCGGCTTCTAGATTTAAGGATGTAGATTATGTTAAGATCGCCAAGGGTCTTAATTATATTGTTTTTAATATCCATGAAAGTATGATCAGGAATAAGGCCACGGAAGCTGAGCTAAAGGAATTGGAGCAAACACAGGGCAATCTTATATGGGCTATAGATATGGGTTATATAAAAAGCTTCGATGAACTTATTGATATGATGAGGAAGATGTATAAGAAAAAGTGGCTTAAATAATGTTTTTACAAAAAATGTAATTTATTTATATGCCTATACACTCGTGATCGTGTTTTATTGTCGTGAACTCGTTTATTATTATGTTTGCGTTAGTGAATGATTTTTAAACTAAAATATTAATTATATGTTGCACAGACCGCAAGACCGGGTACTTTTCGTATCCCCACATGCTAAGATGGTGGATGTTGATTCCATCTTCTTGAAGGAAGGACAGATCGGTATTTACGATACTAAAGATACTTCCGAGAACGGTTGTAAGGCCGTGATTGATTTTACCGGTAAGCCTCGTAACGACAAGCGTTATGAGATCCGTATCGGTCGTAATGAACAAGCGGCTTCCCGCTCTATCTATGATAAGGATTTTTCCACGCCGTTATTCTCTTTGAACGAGATCACGGAGATCTACGCTTCTTGGCCGAAGAAAGATCATGCTTATGTCGATGATGTTATCTTAGGATACAATGGTGTTTCTGATGACACGGCATTCTCCGTTTCCAAAGGAGACCGTATCGCTATCCGCTTGGTTCTCGCTGGTCGTGCCTTCGAGCTTCTTGGCTATGAGGAGGGTCGTGTTGAGATCAATGACGCCATTCTTTTGGATGATTGTGATAATACGCCAAATCAATGCGAGGAGTGCGATCCTTGCGAGGAGGTTGATTTGTTGCCCGCCGTATTGAAGTGTATTGAGCGGATGAAGAATCAACCTATTGCTGGTGGTGGTAAGTTATCTGATTATATCGATATTACTCCTGTTACAAGATGCACCAACGAGGCTACCGAACCTGATACGGAAGATGTCAACTTCTATTGTATGGAGGTTTGCGATACTGGTGATGACCTGGCCTTGGCTGAGGTTCGTGCCCAGTATCCGGGATTGAAGATCGTTCGTGAGAGCATCAACGGCAGCATGTCACGTTATAAGGTGATGAAGAAAGGCACTAAACCGGCTGATTATACTCAACGTCTTATCTCTATCATGAAAGGATGTACGGATTGTCCTCCTAACTATACCGAGGTTAAGGGTGGTTATCTGTATTCTATCTCCTTGGAGGATGACGGTGTCGATATGTCTACTACGGTGGAGTCATTGCCTAACGTTGTAGCCGATACGGTTAACAAGATGAGTCAGATCAAGGGATCAGGTTTGTATATTGCCGCTACTTCCAAGAAATTGACGGATGAGGAGATCTCTACTTTCGTGGAGGCCAATCCTACGGCTATTATCTACTATGTGGCTAAGACATCCGATATGTGTGAGAATCCTACGGTTCGTACCGCTTCATGGTCAGCTTGTGGTTCTTGCAAGGTATCTAAGGAGAAGTATTATATCACGATCCCGGATAACGAGTGTGGAGAAAGTGCCTTGGAAGAAATCAAGCAGGCGTTCCCGGAACTGGAGATCACGGATTATGGTACTCCGGCGGCTTGCCAGCATAGCTTCCAGACAGAGGTATATACCAACATGTTGTGTGATGAGTGCGACAAGGTGTTCGAGGGATTCTTTACCAGCGAGGCTCCGGCGTCTTACCGTAACCGTATGTGGAAGAAATTGGAGTCGGCTCAGGAACTTGGATCTAACTGCAAGTGCGGTATCCGTTTCCGTGGTAAGGAAATGCTGTTATCTCCGTCAGAGTGCTTGATGGATAAAATGACTTATGTAGAGGATAGCGTAGAGATCGTTGGCGCTAGCGGAGGTTATCCTGATTCTCTTGATGAGGGATCCCCCATTTGGTGGGATCAGCTTCACTTCGAGAGACTGTCCAGCAAAGCACCACGTACTCATGTCGGCGGTAATATGATGGATGACGAGTTGAAGGGTTACGCTCATTTCAACGGCTTCCCGAAACATCAGGATTTCATGGGACGGACATTCATGAACGAATACAGCCGTGTTGAACAAACAGCCCAATACGTGGACTTCCAGATCACAATTAATCCTCATAGATATGCTCAAGGATTCGGAAAGGTTATCGCCGATGATCCGGTTAACCTGATCTTACGTGTACGTTATGGCGCTCATGAGGGTGTTCAGGAGATGATCAATATGATCGGGGCGGCCGCTGGTCTTGGTCCCGCTGTTGTAACCGATTTTGAATCGAGACGTCAAGGCGAGTAATAGTAACCAACCCTAAATAAGAACGACCTTTTTTGCGTTCATATATTTCCTAAAGGGGAGAGATTCAATTCTCTTCCCTTTTTTGTTATCTTTGAGGCATGATATCAGTTGAGAGACATATTATTAAGGATAAACGATTTGAGGATATTTGCCTTAAATCAGGGTTGCTGTACAATTATGTACTGTATCTGGTAAGGCAGGGTATTTTCAATGGGGAATATTTGAAGGAATATGATCTATCTACTAAATTAGGCAAGGAGAATCAATTTGATTTTAGACAACTTCCTGCCGCTGTATCTCAGCAGGTGGTTGGTCAGGTATTCAAGAGTGTTAATTCATGGATCGGATTGAAGAAGGATTTCGATAAGAATCCTGGTAAGTATAACAATAATCGACCTCGTCTTCCGAAGTACAAGAAAGGTAAGAAGCAGAATGTGGTTGTATTTACAACTTCCTCTTGCCGGATAAAGGATGATGGTTGTATTCATTTTGTTAAGAATGTTGTTGAACCGATAAAAACTAACGTAAAGAAAGATGAGTTAAAACAGGTAAGGATAGTACCTCAAGCTACATGTTATGTGGTAGAGGTGATTTATGAAAGGAAGGAGGTTGATTTGAATATTAATAAAGATAATTTCCTTTCGATCGATTTAGGATTGAATAATTTATGCTCATGTATCAGTAATGTAGGCATCAAGCCTTTCATTATAAACGGCAGGGTTATGAAATCATTAAATCGGTGGTATAATAAGAAGAAAGCCGGATTGATGTCGTATATTGGCGATAAGGGAACTTCTAGGAGAATAAGAAGAATCTCTTTGTATCGTAATTGTTGGATCGATGATAAGATTCATAAGATTAGTAGATATATCGTAAACTTCTGCGCATCGAATAACATAGGTCGTATCATTATCGGTCTTAACAAGGAGTGGAAGCAGGAGATAAATATTGGTAAGAGAAACAACCAGCATTTTATCTCTATCCCTCATTCTAAGTTAATTGATAAGATAACATACAAGGCTAAATTGCTGTGTATAGAGGTTGTTACTCATGAGGAATCTTATACTTCAAAGATCGATCATCTGGCTTTTGAGGGGATGAAATATCAAGATAATTATCTAGGTAAAAGAAAACGCAGGGGATTATTTCAAAGCTCTATCGGCAAATTGATAAATGCGGATATCAACGGAGCTGTTGGGATAGCTAGAAAAGTAATCGGCGATTCATGTGTAAACATGATAGTCGGTAGTGGGTTTGCGTTTAACCCGGTTAGGGTAAATATCTTGTGATATAAATATTAATCTAATTAATAAATTTTAAATTTTAATAACGTGTCGGCTATTAATGAGTATTTAAAGAGACTGGCTTCCATATTCGGTAGCATGGGTTTCTCCGTTCCGCCAGATGACTTCTCAGGTGTTGTCATAGACGGAAAGACGTATCCGGTCATGATGAGGAATGACGGGTGTTACGTGTACTTCGATGATAAAGGAGTAAAGAGACTTGTAAGCGAGGTCCCTAAAAAGGACTATCAGTTCATTAACATCAAGGACGCCCGTGTGTCGATCGTCAACCAATGTTATCGTACTCCGGGAGGTCAGGTAGAGGCTCGTATCCATACCTATATGAATAATAAGGGGGAGATACTGGCCGAGAAGATATTTATCATCAACTCATCGGATATCGATACTCCCATTGGCACGGAATTGGATAAGATCCCTGCCGAGTGGGTGGCTATAGATTGTAGTATAGCGGAGATGACCGATCGGGAGTTGATATTCGTAAGTAAATGTTATGCCACGGAAGGAGGCAAGGTCCAGATAGAGGGCGTAGAGTCGGTTGATCCCCGCCTGAACCCGGAGGTGTCTCATTATGAGGTGGTGAATACTACTGACGATAGTAACCCTATTGGAACGAAGTATAATGCCATACCTGATACGTGGAGGCGTATAGTATGTGATTTTCCGGACATGACCCAAAGGGAGATAATACCGGTGCTTAAATGCTTTGATACCGGGACCGGAAGGGTACAGATAGAGGGGTATAAGATATTTGATTACGAGATGGGTACCAGAAAGGAATGGTATCGCGTCAAGCAAAGTACCGATCCTGAGAATCCGGTAGGTGAGTTTATCACCAGCATAAGCGATGACTGGGTTGAGGTCGTTTGTGACTTCACGGATATGGAGGATCGTGATATTGAGGTAACTATAGAATGTTATAAGACACCGGCCGGTAAGGTGAAGCTGGAGGTTCTCACGTCATGGGACGGGAATATAGGAGTTAGGGATAAGAGTTATAAAGTCCTGGAGACTACCGATCCGTCACAACCTGAGGGCGCCAGCTTCTCATCCTTGCCAGACACTTGGATAAGGGTAGTCTGTGATTTTGATGATATGGAGGAGAGAGATATCAAATCCTATATAGAGTGTTATGACAGCGGTAGCGGCAACGTTAAACTTCGAAGGATGGTGTCGTATGACTCCAAGATAAAGGCCAGATACACACGTTTCGAGGTAGTGGACTCCGATAACGCAGACTTTGTCCCAGGAGCCGCCCTAGCTACCCTCCCCGACGGATTCTCTTTGGTTCCTTGTGATTTCGTTGACTTTGAGGATAGAATGCTTCAGTCAAGGAAAGAATGCTATAATACAGATAAAGGTCGTGTACAGGTATTAAGAATAACGTCTTATGATGGAGATATAGATATAAGGGGCGCTGTTTATGTCGTTACACGATCTGAGAACCCCGATATTCTCGTGGATAGGATATATAATGCCATACCTGGAGGATGGGATCGCATGGTGTGCGAGATGGAGGATATGGAGGATCGTGATATCGAGTCTTTCGTGGAATGTTATGATAGCGGTGAGGGTAATGTCAAGGTAAGGAGAGTCGTGTCTTATGATGCCAAGGCAAACGAGCGCCACGTCCGCTACGAGGTACTGGATTCGGATAACGGCGGTTTCGCCCCGGGACAGCGGATATCCATCCTGCCTACCGGATGGTCTTTGGTGTCTTGTGATTTCACGGATATGGAAGACAGAATGCCTATTGATATCGAGGAATGTTATAGGACATCAAACGGGAGCATACGTATGAGACATGTGGTGTCTTATGATGGTGATCTTGGGAAAAGAAACCAGTTCTGGGAGATTGTGGACTCGTCTGATAACGGATATGGTCTAGGGGATAGGATGAATAGCATCCCATCGGTTTTTATCCGTGAAAGGTGTGCCATAGAAAGGTTGGATGATCGTATTACCAGAAGTGCGATAGAATGTTACTCGACTCCAGGAGGATCGGTAAGAATTAAATCCACTTACGTTATCAACCCTTTAAATCATGTTAGGTCGTATAATCATCATGTATTGAGTTCTACGGATAATGATATCAAGATTGGTGTTCAATATATCTCTTTGCCATCTAATTTTACTCGTATCGAATGCGAGGAGCCGGATTACATGGATCGGCTTATAGATACTACCGAGACCTGTTATGATACCGGCAATGGTACGGTAAAGATCCGGAGGCAAGAGTCTCTTAACGGTAATCTTGATCTCAAGACATTTGATTATAAGATCGTAGAGTCTACTGATCCAGCATATAGATTAAATACTACACCTACGCAATCTGTTATAGACGGATGGACCGTTATTAGCTGTGATCTCAATATCATGGATGTAGATGATTGTTATGAGATCGGGGGGCATAAGATCCATCTAAAGGGCTTTAGGACGGTCAATCCTGCATTGCAGGATATTAAGTCCAAGCTTTATGTGGTATATTCAGATCATCCGGATTACGGTGTTGGAGATGAGTTGTCTTCTATTCCTGATGGGGCTAAGGTCACGATATGCGATTACGCTGATAAAAGCCAAAGACATATGGTTCCGGTGCGTGAGTGTTATGAGGTAGCCGATGGCCGGTTCTATGTGGAGGGAAGTCGGTTGGTGGATAACGATATGGTCGTTGAGCGGACGTCGTTAACGGTGATGGAGTCATCCTCTCCTACCTACCCGGTAGGTACGACACTGACCTCCATTCCTGTTGGCGCTACTATCGTGGCTTGTTTATGTCAAACCTGTTAATATCAAGGCTATGGTTAAAGTATGTAATGATTATTATATGATTGACGCCCTAGCCGGCGGTGAGGTCATAAGGAAAAGGAAATATCGTCGTGAGAATACGATGATCGGATATAAGTGGTATGATTATAATGGGGTTGAGGTTATCGACCCCATTGAGATATCACGTCTTGATAGTCTGGCTACCAAACATCAGCGTGTGGATCAGGCTTACGATGACCATGCTGTTTTCATGTCATCAACCAACTACGTCAATAGCGTATCCGGTATCCCTATGGACAAACATATGGTTGTGGTAGAATGGAGGCCGGAAAGCGAACAGGGGTTTGTTACGATGGCTCATGAGCAAGGTCTTGACGGGGATAGCTATTATATAGTTATTATCAACACCGGAGATAAGCAGGCTACGATCTACACCCCCGTAGATCCTGAGGATCCAAAGGATGGTACCTCTAGGGCGGATGATGGCGATAATATCTCCGTGGGAGGATCTTATGTCTCTATATCCCCCAAGCAGGTAGAGCGGATAAGGGTTACTTTTCGTGATGGTAAATGGTATTATGAGTTGGTTACCAAGACATATCCCAGCAATACCGGTGGTATTAAGATCGGTGATGTTGATTATGTTACTTTCAGGTATTTATGGGATGAGAGTTCGGGAAGGGATTTGGATACGATGACGGAGGCTCTCAACTCGAATGTCCCGACTATCGATAATCTTGGTGTTGGTTATAATGGCCCCGGTAACGGTGATGAGTCCGTAAGGAGCGTGCTTAAATGGGGTGGTGATAACACCGGGTCTGGTAAGGAGTGTGTTTGGATGTCGGTAAAGGATCTAAGGGCACAGCATTATTCCACATTGCCGGATGAGACGCAATTCATGGCTTATGCTACATGGTTCGCTTCTATAGGTACAGGTAAGTGTTCTTTTGAGCTTGTGGGTTACAAGGGCGGTACTATGAGCCAAGACGGATATAATTTTATAAATACCGGTGGATCTGTGGTGTATCAAAATACGTATGATTTTGTTTGTCATACCAGCAAAGGCTCATCTACGTATAAGACATCCTACGAGAAGGTGGCTCGTGTTACCTACAATAAGCTCACTAACGAGGTTTATATGTCCATCGGTGACGCTATAGATCAGGAGGATAATTATGATAAGTTAGAGCGAGAGATCAATAATATAAAGGAAAGACTTAGCGATGTCGAGAGCGAGCTGGATGTCGTAAGACGTATAGCCGAGGGCAAGAACACGGCGTATATCTTTGATACGGTCGATGCCATGAATGAGTGGCTGGCGGTTCCGGAGAACACGGCTAAGCTCCGTGTGGGGGACAGCTTCTGGATCAGGGAGCAGGAGGTACCTGATTATTGGTGGGATGGAACTCAGGCTTTAGAGCAGGAAGGTCCGAAGGTTGACTTATCTCCTTATTATAAGAAAGACGAGATTAACGATATTGTTGATGATATTAATCAGAAGATAGAGGATAAGAGTATGTCGATTATCTTCGATACCTATATCCAAATGAAATCTTTCGTAGACGATCCTACTAACGCCGATAAGCTTAAGGAAGGTACCATCTTGTTGATACGAGATAAAAACGTACCTGATTATTATTACGATGGTGCTGGGATAGTCAAGATGGAGGCTGACGTAGAGCAATGTCTTTACGTTACTTTAACCAATAAGCCTACGGAAAGCACCGTTAGTTATACCCAAGATCGGGAGGTAACTAATTTCGCTCCGGGAGCTATAGCTAGGTGGATTGACGCTGACGGGAATAATGTGTTTTATAAGCTTGTAGAGATAGTAGGAGGTAGGGCTAAGTGGATTGTCCTTATTGATACTAAATACGGTAATGTGACGTTACAGAGTACTTACGACAAGAATTATGAGATCGTTAATATCGTATCTGGGTCTAGGTTACAGGCTATAAATAGCGAGAAGAATGATATCAAGTTCGTTAATAGCGCTACGGGTAACGTGACTGTCGTGTTGAATGGTACTGTATCAGGGGGAGCCAAGAAGCTGGTGAGTATGCTGGCGGTGAACGAGGTAGTCTTGACCCCCGGAGCGGCGGTGTCGTTTACCCGGAACGGCGATGAGTTCGTGCTCACGGAGTTGTTTGGCGTTACTATCTTCCCGGATCTGGCGGATGCCAACCGTGAGGGAGAATGGGTGATGAGCGTAGGAGTAACCGGTAAACCGATCCTTATGGAGGTAAAGGAGATGCGTAAGTGGGATGAGAGCATAACCAAGGAGCTTACAATAGATGAGCTTAACGAGAAGTTCCCTAACGTGGATATCGGATTCGCTGTCGTATGCAAGACCATCAACAAGGTATATGAGATGGTTAACGGATACAAGGAATGGGTGTCTTATGATATAACCTCAATTAGTTGATATGGGATTTTTGGTAGGATATGATACGGCCTTGTCCTCGGTGACGTTTTATGTTAACGAGGATAGGTTCCCTTGTTATAATGGGAGGAATGCTGATTATGTGCCTGATCCGATAGTAGATTTAGGTAATTTTAATCGTAATCTCAGGTTCTCGGCAAACAATCCAGGATTCGTGGACGTCGATTGGGGTGATGGGACAAAGGATCAATACCCTTTGGTCAAGATATCTGACGGTAGTTATAGGATAGTATTCAGGTCTTTAGATATTGAGTACAAAAAGAATCCTGACGATACTACATGGTGGTATAGGAAGGAGGATGGATCTCAGTATATACCGGTTCCTCCACATAAGTATAGCGATATCAGGCGTAGGGAGGTTACGATGAGGTTCTCTAACGTAATCGATGGGGAGTTCAATATGGATGGTATTGTCCTCCATGAGTTTCCTGTAGTTAATCTACCTGATATAACTTATTTGGCTATGGTCAGATCCGTTCTTAAAAATGGCGATATCCCATATGATAGGATAAGTAAGAGCGTTAATCTTCGTAATATACAGATGGGGTCTTTTTATCATCCTGGTGTTTGGGACAATTGGCCTGAAGGTTTTTTAAATATGAAAAATCTGAGGTATTTCACATGTAGCGGTATTTTTAATTTCGCTGATAATCCCGATTCTAATTGGAGAAGATTCTCGGAATGGGAGAATCTTACTGTTTTTAATTTCAATTGGTGTAATATCCCTTCGTATGACCCGGCGTTTAATTCTATTCCGGCTACGGATATAAATATCATTAGCGATAGGAATAACATACCTGTCTTTGATGAGGTGGATAAGGTTGGGGATAATAAATTGGTTGTTAAATTTATGGCTAAAGGTAGCTCATGGGAACAGGATTTGGTAGGAGGGAAGTTGAATAAGATTCAGGAGACATATTGTACGTCAGGTACGGTTCCGGTAGACGATCTCCCAGACTGGTTGTATGAGGTAAGAGAATTTAGGAAATGGAATATGGCAGATGGTGGTATGTTTATAAATACGCAGGAGAGGGCTGATACATTCGTTAATACGTTTTATGATAAGGTAATATCGTGGGATTATATAACTATGTCTCAAGTAGCCTCTGATGGTAATAGAAATCAATTTTATAAGCTTGTTTTAAACTTGTATATAGCCTCTGCTCCTACCAACAAGAGACCATCTGGCGTTTATCAAGCCCCTGAGGGGTTTGTTAAGGGTGTTAGCAACGGTAATCCTACGACGCCTATGGAGAAGGTGTATGTGCTTACCAATAACTACGGGCAGACATGGGTCTTGGCCCCTGCCCCGGCTTCTAAGGCCGCCCTTACGAGGGCAAGGCGGGCTGGGAAGGCTAGGATTACCCCGTTCGTCCTTGGCGTAAAGGACGGCCATGTATCCGTGTTCAGCGGAGATGTATTGGATGATAATATGAGTAAGTATAATTTCGCCGACAAATACGAGGCTATAGATATCTGTAACGATCTGGGATTGGACAGTTCACCGGTTGTCGAGTATTTCAGGAGAATAGAGGAGGGAGAGGTATGAGACTGATATGTAAGGATACGAATAAAGGGTCTATAACCTTTTTTACTAAGGGTAAATACGCTTTTAGGGGCGTTAACAGGAATGATACTACTGATGATGTTCCTGATCCTATATTGGATGGTAATAATTATAATGAGACTATAGGATTTTATTCTAATGCTCCCGGCATGTGCGAGGTTGATTGGGGAGATGGGAGTAAAGAGCAATTCCCCTTTGTAAGGGCTAGGAGTGGATCTATATATGGTCAATACAGGTTGATGTTCAGGAGAAGGGATATAAGTTATCGTAAGAATCCAGACAGTCATCCATGGTGGTTTTACAAAGAGGATGGGAGTGAGTATGTTCCCGCCCCCAATCATGCTTATGATGATGGCATGGATAAGGAGCGTGTGATATCCATGTCTTTTACCAATGATGTTACGATGATGGAATCCTATAGGATTATGATGGTAGGTTTTCCTATACTTGATATGCCTAGCCTTATCAATATAATTATAGGTATTCCTGGGGATCGTACCATAACAGATATACCAAAGGATAGGATAATGAGATCGGTAAATATAGAGCGTATAACATTAAGTGAGTTTGGTGTGGATACGTTGACGTCCATCCCGGAGGATTGGAATAGACTAACTAAATTGAAAGGTCTGAATTTGTCCATGTCTATTGACTTTAGTGATACCGAAGCTTCCAATATAAGGAAATTCCCTTCCATGTGGCCTAATTTGGAGATATTGAATTTAGCTGGTGGAAGGGTAAGGTTATATCCTAAGGAATGGTTATCATTCAATAATTTAAAAGAATTGTATTTAAGTCCTGGTTATGCCACATCATCGTTTGATCCTAACACATGCCCGGCTATGGATGAGGTGGATAAGATAAATTCTAGTTTAAAGATTTTCGATCATATAAATAGATGGTATGGATCTGTCGTGAGTTGGCATCCGTATATGAGCGGTAAGGGATTGGGAAACATTGAGCGTATCGACGCTTCACACAGTCATAGTAATATAGATGTAAGTAATCTCCCGGATTATATATATGAGATGAGGTCTATGAATAGCTTTTATATGTATCGCAGCTTGTCAACCCAAGTTCGATGTGATACGTTTATATCGACATTATATGAGAGGGTGATGGGGTTTGATTATCTCACTATGTCTTCCTCTGCTTCCGATGGCAAAAGAAATCAGTTTTATGGATTGTATCTAAGTATGTATTCAGCTTCCTATCCTGATGATAAAAGACCTAGTGGCGTATTACAGGCTCCCTCTGGTTTTATAAAGGGTCAGTCTAATGGCTCTCCGTCGACTCCTATGGAGATGGTTTATGTGCTTATGAATAATTATGGATGGAGGTTTAGTATGGCGCCAGAGGCTTCGGTGTTAAGGTCAATACGATCTTCTGATATTGACACGAGGTCGTATAAGCCATATAAGCTTATTGTATTTGACGATGGTCGTACCTTTGTAGGCGATGGAGATGTTTTAGCTCATGATACGGATAAGGTATTATCGTTTGGGGGTCAACCAGAAGGGGAGTTTTTATGTGATTCTATGGGATTGGACAGGAATGTTATTGTAGAATATTTTAACAAGATAGGTAATGACTAAGACATTATATAAATATGAGGCATCATCCAACAAGTTCGTGTGGTTCACCACATGGGATAGGGCACTTAAAAATTTTTATACCGATGATTATAATTATGTACCCGATCCTATCGTTGATAATCCATATAATACGTTTGTTGAGTTTAGATCCAGAAAGCCCGGTATGGCTAATGTGGATTGGGGGGATGGAATAAAGGAACAGTTTCCTATGACCAAGGTTCAAGGGGAGGATAATTATCGTATTATATTCCGTTCTTTAGCGATACAACATAAGAAAAATCCCAATACTACGTGGTGGTTCAGGAAGGAGGATGGATCGCAATACGTACCTATAGATAATCATGCTTACGCTGATGGGAGGAGGGACGTACAACGGGCTGTGTCGATAGATTTTACTTGTGATATTTATTATGCCAATATCCAAACTTGCAAGATGACGGCTTTCCCGATTGTGGATATTCCAGGTCTTGAGACTTTGATCGTATCCCATACGATGCATGCTAATGACGGTATACCTGTAGACAAGTTGTCAAGATCCAAAAAGTTAATTTATATCGATCTTCAAAATATAGGGCAAAGAATGACCGTAATTCCTGAGGCTATAACCAGTAAGACAGAGGTATATTATTTAAATATGTTTAATATGCTTGATCTTAGGGATATAGAGGCTAGTGGGATAAGGAATATAAAGAATATGAAAAATCTTCAAACCCTTGAATTGTCTTCATGTTATTTGGATAGGTATATAAAGGAGTTTAATGATCTTCCTAAATTAACTTCGTTGAATATAACTCCCGGACCTTCTGATATGTGGAATTATTTTGATATAAATACCCTTCCTTTTTTCGAGGTAGATAAGATAAATCCTAGCATTAATACTTTTACTTTTTTAAATGACTGGGTAAGTGGAGAAAGGAGGACGGGTTGGAATGATGATAATATGTCGGGTAGAGGATTGAATTATCTTACAGGTTTTTCCGTTAGTCATAGTAATGGTATTAGGATGGACAAGCTACCGGATTATATTTATGAGATGAGGTCTATTACATGGTTTAAAGTGAATAACTCCACTCATAGCCAACAACGATCAGATGATTTCGTGGATTCTTTTTATAAACTGGTTACGGAATGGGATCAGATAACCATGACATCCGTGGCTAGCGACAATAAACGGAATCAATTTTATGGTCTTCAGGTATCTATGTATTCCGCTCAGTATCCAAACGAAAATCAGCGTCCTTCCGGCACGGAGCAGGCCCCCGAGGGATTCGTGAAAGGCTTGTCCAACGGGTCTCCCGCTACACCTATGGAGAAGATATATGTGCTAAAAAATAACTACGCCCAGAGATGGACGATAAAACCGGCTTAATATGGATAGAAATGATATCATAAAAGAACTTGGATTGTATTTTGATATAGTAGAATTGGTATGTCCTCATACATATAATAAGTGGAAGGACAGATCGTGGCAGTTTCTTGATACAGCGTTTCTCCATAATCTTCTTATATTACGGAGGGATATAATCAAACAGCCTATGTATTGTAATAATTGGGACAAGCAGGGGCAGTTTTCCCAACGTGGTCTTAGATGCAACATCTGCCAGATAGTTAAGGATAAGAAAGATGTTTATCTATCCGCTCATGTATTGGGTAAGGCTGGGGATTTCGATGTCAAGTCGATGACGGCGGAACAGGCTAGAGGCTTGATCTTGGATCATCAAGATATGTTACCATATCCTTTCCGGCTTGAGGGGAAGGTGGGTTGGTTGCATTTTGATAGCCTTGATACTAGGAACGGTATACATGCTGTGGTGTTTTAGGTACTTAATGGTATAGTAGTTAACTTTGCGAGTAGGGTATAAAATGAAAGACAAAGACATGATAGAGCGAGTAGGGGCTTTGTGGAATATTGCGCTTGCGTATGGTGCCTCTTGTTGGGCTTATTTCCAGCCGGTACACCATTTATTAATTGTATTACTTATAGTATTAATAGCTAATTTTTTAGCTAGGTTAGCGCAAAGCATAAGGGGCTGGAAGCTCCGACGAAGCCGTAGAAGACGGTTTAGTTTTAAGAGATGGCTTAGGGAGGTCAGGTTAACTGATATTCTTAAGGAGTTCGCTTTGTCCTGTTTTATAGTAATGACATTATGTGTTATATATAAGACGTTATACCCGATCGAGGAGGAGGCTAGCATGATACTTACCGTTACCAAATATGGGGTGTATATAGCCCTTGTTGGATATGTGATGCTTTTCTTGAATACGATAGGGGATGCTTTCTCTGACGCTTATTTGGTGAAGGTATTCAAGGCTGTGTTCAAGAGAATAAACGTGTTCAAGATGTTTAGCTTCTCCAAGAACATACCTGATGAGACGTTTGACGATATAAGGAGGATTGCCGATGATGAGGTTAAGGATAAGTCTTAGGGTGATTGTTTGTTTAGGTCTGTCGCTGTTCCTGTCCTCTTGCGGAAGTAGGAGGCAGGTTAGCGACACGTCTATTGATAGCCGGCTGATAAGCAGGATAGAGACGATGATAGATGAGGTCATGGATCGGAGGATCGTAGAGATCAAGACATCTGATCTTAATGCTGATATCGTTATAACTGAGAGGAAATTCGATACGGGCAAGGATGTTGATCCTGCCACGGGGGAACGGCCGGTGTCCTCGCAGACAGATACCCATATCGTCATTGGCCGGCGGGACAGCACGGTGACAGCCGATTCCCTTGGAGTTAATAAGACAAGGAATGATATAAAGGATCTGGATAATAAGACAAATATCAAATCTAAGGACGTAGATGATAGGAAGGAATCAAGATGGCCTATAGTGTGGATAGTAGCTGGTATCTTGATGATATTGTTGGTATTGGTGTATATATTTAAAAAGATAAAGGTTTTATGAGAAGAAGAATGTTGAATAATGGAAGTGATGCCCTTGTCGATCAACACACAAGATTCTTGATGAGATTTGACAATGATTTTAAGGTTGATGGATACCCCCCCCATAATATTGAGGATGGTTTATCCATTAAGGGAGGAGAGTTTGTTACCGATTCTATAAGAACTGGATATAAATACACAAATAGGTCTAATTCTTATGGGATGATTGATACATCTAGTGCATTGTCACCTGATCTATTTGGTGATGGAGATCCATTTACCATTGATTTTTGGTATAAACCAATAGAAGTTATTGACGCTTGTTCTGTTGGTCATGAATGGTATAATGGTATTTTTTATTTTGGCATAGCTGATGATTATGGCTTATGTTTGTGTTTCGCCACTTATGAAGGATCATATAAGGTCAATACGGGTGAGGTAAATGTTGGTAAATGGTGTCATGTTGCTATGGCAAGGGATATTAACAATAATTTGCTTTGTTTTATAGATGGTATTCGTTTAGGTCAGATACCATGTCCTAATTATTCGTTGATGTCACATAATATAGATCTTAATAGACAAAGGGATAGAAGTAATAGAGGATATTTTGTGATAGATAATTTCAGGATAAGCGATGGGGTTAGATGGACGTCTGATTTTGATCCTCCTAAATGAAAAGGGATTATGATCTACCATAATCCCTTGCCATTCATCCTTACCCACGTACCAACCAAAACCAAAATGAGGTCAGTCCCGGATTCGAACCGGGGTATATGGTTTTGCAGACCACCGACTAAACCACTCATCCAACTAACCGTATCGCGAATATATAATTTTGTCTTTGACCGAACACCCTCTTTGACCATATTTTTACTCAACTAGAATATTCCTTAAAGAGAATTACTTGTCTAGTATGCTGTTTGAGGAAATTCCTTTTCAAGGTCTACACTTGTTGACACCAAAAGGGGATGTGGCGGCTCCGTGAGGCAGGGCAGGAGGTATCCCCACACGGCCGGCCAGGAGCGGAGCGACTCGTAGCCCACCTCCATTTTCCCCTTGGCGTATTACGCTTAAGCGTTGGAAAGAAGTAAACATATCAATGCATTAACGTCTGATGTAGGTAGTTGTTTGTCGATTAAAGATCCATAGACAACATAAGTAGATGTTAAAAATACACTAAACTAAATTATTGATATAAGTTATTGTTGAGATCTTGATTTTTCAATCTACTACATATTTTCATGTTAATGTAATTAAGTTATATACTTTAGATAATAACAAAGCGTTAGCTAACTCTTTTTAATCAATCAACTTATGAGATAAATAAAGAAAATCTTTATAATGAGACTCCCTTCTTAATGGGGCGAAAGTTTCCTATATCACATGTCACAAAATAGACAACTGTATTTATAAAAGAAGGTGGATAAATAAATGCATCTCTTTTCTTAACTATCCCTACGATAGTCTCCCTACGCAATGTCTAAGTTGGATTTCGACCATGGCGATCACCGTAAAAAGCCGTGATCATAAACAAAAAAAATGAGTACTTTCACAAGCACTCATTTTGAAATGACAAAGTTTTTAGTATCTTTGCACTATAAAAAAAAAAAACATATGGCAAAATTAGCATTAATATTCGACCAATTCGTATCTTTCTCTGAAAAAAAGAGGATGTCGGAAGAAAATAGAGCCTTGAGGAGGGATTCCGGCAAGGTCATCCTACCTTATTTGCTTAATGACAATGCTAATCCTTGTTGCGATAATCCTAGGATAAAGCGTCAGTCATCATCAAAGTCAGAGATACTGGAGAAGCCGATATCGGAGACACTGATAGGTATTCTTATCATATGCCTTGACCCTATAAGGTTTAGGTCGCTGGGGATCCAATACAACATCAAGTGGTTCTATTACTTTGTGAATGAAATAGTTAATTACTATATCAAGCATCATCGTCTTGGTGGTGATAATCTCGCTTATCAGATAAAGTTAGTTAGGTGGCTTTTGATCAGTTATGTTAACGTGGCTGTTGTCCACGGTTATTATGCTATGGTGAGGAAGGTGAAGAAAGAGCATCCTGACCTTTTTGTACATAGTAACAAGGCGAGGTATTATTATTGGGACAATTGCCCTCCTAAGCATCATAAGCTAGAGGATGAACGAAATATAAATAATCCTACCTATAAAGCCCATGAGTGCAATAGGAAGCGCGCCGAGGATATCAAACGTGTTGTTTATGACTCCATGGATTCGATCAGGAAACGTGACCTTAAGGATTTTGTGTCCTCCAAGAACAACGGGGTGAGCATTTCTTTTAAGGAAAAGGTTCAGAACAAGGTCAGGAAGAAGGGCTTTGGTAATGTCAGCATCAAGACCATAGAGAGGGCTATAAAGAGCTATTTAGATGAGCGTGGTGTCACTTTCTCTGAGTTCGTCGATGGGGTGAGGAAGTTGGATAGGAAGATAAAGGAAGTCAAGTCCGCTTTTGGCAAGGCTAAAAGGATTAAGATCTTTGGCGTCAAGGCTTATGATTATGTGTCTGGAGATGAGATAGTTGATGAGTTTGGTATGGCCGCGTTGTCTGATGATGTGTGGATTCCTGATAATAGCACACCGTTCCTTGACGGTTATGTCTGTTCTTCTGATCCGTTTAGTGATTGTTTGTGTTTTAACTAAAATATTTTTGCCATGAAAATAGTCAGGTCCGGTGATTTTAAGATTATGTTTAATGAAAAGAACAGGCTGTTTAACGCCTCTATGCTTTTCGACCAGCTTGATGGTGGCGAGGACGCTTTGAGGGACTTGCTGGGTTCAAGAAAAGATCTTAGGCGCCTTGTAACCAAAAGGTCCTTTTGGATAGATATGCCGGCTATCGCCTTGTTTTTGGGCGATTATGACGGGGATGATATCAAGAGGCTTGTTTTTGATTGCGCTTCATGCTATATTTCTCATTCAATAGTGTCTTTTTTGGATGAGGATTTGGAGCCATTTTTTGTTTTTAGTGATAATAGCGATGAGCTTCTTCATAATTATAGGGAAGATGGTGATGATACAGGCGAGGCTGTGTCTAGTATTGTTGATTTATCCACCCGTTTCGTAAACACCGTTTTGTTTAGCAATCCTAACTCCCCTGTGTTTAGGTTTATCATTGACACGATGACAATAAATGTAGGGAGATGCGTTGGTCTGATGAGGTCATTGATTTTTATGTTTGATCGCGGGTTTATCAAAAGCATGGACGATCTTGATGATATCTTTGGGGTTGGATAGATTTCATTTTTGACACAACATGTGCTATCTTTGTGAAAAAGATACTAAGATGAATCAGATCAATATCATACCGAAGATAATTCATGATAAGTTTGCCGCAAGGATTATCATGGATGATTACGATATAGAAAAACCTATCGTAATTACTGTCGTGGCTAGACGTAACGATGGTGAGTATAATACCCAGATACTAACATACCCGACATCTGGCGTTGATTATGAGGGTAATGTAAGGATGGTGTTTTTTGATGTCGCTAGGTCTCATGTTTGCCAGATAACATCGGTATTTATCAACGGTCATGAGGTCAAGACATATTATACCGATATCCCGGATCTTGATATGCAAGCCCGTTATGACGATAGCTTATGCCGGTACGATAAGAAGGTTAATATGAATGATATTCGGCTGTCATTTCAGGTGCTAGAGACACGTGATCCCAAGGTGCTTCAGGTATTGGATGAGTCTGAGTGGGGGTTGCTGGAGGACAGGAAGGCGATCATCGAGATCACTACGCCGGGCATGTCCGACCCCGTTACGTTGTTCCTTGGCAAGAATCAGGTCAATACCTTTACTAGCCTAACATTAGGCCTCAATTGCTTTAATTACGATGATTGTAATGTCAAGTACCTTGATCTACCTGATGGTATATATGATATCAAGATCATAGGTAGCCCTTCTACTTACAACTTCAGTCGCAAGTATCTTAAGACGGATATTATACGCAGACGTCTTGATCGGCTATGGATTAAGACTGATATCCTATGCGAGGACAAGGATAAGGATCTTATAAATAAGATACAGGAGATGGAGACGCTTATGACTGTAGCGGAAGCTAATGTGAGGTTGGATAACATAGATGCGGCTCATGAGATCATTGATCGTGTAGGAGAGCTTCTTGAGATGGCTACTAATTGCGTGGATTGTTAAACATAAAAATATTTAGTCGTGGGTTGTAATACTTGTAAGGAAAAGGCGTTAAAGGCCGAGAGAGAAAGGATTGAGAGAAGTATGATGAATCGTCCTTCTTCTACCGTTGTTAGCGATAGGGAATATGCTTCTAGAAGCACCGCTGGATGTATGGTTATGCAAGATCCGTTGCAGACCATGGAGCGTGACGTGGTTAGTATATATAAGCAAGTTCGTACCAAGGGTGATGGCGTGGGTGTATCTTATCTTAATATGCAGAAGAAGCTTCGTGATTGGATCAAGAATCTGCCGTATGGATGCCCGCCTGATGAGGAGGTACAGGAAATGAGAAAGGAGATTCTGGATGGGCGCTCAAAGTATATCAAATCTTGATAGGATAGACCTATGTAGGATCGTAGACGAATGGCTGTCTTGTCAATGGAGTAGATACATGAGGTATCATAGGTACAGGATCGGGAATAAGCCTGATGTATCTTATTGGGGCAAGATAATTCGTCTGCAAAGATCATTATGCGATAATGATTGCGGGTTATGCCCGGATGAGGTAAGATTGTTAAAGGAACGTGTTAATAAGTTACTGGCATGAAAAAATACAGTTGTTCACATATAACCCCGTCCACTTGCGTACCTTACGAGGGTGATCTTCCGGAGTGGTCAAAGCACAAGGACTCTGATGAATGTGTTATGATCTCCGATGTGATAGAGGAGATATATGACGAGCTTACCCGTATCAGGGAGGCTATAGATGTCAGGAATCTTGGTGAGTCTTGTGTGAAGATAAATGGCGATAAGACTATCGCTAAAATCCTTTACGCTATTGAGGATAAGATCTGTAATGGGTAATTAATGTCCTGATTTTGGGATATTAAAAATAGCCAATCGGTTTGTGTTTATCATCCCGATTGGCTATTTTTGTATGTCCGCCGACTCTCACGAGGGAGCGGACATAAACTATTTAATTATTAATCTCAAAATTAGACTAAAAAATGAAGACGGTTAATGTTTTGACGAGAAAAATGGGTGATTTTAACGTTTTTCAAAGAACTAGTGATTCTCGCGAATAATACATAATTCATGCAAACCATAAAACATTTGCATCGCATTATGTATAATAGCTAAAAGCTATTCCGATTATTAGCCTAAGCCTTGAGACAGAGGCTACGTTATTTGAGAATATATAGTTACCAAGGAATGTTTGCCCAAGTTCCTTGCTCTAAGGCAAGTGATTAAACAATGGTTGTATTCGGGCCATAGTGTTGCTTGCATCAAAACCTCAAAATAACATTGGCGATGGGTACTAACAGGAGAAATCCTGACTTATGTTGAATAAACATTGAATTAGTTTGTAAATGGTTTATGTACAGGACATAGATGGTAAACCGATGATGCCTACGACAAGGCATGGGAAGGTTAGACGACTGCTAAAAGATAACAAGGCGGTCGTTGTAAACACATGTCCTTTTACCATCAAATTAACGTACAAGACATCCGATTACAAACAGGAAATTGTGTTAGGCGTCGATGCCGGAACCAAGCATGTTGGTTTATCCGCTACGACGAAAAGCAAGGAGCTTTACAGCGGTGAGGTTATTCTTAGAAATGATGTTGTAGAACTTTTGTCTACAAGAAGAGAGTCAAGAAGAACGAGACGGAATAGGTTGAGATACAGGAAACCTCGTTTTGACAACAGGGTGAAAAGCAAACGTCTAGGATGGGTAGCACCTTCGGTACGACATAGGATTGATGCGCATATCCGTGTTATCGACAATGTCTGTTCTATCCTGCCGATATCCCGTATCATCATTGAGGTCGCTCAGTTCGATACCCAGAAAATCAATAATCCCAATATCTCTGGTAATGAATATCAGGAAGGAGATCGACTTGGTTTTTGGAATGTCAGGGAATATGTCTTGGCAAGGGATGGGCATAAATGTCAACATTGTAAAGGGAAGTCAAAAGACCCGATTTTGAATGTTCATCACATCGAATCTCGAAAAACAGGAGGTGATTCTCCTTCAAATCTTATTACTTTATGTGAGACTTGTCATAAGGAGTATCATAAAGGTAACATCGATTTGAAGGTAAAACGAGGCAAGTCGCTTCGCGACGCAGCCGTCATGGGTATCATGAAATGGGAATTGTACGATGAGTTGAAATCCAGATGCGACAACGTTTCGATGACTTTCGGTTACATCACGAAATACAATCGGATTAAATATGGAATTGAAAAATCCCATATCTCTGATGCTTTCGTTATTTCTAAGAATTTCAATGCTTTAATGTTAGAATATCATTACAAGGTAAGGTTGATTAGAAGACATAATCGTCAAATCCATAAACAAAAGGTTTTAAAAGGAGGGGCTAAAAAGCCGAATCAATCTCCTTTTGAAGTTTTTGGTTTTCGTTTGTTTGACAGGGTTATGTTTGAAGGCAATTGTTACTTCATATTTGGAAGACGCAAATCGGGTAGTTTCAATATCCGTGATATTGACGGTGGTAATCAACGGGATGTTACGTACAAAAAGTTGAAATTATTAAGATGTAAACGTTTTATGATACAAAAAGAAATGAATTGACTAATTTAAATGAAAATATGGACATGGTTATTTTGAAGCGTATGAGTTGGTGAGGCAATGGAACTCTTTGGAAGGGAATGAGCAAAGGAAGATGGATGTGTTTTTATCTTCGACTAAAACAAAGGAGTTTATTGATGCGTTATTAGAGGAATTGTCTGTTGATAGTTTTGGGCAAAAATGCCCAAAAATTGATAATCAATTAGTTAAGAGATCTACTGTAAAAGAACCAGGTAAATCAGGAAGACCTAAGAAACAGGTGTGGATGCATCCATTTCTGTTTATCAAGTTCGCTATGTGGATAAATCCGAGGTTTGAGGTTCAAGTTATCAGATTTGTTCATGACCAGCTTATAGATTATAGGGATAAGGCCGGTGATGCTTATAAGAGAATGTCTTCCGCTTTATCTAAAATCGTGGACTCATCAAGGTTTAAAGATAAAATACAGGATTTAGCTAGATCTTTGAATATAATAGTTTACGGTCTTCATGAGACTATGATAAGAAATTCCGTTGGCGAGGAGGCCAAGGCTAAGGAGTTGATGGAGCTGGAGATTGATATAGCTAAGATGATTGAGTTTGGGTATATAACTACCGAGGAACAGTTAAGAGATTATCTGTATAAGGTTTTGAGAAGCAAAAAGGCTCTTCCTTTGTGATTTGAATTTTAATCGTATCTTTGTGACAAAGTGAATTACGATGATATACGGCAATAAAGAAATAGTGCGGACGTTCACCAGAAACAACCCACCTGCCGGGTACGTGGGCGGCTCTGTTGACTACCGGGTCCCGGCCGATGTTTATTTTGGCGATACGCAGGAGGAGGCTGACAGCAAGGCTGAGGATGATATCAAAGCTAATGGTCAGGACTACGCCAACACATATGCCGACATAATACCGTCCGTATGGTATAATGATCAGGTATGCGATGAGTTTATTAAGAACAATTGCGTAAGCGGTAAGGGGTCCAAGGAACAGGTATGTGTAGAGAAAGGTAGGTTTGTCTCTTACGTATCCAAGAAAGATGCCAATGATAAGGCTAGGGTGGAGCTGGGACGGATCGGGCAGGGGGAGGCCAACGCCGTTGGGACATGCTGTAAGGACTGGGCCTCACAGCCTCTTCGTGGCTTGTTTTACAAGAACGACTGCGAGGCTGGCACATCAGGCAAGGAAGGTATTGTATATGAATTACCAGCCGGAGCTGTCATATCCGATATATCCCAGATAGACGCCGATATGTTAGCCTATAGGAAGTTCATGAAAGAAGGTCAGGAGAAGGCTAACGCCGAGGGTAGTTGTTCACCTGTATTCTATAATACGAAGATCGGTGATTGGTTTGAAAAGGTATGTCCGTTCGGATATAAGTCCGGTAAAGTATATTACTCTATCAAAGCCAACAGGTTTAGGTCATGGATATCGGTTGAGGATGCCAACGCCAAGGCTCGTGAGGTCTTGATGGTAGAGGGACAGGAGTACGCTGATCTTAATCTTGAGTGCGAGAAATGGATTGAGAATATTGATCAGGAGGATCAATGCTATTGGTAAAATAGGATGAATATATTGTTTACTATATGGATGATTGTGAGCATAGTGTAATTTTGGATTATTTTTCACGTAAGTATTTTAATATGAAAGATAACGTTGAAGTAGTAGATACGTTATCTGGAAAGACTATTCGTGTGGACAATGATCAGTATATTCGTATTCAGGATTTAATACTTAAATTGGATATGCTTTTCATTGAAGATCCTTACAAGTGTAGGATTTTAATGGATATACTTGATATAGATTATATTTATCTGTCTATATTTTCCATGAAAAATATTTACACTAAAAGAGATAAGCCTTATAAAACATATATAGCATTTGATGAAAATACGCTGTTATACAAAATAGGTAGATCTTCTAATCCATTTAATAGGATAAAAGGTTCTTCTACATTTTCTCCTTTTGTTAAATTGATGTTTGTGTCTGATAGAGATGTAGAATCAGCTATTCATAATAAATATAGTAAATGTAGAAAATTGGGAGAGTGGTTTGATTTGCCTGAAAAGGACTTATGTGATATCGTGAATAATTATGACTTTGTTAAATATGAGGGAAGATGAGGGATAAAAAATATGTGTGTATAACTGATTTGATGAATAAGGCTAGAGATATTGAGAATAAGAGTATAAAATTATCTGATGTTGTTAAATATCCTTCGTCGTCTCTTGTGATAAAATCATTCCTCTCTTCTTTTGGAATAGATTTAAAAGATGAGCCTGTCACTTTGATGGTTTTAAAAAGAGAAGGTTTTGCCAAGAGGGTAGGCAAGGGTGATGGTCAGAAGTGGATGATGGAATTTAACCTATCCTTTGTGCTGCTATTTTTAGCTTTTGGAAGTTTAGCGTATGATCTGTTGTACGATAATATTTAATTGATATTACAATCTGTGGAAGCCGGGAATAATTCTCGGCTTCGTTGTTTAATAACGTATGTTACCTTGTTTCCAAATCAAATAAGTATCTTTGCTAAAAACATTAATATTATTAATATGTGTAATTCAGGTGGTTGTTGTCATGATCATTCACGGGAGCGTCCCGAGGAGTGTTGTCATGGCGTTAAGATAGATAGGTTTCTTAACAAATGCCCTAACGATCCTTGTGATCCTTGCGATCGGGATTGTCAGGACGAACCTTGTGTTGGTTATGGATGTCCTATAACCTTGTATGATAAATGCGTCTTGTACTCAGGCGATGAGCTGGTAGCGGATGGCATAGAGAAAGGTACTGACATTTCTGTCGTTATAGACTCATTGAGGCGTATTATAGCGTCTAGGGATAAGCAGATAGATTTATGCCATCGTGAGGTTCTGGATTTGAAGAGGATTATAAACGAGCTTGTCAACGCCGGTGGTAGCGGCGGGGATAGCGGAACTGAAGAGGAGGTTTGGTGATGAACGGTTGCAACAAAAAACAATACAGACCTACTGTAGACGACACGAAAGTACCGTGCTCTACGTACATGAGTACCGATTGTATTTACCCAGGTGATAAGGTACGTGTGGAATCATTGGGATTATCCCCTAATTGCGATATGTCCGATACCCTTAACGCTATGATAAAGGCTATACGGGATAGGGATGCCGAGATATCCGAGTTGAGAAGAATGATCAACAAATTAATTTGATAATATGAAAAATTGTAATCCATGTAAACCGGAATATAGACCGGGGAATGAGTGTAGTATCTACAGCTCCCAGATCATATATGACGGTCAGTCGTTCCCTGAGGCAGACATCAGGAACGGTGATGGCATGAATAGCGTAATCGAGTCTCTGGTAAGGAAGCTGGTTGCCGTATCTGGCGCCACGGCGTCCATCCAGCGTGACTCGTTCAAGGGCGTTCAGGCTGTCAGGTTAAGATACGAGCCGTTGAATGTGCTCAGTGTTACCTATTGTGGTACTATCGTCCCTAATGACGGATATGTCGTTTCTGGCAGGTCTGTTAAGTTTAAGAAGAAATATTGCATGGGTGATGAGTTCACTGATGTTAATATCGTATATACTACATTGAATAGTAATATTTTAAATACTTCGTGCTATGGCTAAGAGAGTGTACGATACGGTCTTGGCTTCTGAGTGTGACGGTTGGGTATGTGGTGAGACCCTCAAGAAAGGATCTATCCCAGTAGATAGGTTAGAGCTTGATTCTTTATCAGAGGCCGTAAGGGAGCTTATAGAGCGTTTTTTTGAGGAGGGATGGTTGCCGGATATGATCTGTGATCTTGGTTGTGGAGGCGCCAGCGTATTTGAGATTAAGCCTACTAACTTCGAGTATCCTCCTGAGGGTGGAGAGAAGATCCTTGAGATTATTGTCGGCAAGAGTGATAAATGGACTATAACGCAAGCGGATTGATATGGCTAGTAATTTAAAAGATATTCTTGCCAAGATCGAGCAAGGCTCCTCATGGGTGTCCTACGACAAGATTTCCGGTACCGGCCCTGATAAGGTGGCTATTAAGGTAGAGCCGGGATGGATGGGTAGGTTGCCTAGGGAGACTTACGTAGCGGTCGAGAAAGGCAAGGTTACGAAGCTCGCTACCATAACCCAGAAGGGCATGGAGCGGGTAAGCGTGGATCCGACCAATATCATGTTCGATATGGAGGGCGGGACGGCGGTCATCAACGCCAAGCTTAACTCCGCCTCGGTCAAGGCCTCCTGTCTTACCCTTGGTGGCTCGGTGAGCAAGTCTTATATAGTCTCCATGAACGTGAATGGCTTATCCATGAAGGTTCCGGAAGAGGATAGCAGATATATAGTGTATGCCGATCCTGAGGATCCCGGAGCCACTGATTTGTATGAGGCTAGCTTTGTCATAGCTATGCCTAAGAATATGGATAACGAACAGCATCATGAGATGTTTGTCTTGAACGGTAAGGTTGTTAATATCAATCAACAGCCTAATGATATACCTTATATCATACTTGATCATGACTTCGATAACGTGACTAGCGAGAACGGTCAGGTTGTCATCGATATCAAGTCCAATACCGAGTATGATATCGAGCTGGTATGTTGCACTTGCGGTGATGGTAGTGAGCCGGAACCGGAACCACCCTTCAACGTGGATCCGCAAAGGTTGACGCTTAATAAGGATGGTGATACCCAAATCGTGAGGGTAGATGCCGGAGATGATGTTTCATGGAGAATAACTGAAGGATAATATGGCAAGGGAAATAGATAAGAATTGTGTCGAGGGTAATTGCTTTGCCATTAACGACAAGAGTCATGGGGTAGGAGATAATAAGCTTAATATCGTATACAAGGCTAATTATACCGGTCAGATCTGTACGGCTAAGTTCCGTATAACGTCAAAGGACGGTAATATTGTCAAGGAGTATATGATAGCTCAGGACGCCAAGCCCGTTTATTATAATATCAAGATGGTTCAGCCGTTCACCAAGGACGACTGTCTGGCCAACCAGCATGGATCGGTGGTGTTGTATACGGTCGAGGAAAGGACTTACAAGTCGTTTATCTCACAGGAGGACGCAGACGCCAAGGCTATGGAGGATATAGCCCTGAACGGTCAGAAATACGCCAACGAGCATGGTGAGTGTATAACCGATATCTGGTATAACGAGGAGCAGAGAAAGACGTTTATACGTAATAATTGCGATAAGTTCAGTGACGGTCAGGAATATGTTTATATCATTCCTGAGGGCAAGTACGTATCTTCCATCTCTCAGGAGGACGCCGATAGGAAGGCTCTTGAGGATATTGAGAAGAACGGTCAACAACAAGCCAATTTGGAGGGTGAGTGTAAGCCTAAGGAGAATATCTATTATGGTAAGTTTAGTAAGACCTTTACCCGTAACAATTGTGACTCCACCCAATACGGTACTGATGTGGTTGTCGATGAGACGATGGTTACAGGGGACTTCAGATCCATCGTGTCTCAGGAAGACGCTAATAGCCTAGCAAGGGCTGCTGTCGAGGCTCAAGGTCAGGATATAGCGAATATCAAGGGTAACTGTGAGAAGATACCGGTATTTACCGGATCGTACTCCAAGGTATTCCAGAGAACCAACTGCCCTGAGGGTTCTACTCCTGTTGACTTCACTGTGGACGAGAAGATGTGTTCTGGATATCCGTTCACTTCTACGGTATCGCAGGATGCCGCCAACAAGCTGGCGCAGGACGCTGTCGAGGCGCAAGGTCAGGCTATCACCAACGAGCGTGGCGACTGTCAGACTAACGTCTACTATAACGTAAGGATGGAGAAGACAGTCACTAGAAACAATTGCGATGAGTTCCATATCGGTCAACCTTATACTTATGTTGTAGCCGCTGGTAAGTACTTCTCTATTATCTCTCAGGAGGATGCTGACAATAAGGCTAAGGCCGATCTTGAGGCTAACGCCCAGCAACAAGCCAACCTAGAAGGTGAGTGTAAGGAGAAGACGATCTACTACGGTAGGTATAATAAGGAGTTCACTCGTAATAACTGTGATGAGACCCAATACGGCACCAAGGTTGTCGTGGATGAGACTATGGTGACAGGAGATTTCAGGTCTACCGTATCTCAGGAAGACGCCAACAATAAGGCTAAGGCCGCCGTCGAGGCTCAAGGTCAGGATGTGGCTAACGTGAAAGGTAAGTGCGAGAAGGTGCCTGTATATACCGGTACTTATACACGTACGTTTACCCGTAACAATTGTGGTACTGGCACTGGTGGTACTTATACGGTAAATGATAGGATGGTTGACGGTTATCCGTTCACGTCTACCGTATCTCAGGAGGATGCCAATAATAAGGCCAAGGCCGCCGTTGACGCCCAAGGACAGGCTCTCGCTAACGTCCATGCCCTTTGCACATTCACCGGCCGTGCTTCCTTGGAGTTCACGAGAAACAACTGTGGTGAGTGTAAGATCGGATCTAAGGTGACGATCACCCAAGATATGGTAGAAGGACACCCATTCCAGTCCAACGACTCACAGACCGCCGCTGACGCTATGGCTATGACCGCCGTACAGGCTCAAGGACAGTCTTTGGCTAACACCAAGGGTACTTGCTCTAACGCTACTATGTATACCGGCAAGGCTAGCTTCGAGTTTACTAAGAGCAATTGTGGCGCTAATCAGGTAGGAGATCCGTTCACCGTGACACAAGATATGGTGGAAGGTCATCCGTTCCAGTCATGCGTATCGCAGGATGAGGCTAACTTGGTAGCTATGGCCGCTGTCATGAACCAAGGTCAGAAGATCGCCGATGAGCGTGGTACTTGTCATGAGGCTCCTAAGTACACCGGTCATTATAGTGAGGTGTTCGAGAAGAATAATTGTCCATCCGGATTGATACCTTCATCTGTTAACGTTACGGAGGCTGATGTCACTGGTGGTCCGTTCTATTCTTATGAGAGTCAGTTTGCCGCCGACGAGCTTGCTAAGGCCGCTGTCAAGGCGCAAGGTCAGGCTATAGCCAACGATCGTGGTACTTGTGATGAGTTGAAGATATATGTCGGTAACTACAGCAAGGAGTTCACTCCTAAGTGTCCTACTTGCCAGTATGCTGATCCTATTACCGTAACCCCAGATCTTATGGGTCAGTTCTTCACTTCTACCCGTTCACAAGAGGAGGCTGACGCTTTGGCTAAGGCCTACATTGATAGGATGGGTCAGGCGTTCGTCAACAAGAACTACGATGATACGTGCCATACGAAGACCGAGCAACCAGTATGGGAGACTATAGAGACCGTATGTAAGGACTGTATCTCTCAATTACATCAACGCAATACGAATACCTGTTATACTGATCCTAACAATCAAGAGCGGTATATAGCCGGTGGTAGCAATACCTGTTTCTGGTTTGGTACGGCATCCAAGGCCTTTACCCGCCAATGCGCTGACGGAGGTGTGGGTAGTTCTGTTACTGTAACCCAGAATGATGTTACGGACCCAAGTCCTAGCTCTGATGGTAAGTTTAAGTCATGTGTGTCACAAGCTGACGCTAACGCCAAGGCATTGGCCGCTGTTACGTCTCAGGGACAGAGTGTGGCTAACTCGAAGGGTACTTGTACTTGGACAGGAAGCTATACCGGTCAGGTTCAGAAGAACAATTGCGCTGATGGCGGAGTAGGAGACATGGTATCCGTAAGTAGCGACAGGCTGCCGGGACACCCGTACACCTCCACCGTTTCCTTGGCTGACGCCAATAAAAAAGCTGAGAATGCCGTTCGTGGATCTGATGGTCAGAATTACGCCAACAAGAACGGAGGATGTACATGGACTTACGTCGCTAGCCGTGACTTCTATAAGAACAATTGCGCCGATGGTGGGGTTGGCCAGAGAATAACGGTGACCTCTACGCAAGCCAACGGCGGTACGCCTATCACCAGCAAGGTTTCTTTGGCTGATGCCAGGAGCAAGGCAGAGCAGATCCTAGACCAGAGAGGGCAGGATTACGCTAACCAACATGGCACTTGTGTATGGACCGGTACTGGAAGTTATACTTTCTATAAGGATAATTGCGGTTCTTGTAAGCAAGGTGTAGCTATATCAGTTCCTTATAGCTCATTAGGATTGAATCCTATAACATCAACGGTTTCTCAGGCGGACGCTAACAACAAGGTTCAAGAAGCTTTCAGAAATGATTCGGCTACCAGAACCGCAGCTCAGGCTTACGCCAACAAGAACGGCGATTGTGAGGATACTCCTCCAGATTGGACTAGTTGGAGTTATGACGGTGGAAGACATTGCTCTAGTGGTGATGTTTGGGCTACATACAGAAGGAGTGATAGGACTGGATGTCATGCTGACCAGACCGAGGATCGGGTATATGAGTATTGCTCATGTGGATGTTCCGGTGGTTCTTGCGATAGCTGTTGTGATCCTAATTCTTGGAGTAGAGTAGGAGACGCTGAGTGTAGATCTAGCGAAAGTGTAGCTTTATATAGAAATGATTGTGGAGATGAGGAATATAGAAGCTATGGATCTGCTTGTTGTAATACGGCTAGTTTCGCAGAAGGATTTGTTGTCAGTCAGGGTTGTCCATCCGATAAGCCTTGCGGAGTAAAGATTGAATATCCGAGTGTGCCTAACGGATCTATATGCGCATCTAGCATGTCTGAGGCCAATACTCTAGCTCTTGATAAGACAGAAGAGCTTAGATCCCATGCTCAGGCATTAGCGAATGCGGGTTGCAGTGGAAGGGTATGTAATGCTTATGTAGAGGCTACTGCTACCAAGCAAGGTTGTCCGTCAGGATGTACGGCTCCGAAGGCTTCCGCTTACTGGGTTTCTGGCGGAAACAATGGCGCTTGGTGTGAGTGTAACGGTGATAAGGCCGCACTTACCGCCGCGGCACAGGCTGACGCACAGAGACTAGCGCAGGAAAAAGCCAACGCTATGGAATGCGATTGCCCCAAAACATGGAGCGCCAACGCTATGCTGAGCGGTGATCCTTGTAATGGCCTGTCTGGTTCTACATCCACCTTAAGGTGCTCCTATGAAGTGTCTTACAATAATCAATGTGGATCATCTAAATCAATAACTGTAACTGTTACTGGTAGGAATGATCATGGACAAACCGTTACGGCTGGAAGTACTACCGTAAGTATACCTACTGGGTCTGGTAAAAAAACCGGTGTCATAGGTTTTGATTCAGGAGTACAATGTGGATCCATAAGTGTTTCTGGGGGAGGATCTGGGAGCTGTTAAGATTCTGATGTATAACAAAAAAAGGAGAGGCTAATAAGTCTCTCCTTTTTATTAAAAAACCATTACAGCAGTGATTGTCAACAATTACCTGAATCATGACCAGAGATTGTTACATCTCCACATACCACTTCTCGGCTAAAATACACACTTCCACTCTTGCTTCCAGATCCCGGGGGAATTGTGAAGCTAGCGCTATTGACCTGCTCTTCTCCGTTTTGTGTATATCCTACACCACTCACAGAGCCAGATATAAATCTACCACATTGATTATTATACGTAATCGTAAATCCTCTTGATGTGACAAGTTGCTCATGACTCATGCAATCATTATTCATAGATACAGACCATGACCACGTCTTCTGCTCCGGGCAATCGCATTCCATAGCGTTGGCTTTTTCCTGCGCTAGTCTCTGTGCGTCAGCCTGTGCCGCGGCGGTAAGTTGGTAGTTTCATCAACCTCGTTTATTCTATTTTCGATAGAAATGACTAATATTGTATCACTAACATTAAAAAAGTAAGACTATGGCATGTGCTAAGAAAAAGAAGATGGCAGAAGGAGGCAAAGTCTCCGAGAAAAAGAAACCTCAAATGAAATGTGGAGGCAAGGTTAAGAAAAAGAAGTAATAACCGGAGGGGTATATCCCCTCCTTAGTATTTCATGCATGAAAAATTCAGAATTTGTATCTAGGATCATAAATGATATGAACTCCATCAATAAGGACGCTCATGTCAGTAGGAGGTGGATATTATCTATAGGAAGGCAGAAAGCCAGATCGTATATAGCCCAGAAATACGCTGACGGTACTTTGTTCGGCGAGGAATCGCTATATACCCATATCAATTGTCTGGAGATGGAGAGAGTCCGGAAGGTTGATTGCTGTTTTGATGAGTTTAAGTTATGCCGGATACTTATGAGATCCAAGAAAAGGCTTCCCGATATGATATATACCCGTATAGGACCGGCTATTATAAAGGTATCGAACATCATGGATGATATTATATTTACTCCTATATCGTTAAGGAAATACGCTAATAACAAGGAACGTAAATATGGTAATATAGATCAATACTATTATTACGTCAATGATGGATATATCTATATACCTGATATAAATATAGAGGCTATAAACGTGGATCTTATAACCCTTGACAGAAAAGCTGCGTTAGAGCTAGGGGGATGTGGAACGAAAAAAGATGATCCATGTATATCTCAATGGGATTATGATTTCATATGCCCTGATAAGTTACTGGAATATGTGGTATCTGAGACGTTAAAGGAGACGATAACCAAACTACAGATACCTACGGATGAGAATCCGGATATGGATATTAATAAGAAAACGCAAAAAATTCAATAAGCATGAACATAATAAGATCTATAATCAATTTCTTCGGTGCTGAGGATGTTGTTGATGGTATCGGGGAAAGAGGAATGAGAGATAGCTCAATCATAAAATATAATGAGATACATGATATGTATGATGAGATTATAAAGGATCTTGGAGAGATGTCAGCATACGTATCAAAGAACTATATCTATGATAAGATAAAAGACAAAACAGGTTTTAGTACAAGACATATCAGTGGGATATTGAATCATACAAAGAAAAAGGATCTTAGATTTATATAAACATAGATAATTATATACCATAATGTATATACAATAAAAAGGAGAGGCCAACTAACCCCTCCTTTTTTATTGTCAACAAGATCCACTTCCTTGACCATCCTCGTAATAAGCGTAAGCTCCAGATGATATCCCGTAGTTGGTTGTTGTAGATTCAGAGAAAGTCCCTGATCCGGAAGGAATAGGGACTATTCTCGTCTCGTATTCCCATTGACCATTCGTTTTCTTGTATCCTATAGTCATCCTAGACGTCTTTCCCGATCCACATGGATTATTATACTGTATGGTGTAATTTATCGTTTTCCCGCTTCCGCTAGACGTCGTTACACTAGCGCTCCATGTTTTGGGGCAATCGCATTCCATAGCGTTGGCTTTTTCCTGCGCTAGTCTCTGTGCGTCAGCCTGTGCCGCGGCGGTAAGTGCGGCCTTATCACCGTTACACTCACACCAAAAGTCATCTAAATATTACTCGAATTAGGATAGAATTGTTATATTTGTGGCATGAAAGTTAAGTCGTTTAAAATACTTGATCAATACTTTCTTCGGTTCTACAGGTCTATTATGTCTAAGAACGGAAAGAGGAGGAAGCATACGATCGTGGAGAAGAATGATATTCTCGAATGTCAGTCGTTGATCTGGAAAGTCATACGTGATAAGTACTTAGATAATGAGGGCGGGGTTTATATAAATAACATCGGTTATCTATGTCATAAGATTAATCCCAACCGTAAGATATATCTGAATAAACTTACCGGGACTATAAACAGGCGTGGGACAGGTGGATATTCTTACGTCCATACGTGTATGGATTTTATGCCGAGGAATAAGTATTTTCATTTATATATCTCTCCAGCATTAAACAAGGAGTGTAGGATGGCTATGGAGTCTGGAAGGAGATATAAGTTCTTGTACCGGGAAGTTGAATCGGAAAGTAAGGTATTTGGAGTTAAATGGGTTTATAAACTGTAGAAGTTTTTGTGATCCAGTTAGCCCGTGAGGGTAGACTGGATTTTTTTTGTATCACGGATTCAAATATATATCTTTGTGCAAAAGACTTAAATATGACGATAAAGGGCTTATTGGCCGAGATCAAGGCCGATTTACATAAATACGATGATAGCGGGGCTATAGATACCTCATCTGTTTATAGGTGGGCTGAGATCGCTTTAAAAAGGTTTGGGGGTGTTATAGCCATCATGTCTGAGGCGGTTATCAAGACCAGTAACAAGCAGGCGGTATTACCATCCGATTTCTTCGACATGCTTGACGCTTACAGGTGTGAGCCTCTTGTTTGCGAGATCCCTGGCGGCGATAAGGCTAAGGCTGACCTCCAACACGAGATCGGCTGGGTTGAGCGCACGGAGCGCGGGTTTCGTTGGAACTCCTGCACCGAGTGTTGTAAGGAAGAGTTTGAGAAGACGATCACGGAGAAGATTTATATCGGATCCCATGAGGTTCGTTTCCATTACCATCACCCAGTAAGGTTATCTATAGGTCGTGGATTGAGGCGTGATTGCGCCGCTGATAAGTATCGGGATAAATACGCTTGGGATAATTATGATATAACTATATCCGGCAATACTATGTATACCGGCTTTGACGGATTTATTTATATCGTATACAGGGCTACTCCTAAGGATGAGGATGGTCTACCATATATACCTGAGACGGATTTAGGTTATCTTGAGGATTATGTCGAGACGTATATCAAGATGAAGATCTTCGAGAACGCTGCCGTGAATGGCTTGATACAAGGCGCTGGTGAAGCTTATAAGCTATACGCCCAACAAGAGCCGGGTAAGTTCGCTAGGGCTATGAAGGAGCTTAAGATGTCGATGATCACGTTAAATGATTATCGGGAACTGGCTGAGGATAATAGGAGAAGGATGCTGTCTCATGAGCGTATGTGGCCCAACGCTTTTGATAAGTATATTAAACTTATTTAACAAAATACGATGATATGGCTGATTGGATACATTTAGATAAGACAAGTGGTACCGGCCCTGCTGAGGTTAGGGTTACCGCTGATATCAATGAGACTGGCGAAATACGTCAGGCTACGTACAAGGTTATAAAAGAAGGCACCAAGGAGGAGAAGACGTTCGTGTGCAGGCAGGAGTCGGTTCCGGTGGTAATCATCCCTGAGTTTGATTTCCTTGTGCTTAGGTATATCTGGGCTGACGAGGACGGCATTGACTTCGACACGGCAACCGGCTTCGACAACACCGGCCTCCCGGACGTGGACGGCAAGCTGGTTGGTTGGAGTAAACAGTACCAGACCACGCAGGAGCGGGTAGGTGATTATCTTATCCACGGTGGTGATAACATGGAATCAGGTAATGAGGCAGCTTTGATCCAGATGGGGCCGTTATTGGATGGCGATAATTACGATAAATTACCTCTTGAGATCAGATGTGGTATATACGGCAACTGGTATGGCGGTCGAGAAAGAGGGAATGTAACTATTAAATTTACAGCTTATAAGGGCGGAACGATGGAGAAACGTGGATATGATTTTGTCAACATAGGAGGTGAGGAGGTTTATACCGGTGATGCCCCTACTAACGTATCCGCTCACGGCGAGGATAATTGGCAAAATATAAAGACCTTGTATTCTAAGGTAGGTACGATGATTTATAACAAGGAGTCTCGTGACTGTATTGTAAGAATAGGTGAGTGATTATTCTTTTTCATAATACAAATATCTATCAGCTCTCTCGTCCGTGAGGATGGGGGAGTTTTTATTTTTTTTAGTCCTTCGCTTATGACATATTTGATCTTTTATTGCACAGAAATAATCTAGCTTTGCCAAAAACTAGTATTATGATTACATTGAATGATGTCAATAACGAACTCCATGTCCGGTTATATATACTGGAGGTGCTTAAGGATTATATAAGAGATGATGATTTCGATGGTCTTGTAGATAAGGCGTTGGATTTTGTCATGGAAGGCGTTTCTATACCTAAGGCTCCGGCCAAGGATACCACCATGAGTGACATATCAAAGAGCGTTTTGGCCTTGGTAGCGGGTGCTGGATTAGATGAGAGGCTAAGCAAAAGCTCTTTAGAGTTAGCTTACGATAGGTGTAAGATGAGGTACGTATTCGATCCTCGAAATCGGGATATGCACGGTGTAGTCGTAGGTTATTCCAATGACTTTAATAGTCTGGTCGCTGTGTGTGATGAGGGATCGAAGAAAGGGGTGGACAAAGGATCTACTGATTTTGTGGACGTCAATGAGAGATACGTGACTAACGGGTTCTTCTACATATCCGTAGAGGACGCCGACAAGCAATCAAGCTACATGGGGAAAAATCCATAATTATTATGTTTTTGTATTTTCATTAGGGGTAAACGTTGCAAAGTGTTTAGATTTTCCTTCTGGCTTGTAAGAGTCAGAAGGATTTTCTATTTTTGTGCGATTTGAATGTTTTGCATAATACGTACAGTTTATTAGAATCCGCCACATAAGTGATTATCTGGCGGATTTGCTATATTTGCGAAAAACATAACATCGTGCAAAATAATTCTAATATAGCGGTTCCCGATTCCGGGATGAACAGGGATAAGCATCCACAGGACCTATCCCCGTCTGAGTACAGTTTCGCCTTGAACGCTACCATAGAGGGTGACGATGGGAGTCAGCTTAAGATCCAGAACGAGCCTAGTACCCTTTTATGTAAGCGATTTGATGGCTATAAGGTTATTGGGTATAAGAATGATATAGCTGGTGATAACACTTATTTCTTTCTGGTGAATCCTGATAACAACACCTCTAAGATCACGTTCATGAGGTCATTGGATTATGTCAAGACCGTAGAGGATCAATTAGCGGGATCAGGGAAAGATATTCATCGTATCCTTGGCGAGAGGCTTGAGGAGTCGGATGGTCGTTTCGATGAGATATGTGATTTGATGGAGGTGTTGATAGAGGATGGGACCGATGACCCTTGTCTTAACTTTTCCATTCATCACCCGATCTTTGATATAGAGATCAAGGATGAGAAGTGTGGTAAGGTGATATACTGGACTGATGGATATAACCCCCAGCGATATGTTATGGTTGACAAGGCACTTAATCCGGATGATGATGGTGACTTCTGGTATCATTATCATGGATATAAGACATGTGGGGATGATAAGCCAATAGAGAGGTGTAGGCTGGCTTGCGAGAAGCTACTGGTATTCCCGCTGCTGACGGCCCCGTGCGTGGAGCCTGAGGTCGTGGAGTTCGGGGGAAGCCTGCGTGCCGGGACCTACCAGTTCTGCGTGGCGTTGTGCGATGAGTTCGGGATAGAGAAGACCGGATATTGCTCATTGACCAACCCTATCATGATATTCGATCGTCAGGATATAGTCATTCGTGATGGCTTATGGGGCAAATCAACCAACATGGGTATCCGGCTTACTGTATCCAATATAGATAAGCAGGTATCTCATTATAAGATAGGTGTTATACAGAACACGGTTGGGTTTAATGGTGAGCAAAGCCCGGTTCTTGAGTATTTCATAGAAGGTATACATCCGATAACGGAAAGGACTATCTATTATCTTACGGATCAGTATAGCGAACGTACGACCATGGAAAAGTTGTCCAAGGAAATACCGGTATATAAGACGGCCAGAGGCATGACGTCTGTCGGGAATCGTCTTCTTCAATACGGCTTGACCGTGGAGAATGAATGGAATCTTCAACCGGTCGTTAATTTCTTGGGTCATTTCGTTAAATGGCAGACATCGATAGCCACGGAGAATCTATATAAAGACGGTGTGGCTTGCTCTAAATACGCCTCTTTCATGCGTGACGAGGTATATCCGTTGGGTATAAGATTCTTTACCAATACGGGATACAGGACAGCTAGATTCCCGCTTATCCCTCGTCCGGCCACAAGGGAGGAGATGGAGGTTATCGTTGATGAGGACGGTAACTCTGACGACCTGTCGGCTGCGTCGGTGCTGGAGAACAACCCGCAGTGCGCGGGGAACAGCCGCCGTTATCTTTGGCAGTTTAAGAATACGGCAAAGATCATAAACGACCCGTCTTGGGGATTTGATGATTTTGGGGGAGAATGCAAGAATCAATTAGATGTTAAGCAACTCAGATATGTAGAACAGGAATATGCCACGGTAGGAGAGACCCAATTCGTTATCAACACGATGGGGAAAGATGTTACGGTAGATGATGCTATTGATTATATCGCTGATAATATAGAAAATTTGTGTGATATCATAGAATCTAATGTAGGTGTTACTGACGAGTTATGCGCGGCTATATCGTTGCCGGAGGATCAAGACGGTATAAAGGCTCCAGATTTCTCTAGTGGATGTGATGATATTGAGAGGATAGAGACCAGGACTATATTGGATAAAAACTCTTTGGTGGATTCTAGGATTGATTTTACGTATAAGCTGGAGAGTGATTATACGGAGACCGAACCTACGACATTAATACAAAGTAATGCCGAATCACAAAGGAAGTTTTCTGTATTGTGTGATTTTGATAATTACTCTAGTGGAGGTAAGAATATCATAGATCTGGTTCAAGAATGGTTGGATGGTCAGGATGAGGATAAATTCCCGTCTGATATAGACTCCTCCGCCTTGGTCTTGTGTCAGGATATGTCTAATGTCCGGCAGTTATATGATGAGGGTATATGTACTAATGGGTGTTCGGTAGGTGATCCTCACGTGAATCCTACTATTGATAATGTTCAACTTCCTACATTCCAAGGGAGTAGGTCATTGGGTAAGTGCACATATTTGTATCAATATCCCGGATGGGAAGGAAAGAAGCATACGGAGACGATGCTTGATCAGTTAATGGATACGATGGAGGCTTATTTCCCCCAATATGAGAGTCAGTTTGGTATCGAGAACGCCATGTGTCTTTTTGGCGATGGTGATAATTCTAAGTTTAATACCGGTATAACTACTGACTGGGAAGGTCGTGTGTCTATGCAGAATGATATTGACGCCAAGACCAATTGGTCCGGTAGAAGCAACTTGACTTATTTCAAGTTCTATCCACATGTATCCTCATACGCCAGATGGGTGGAGTTGGATTACGAGAAATACATAAGTGGTTTATCCGATCCTGATAACGGTATTATGTATATAGAGATGATGGGCAACTATAATTATCCGATCGGCGACTCGTCATCATACAATAAGGTTCGTATAACGTTTTTCTCGGACAAGGAAGGTACCGTGGCTCCTAATCCTTTGGCTAATGATGCCAAGAAAGGTGTTATAGTGAATTACGTGGATCATAAGATATTTATGATGCCAAAGTACTTGTTCTGGAATGATGACAAGACTACTTTCCATAAGATATATGTTTGCATCGAGCCTGCGGTATGCGTGTTCTTCACCGGTTTCGCCATGAGGCAGGACATGAAGGAGCTTGCCGGATTCTATACGGCCGGCACCGCCATCTTCCCCGCCCCGTTCTGTTTTGGCATTCGGCCACTGGAGGTGAAATACGTATTCTTCTTCACAAAAGAATTGAAATTAAGGAGATTTGTTACCTATGAGGCGAAATGTATCTCATGTGGGGATAAACCCGCTGATTGCGCTCCCAGACCATATCAGTACGGTGATTTCGGATATTGGGAGTCTACCAATAAGTATCCGGCTAATTTTGAGTTGTATGATTCAAGTAAGATCGGGATATCATCGGGAGGATCAAAGAGGAAGGACATAATAGATTCTTTGACGAAATACTATGGGTTTCCTAAATCAGTTGGGGGTAAGTCTTATTTCACGGGTAATGGAGATAACGCTGAGTACCCCAATACGTCAACCACGTTTTGTCAGAGACCTATACGTCATTACAAGTTCCCGGATAACTCTGTCGCTCCTTTCATGGGTAATCCGTCTCAACTGACCGGTCAATATGGAGTTGACTCCTATATTTATCCTATGGGGGTGATGCTTGATGACGATATCGTTAATGAGTTTCTGGATATAGCGGTAGAGAACGGTCTTATAGATAAGGCTAGAAGAGATTCTATAATAGGATATGAGTTGTATAGGGGCGATAGGACGTTGGATAAGAGCGTTATCGGAACTGGTCTGGCTTATGATATGTTTAAGTACGATGATCCCGACGGATCGGCTAACCTTTATCCTAATTACCCTTACAACGATTTGTCTGATGATATGTATATCTATAAGGATATTAATCGTGAGAAATTTATAACGCATCCGTTTAACAGAAAGGGTAATATCTGGTATTCATTCTTAAGCCCTGATATTGCCTTTAACAAGCCTGACGCTCCCACCGAGTGCCTTGTTGATGGTTATCAATTAGGTAAATCCTCCGGTATATTCAGGGAAGTGGAGGATCACCCTAAATGGACGATATTAGGGAGTAAGGCTTACAGTATGGCAACATCATTGGCTACGGTGGAGGCTATGGCTAATTTAATATCCGCTATAGCTGAGTATACATATCAGTCGGCTTCACAGCAATATGTCGGTGGAGGCGTGTTCTTTTTAGCCAACCCTGTCGGCATAGCGCTGACGGCTATCCGTCTGGCTACGGGTATCGCCAAGGCCACAGCCCAGTCCGTGGTGGATATAGGCAAGTACAGGTATCAGTGGTTAACGGCATTGATAGATAGGGGACCTAGACGGAACTATGCTTATTATTATACTTCTGTCGCTCATTATAATTTATTTTACCAAAAAATAGGGGAGTCAGAGTTACGTGGATTGTCAACGGCTAAATATATCAAGAGCGGGTTATATCCGGTAACAGATATCTCTTCGCAAGGGGAGGCCGTAGGCGGTAAGCCTATTATCATAAACAACCTCGATCGTGAGCACTCGTTATTCATGTCATTTGGTATGGATAAGTATATGCTTGAATATCCGGAATTGGTATCAAGTTACGATACCAGCCGTATTCAGGATGAATGTAATATTCGTAATGATGAGGTAGCTGGTATGACGCCTCATTTTATGACACGTGAATCTTTCGTATCCTGTCCTTATATGAGGATAAAGAAATATTCTCCGGCTCAATACGGGCAGATAGAGGATATCAGGTGGGTATCGTTAGGCGGTTGCGGGTTGATGGATAAGAATAAGCGTAAACCTGTTTTTGGAGGTGATGTATTTATATCAAGATTCTCACTTAAGAGGAAGATGCCTATGTTTTACTTGACTCAGTTCGGTCAGGGGGACATGATACCATTCCCTTATTATGATTATCGGAACATCGGGTATCCCCGTTATTTCGTTAATTACGACACCGGGGAGGATTATCTTAATAAGACCGATACGGATACCGGATCGCTATACTCTTTCCCTAGCCGGAAGAGCGCTTATGAGATGGTTTGCAAGACCGGAGATATGTATCTTAGCGGTCGTTTCTTCCTATACTTCTATGGCATACCTCAGTTTCTTGTGGAGTCTGAGATCAATTGCAATTTCCGTATAGCCGGGCCTGAGCCTTATGAGGGATTTTATCCGGAGGTAGGGGATTATACATCATGGACTCAGGAGCGTAATGTCCCTATATCAAGGGATAATGTGTTTAAGATAAGTCCTGTGTATAAGAATCGTTTTACGCTAGGCGGAAGGTCATTACCAGAGACGTATGATAGCAATTTTTGGGACTGCGCTTACCAAAGACCCAACGGCGTCATATGGAGCACCGCCGACGTGTCGGAGAATGGCATGACCGATCCTTGGCTGTCGTACAAGCCTATGGATTACCATGAGTTCAAGACCTCTTTCGGGAAACTTATAAGCATGAAAGGGATAGAGTCGGATCAGATACTGGCTCGTTTTGAGAATCAGGTAGGGTTGTACAATGCCATAGACGTGTTGGCGGAGAGAATATCCCCGGAGAATAGCGAGATAGGGACAGGTGGTCTTTTCGCCTCTCGTGGTATCGAGTATAATAATACGACGTTAGGATATTCCGGGACCCAGAGTCGGGATATGATCAGTTGCGAGTTTGGGCATTTTTGGGTCGATTTAAGGCGTGGTCAGGTGTTTAAGGTAGATTCTAATGGTAGGAATCTTACGGAGGTCACACCGGGGCTTAGAAACTGGTTTAAGGAGCATCTTCAGATGAAGATCATCCGTAGCCGGATATATAACGCTGATACGGACGCTGAGTTGTCTTATTATGATATCGATAACAAGTTCTTTGGTATAGGGCTATCCATGGGCTGGGACAATCGGTTCAAGAGGGTTCTGATAACCAAGAAAGATTATATACCGGTAGGGAATCCGAGCGAGTACCAATTCCGTGGCGGCCGGTTCTACAGGAACGGGCAGGCGGTGGAGCTACAGGACGCCAGCCATTTCACGGACGTCTCGTTCACCGTTGGATATAACTGCCTGAAGGGTGAGTGGAAATCATATTTATCCTACACCCCTGATTATTATATCGAGCACCAGCATTATTTCCAGTCTGGAAAGAACTACTCAAGTGAAAGTCAGGAGATAGGGTTATGGTCTCATGGATTGACCAACCAATCGTATCAAGTATTTTACGGTAAGCTATATCCGTTCGTTATAGAGGTACCGGTACGTGAGCAGTATGTGAATAAGATCCTCACGAACTACCAATATAGGATGGATGCCAGAAGGTATCAGGATGAGGTTAATTACCAAATTCTTAGGACTACCGGATTCAATAAGGCATGGTTTTATAACGATACCAACAACAGCGGTGAGCTTCGGATGGTTATCGCTGACAAGAACGATATGAGCCAGCGGTTAAGGTATCCTGTAACCAATTACGATAGCCGTGAGATACTGGTGACGGAGGTTGATCAGAAGATAAATATAAATGACTATTTTAACGAGGTCAAAGACGATACTAATAACCTCCCGGTATGGATCAAGGATGTGAATGACATTGACCGGAAGATCGACCCTAGGGCTGTCGATTATCATCGGAGGTGGCGGGATCGTCTTCGTGGCGATTGGTTCTTGGCTAGGTTCGTGAATGACATTGAGAGCCGGTTCAAGATGATAGTACGTTGGTTTAGTAATGATGAGAAAGTTTATTGATTTATTAACATATAGGGGGGGTATTTTACCACCTCCTCTTATATATATTAAAACGATATGGAAGATTTTACTGGTAAATACAATGGTAAGCAAATAGAAAGTAGGCTTGATAAGGTCAAGGACATGGTTGGCGCTACGGCGTCTCAGGCTGGGGAGGATGGATTGGTACCAGCTCCGGCGAAGGGAGATGATGGTAGGTTTCTTTGTGGAGATGGCACGTGGAAGGATGTAGTAGTCAAACCAGATTATACAGTATTTGACATTGTTATGGAGATAACATCAAGTGACAATCTATCTATATCTCAGGAAAATTATAATAAATTATTAGAGAAGCTTCCAAGCAACGCAGTTAATACGCTTCCAGTAAGAGATAATGGGATGTATATATCAAGTCTTCTTGGTGGGTATAATGTTAATGGTGATAATAATATTTGGTTTCGTCTAGAATTGAATACGGGAGTACTACAGAATAATTCTGTACAAATCTCTATATATCAAGATTTAACTGTAGGTGTAGATTCTGGTACGAATTATTTAATACCAGTAAATGATGGGATTGATGTATATACAAATCTATCAAGTAATTTTTCTGAGGGTGATGTTAGGCAGTTAACAATACGTACTACAGGTGATGGTACTAAATCATTAATGGATGATGGTGAGTATCGTAAACTGCCCGTGTACGGGAGAAACCTGTTGTTGGGATCGGGTAAGGAGGTAAGTAACTCGAATTATGATATAGCTAATTATTGGTTGGCGGAGCAGATACCAGAAGGGACACAAGTTACTGTTACTATATGGGGGGAACTGGGTGAAAATTGTACAGAATTTATCCTCTATAACAGTGGTGGAGATGCTACTATTGATGGCAAAGCAAGTGCTAATAGTAATGCTATTGTAATACCGATTAATGGAAAAGGGCATACTACAGTTAATTGGGCAACAACAACAGGCAATTCAAAAGCAGATAATACCTTTTTAGCTATATATACATTACCTATTGGAGGTAGTAATAACTCAGTATCTACCATCCATAAGATTAAACTTGAATATGGTGACATCTCGACCGAGTGGTCTCCAGCTTGGGAAGATATACCAGATCTAGAAGAAAGATATGCATACGGTGTTGAATGGGATACTGCATCATCTAGTCCAGATGGGGTTAGAGTTGGTAATATGCAATTGCATAGGGAGTTGCCGGTGCAGAGTAAGATGAGAAGGTGTCTTTTGGATAGAGATGGTGGAGTTAAAGAATATTTGGATAATGAGCTTTCATGGGGTGGAAGCTATTTGGATTATGCCGTTATGACAGAGATGCCTGAACATTGGTATAAATTGTATTTTAATGGCACTAAATTTAGGATGATGTTGTCCGAAATTCCATTACCTGGGTATAAACATGTAGATAAGTTCTATATCTCAACATATGAAGCCAGAATGTATAGAACCGATAATTTATTATGTTCGGCGGCTGGAGCTAGTAAATTAAGTGATCCTAATTCAACTAATTTTAGAGGTGGCGACAACACCGCTGAATGGGATGATACCTACCGTTCCCTACTCGGCCGCCCCGTCACCAACCTCACCCGAGACCAATTCCGACAAGCTGCAAGGAAACGTGGTAGTGGTTGGGAAATGTATACATATGGAGCACATAAGACTCTATTCTGGCTATTCGCCGTCGAGTACGCCACGCTGGACAGCCAGAAACCTTTCAACGCCCAGAAGGACGCTAACGGTTTCGCGCAAGGTGGCTTAGGTCCGGGACCTACTCAAATGACGGATTGGACTAATTTCAACAACACCAATCCACTTATCCCATGCGGCTATACCAACGAGTTCGGGAACGGCTCGGGAGAGAAGGCGTATGTCGTGAAGAACGCTTCCGGCGGTACTCACGCCACGTTGATGGCTAACAGGTATCGTGGCATAGAGAATCCGTTCGGTCACATCTGGAAATACACTGACGGGGCTAATATACAGGTCACCACGGGCGATGCCGGATTGTCTATTCTATGGACTACCGATGACCCGTCGAATTTCAGCGACACCTCTTACACCGGTTATGACAAGAAAGGCAATATCTGCCGTACAAACGGTTATGCCAAGAAGATGTTGCTTGGGGAAGATGGCGATATAGTGGCCACGGAGGTCGGAGGTAGCTCCTCTACCTACTGGTGCGACTACTACTACACCCACACATCGGCTAACCGCATGCAGGTGGTGCTGGTTGGCGGTGACGCGGGCAACGGGTCGTATGCGAGCCTCGCTTACGTGATTGCGGATAATGCGCCTTCCGATGCGTATCGTGTCGTCGGTTCGCGCCTTTGCTTTTTCCCCGAATTTCGTAAAACGTCGGCGTAGCCGCACGTCTCACGTCGGGAATTTTTTTGTATAACGATTAAATAACAAGACATGAAAAGAACATATAGCGACACTATACCGATCACTATAGAAAAGGACGGTGACGGATCCTACCTTTACCGGTGGGATATTAAAGAGGAGACAAGGGAGATGGGTGACGATATGGCCCCCATGATCTCCTATAGTTACAACGAGGTCAGGGTATGGCCCACGTTGACGGCCAACAAGATATTGGAGGCCTGTATCAACGCCCTATGGGACAAGGACGTGGAGCAAAAGAAGCTGAACGACTACAACGCCGCCCAGCTAGGCATACTGGACTTGTCATACGTGGAGTCTTATAAAACGTTTCTCAACGAGAGGAAGGCGTTGAAAGACCGTGTGGATAGCGATTTCGCCGAGTGGGATAATAGCTAGTTAATATGCTTATATTCTTAAGGGCGGGTATGTGACGTGGATCATGTTCCCGCCTTATGTTTTAATATCCATTTGATTGTGTGTATATTTGTGAAAAACATGATTTATGGCAAAGAAGAATAAACAGGATGAGATTCCGTCGTGGATAAAGGATTTATATAAGGAGGATCTTGACAGGGTGGTCAAAGGTGAGCGTCCTATGTATTTCAGGGGGATGGATGACAGCCCTTTAAAGAACGTATCTCCGGAGTTTGATATCCTTAGTGGAGGAGCTGCTGTTAAGGGTATGAATGGGATAAGAGGTGCGTTGTCTCCGTTGAATAATGGCATGGGTAATTATAATTTCAGCATTAGGGGTATAAATAAGAAGATAGGCGAGCTGGTTGATGAGGCGGGGTTGTATTTGCCTGAGAAATTAAGACCTGTATATCGGACTGTGGTGGACGCTATGTCGAGATCCAAAGATAAGGGGTTGGGTTATATCACGCAGCCGTTGGCTAACGCCCTGTACCCTGCGGACGAGCGACGGAACCGGCGTCTAGACGGGGAGCATCCCGTTGGTTATGTGGATGCCATAGACGGCATATGGCCTAGGGAGAAATATGGGTTATGGGGAGAGAAAATTGAGCGGAAAGCCGAAGGAGGTCCTACTGGTAATGATCCTATGTATGTAAGACAAGATGTATCTGATAGAGCTTCGTATTTAAAAGACATCATAGGTAACGCCATAAGAAGGAGGTTGTACGAGAATGTCACCCCTGATGTGGTAGCCTCAAATGCTAGTCTTCCTGATAAGGTTAAGGAATTTATATACGGAAGAAATGGCAAAGCTAATGTTGATGAATATAGTGAACAGCTATGGGGTAGATTCTTATCCCAACCTAATAGTCTTGACGGAAATAGCAAGGAAATAAGAATCCCCGATAATATTATTGCTGATATCGAGAGGATGTTTAATCGTGACACTAAGGATGAGATAAAGAGGTTAGATAAGAAGATTCGTGATACGGAGCGAGAAATATATGGTTCCGATAAGCCGGTTACAGATGATGCTTATGGTAGGCTGGAGTTTTTGAAAAAGTCTAGAGAATGGGTAGATATCTTTGAGAAGAATCGTAATTCGGTAAGATCCGGAAAGCCTACGGTTTTTTCTGAGTACGATTTTTATCCCGAAGCTGCTGGTGAGCTTACCCCGTTATCAGGGTTTGGTAATTTTACTATTTATAGACGTCCGGATGGAAGGTTAGGTGTTTACGATGTATATGATTTTTATAGTAATGATCAAGAGTTCCCGATTAATATAGCTACCAAGGTATTAGATGCTATAGGTGATAAGTTTGAGGAGAGAGGCTCTTTCAAGGATTATAATCCTGCTCCAGAGAGTGGTAAGGATGCTCTTATTCGTAACGCTATTATGTCTAAGAATAAGTTGGAGGACAAGGCTGAAGGAGGTCGTATAAATACAGGGAGCGATTATGGTTCTGGAAAGTATGTGATCGATCCTCGTAGATCAGAGAATAATAAGATGGCTGTGTATGATGAGATATGGGATTATCTGACAGAAAAGAAGGGTATACCACAAACGCAAGCTATCGGCATCCTGTCTAACATCGCCGCCGAGTCCGGAGGGGACACCGAAGCCCTAGGCTCCGCCGGTGACTTTGGTATCCAGCAATGGCTTGGACCGAGGAAGAAAGAGCTACAGCGTAGGTATGGTAAGAAACCAACATTAACCCAACAACTGGATTATCTTGTGGATGAGTATCAAGGTCGTGTACCGGGGCTAGGCTGGAACTACATGAACCAAGGCAAGTTCTTTGATAAGGACGCTCAAGGCAATGTATATAATTATTATATGTACTCAAAGGCTGATTTTGATAACGCTACCAACTACAAGGACGCTACCGTGGCATGGAATCAAGGATACGGAAGACCCCTTGGATCGACATTAAGAAACGAGAAGCGGTTTGAGTTCGCCGATATGTTCTCCAACAGATACGGTGTCCCGGAGAACGAGCCAATGAGATACGAGTTCGGGCAGCGGGATTCGGGCACGGGAGACGGAGGCCAGCAGCCCGTGCCTGAGACGGTAGCCCCTGCCGATCCTTCTTTGGCTTCCCGTCCTGCCGTTGATAACTGGTGGGAGAAAGAAGGTCAAGACCTGTTATATAAGATGCTAGCTCAATCCGGCGCTAACAAGAAAGCTATAGAGGACATCGCTAATAATATTAAGAATGATCCTCAATCAGAGAAGCAGATAGCGGAGGCCGAGCGTATGCGTAAGGAACAGGCGAAAAGGCAGTTGGTACTTAACATGATACCGGGATTGATGTTGAATATAAAAGGAATGTCGTCAACAAAATCAGAAGGAGGTCCTGTTGGTGACAATAGGTGGTTTTATGATGAGGTTCGAAGGAAGCAGGTTATTGATAAACAAAATACGATGCAATCTCTTAGCGAAGAGAAGCACAAAATATTAAGATCGTCAAGATTGGCTTTGGAACAGGGCTTTATAGATGAGGATCAGTTTAGGAGAATAAATAATCTCCCTGTATTTAAATTAAGTGATGATGTAAAATATGATGGCAGGAATAATAGGGAGGTGGATCTTATAAATAGTCTTTTTGATACGGCTATGTATGATAGTTTTGGAAAGTCTGTTAAAGAACAATCAGTCGAGGAGGAGAAAAACAGGAAGGAGCGGTTTTATCCTTACAAGCTCATGGCTGATTCATTGCTTACGATAGGTGATATAGCCACCGCATCTCCTGGGTTTTTGAGATTGATAGAGCGTTCTGGAGCAAGGTTGTATCCATTGTTGAATAATATCGCTCATAGTAATTCCATTCAGAAAATTTCTGGATTGTCTGGGATTGGTGTTGATTCTTCTCAGATGGCATTAAACCCGGATGATGATAATTTTTGGAATATACTAGGGATGGCGGGTGCGGCCGCTGAATTGATAGGTGGTATGGATATATTAAGAAATACGAGCGTGATGGGTAGGATCGGAAATAGACTGGATGATATTCTTGATATAGCTAATCCTGTTGTGACTCTAGGAGGGGTAGCTAATGATGTATTGGATTAATTCGTTATATTTGTCTGTTTTAAAAATATTTTAGTATGAAAAGATTGTTGTTTTTATTTGCTATGTTATTGACGCCATTCGCTTTGATGGCACAAGAGGTAATCCCATCAGAAGGGCCTATTACTATTGATCTGACTACCTTTACCGGCATCATGGCTTTCGTCACGATGTCAGCTACCCAGCTAGCTAAGGTGGTGCCGTATATTGACACCCATAAGTGGGCTAAAGTCCTATCCGCCGTAGTCATAGGTATGCTGGTTTGTATATTAGCGTGGTTTCTAAAGGTGTCTCCATTGCTTATAGGGAGTGAATGGTGGGAGGCTCTATTATATGGAGTGGCTGTAGGTCTCAGTTCTGCCGGTTTCTATGATTTGGTTAAGGCTATAGGATCATTATTCATAAAAAGAATTTAATTCTGTACATAATAATAGCATTTGCTGAGAGACTCATCGTTGTAAAATGATGAGTCTCTGTTTTTTTAAATTATCTTTGTGTCAGAACGAAATTAATTTGATATGGGCAAATATGTAATCAAGAGGAAGATACCTAAATATCAAGAGGCTGGGGAAGTCACCCCTATTATGCCCGGTAATGTTGTTGGTCTTCAGGGTATTGGAGTGGAGCCTTTGGTTTCGTCTACCCAGATAGGATTTGATATTCAGCAGCCTGATATTAATACCATTGATACAAGTGATTTGAACGCTATCGTTGACAGCAATAAGAAGGTTGACGAGTCTGGCAGTACGGATGTTTTTGACTTTACCACCATACCTTATTATGGCGCTGATGATATAGGGTCTAGATTCACTCAGATGGGTCGTGGTATAGGGCGTATGAGAAGTGAGGGATATGGAGATTTATCCACTGGGGCTAAAACAGCTAATACGATAACCACCATAGCCTCAGGAATTAGTGGTATCATGGGATTGGCTCGTAACGTGGTTTCTGGGATAGCGTCTGAGAAAGGTACTCGTACTAATATCAGGTTGGCTCAAGAGCGGGAGGCTAGGCAAAGAAGGCAATCCCAGATGCAGTATAAGGATGGAGGCGGTGTTTATCTAGGACCTAATAACAGGTTCGATAGCGGTAGTCTTACCGGTGAGTATCTATATCCGTTACCTAAGTCGATGGAAGATCAAGCCAACGTAGAGGTCGAGAAGGGCGAGTACGTGACGCAGCCCGGAGAGGCGCCGATGGAGGCCATGGGGCAGAAGCACGCCAATGGGGGAACCCCCGTTTCCTTGGAGGAAGGTACGAAGGTTATTACCGATGATACCACCATAGAGTCGGATTTCGCTAAATACATTAGGGATACGTATGGTATTAAGGCTACGCCAAAGGATACGTACGCCACGTTAATGGATAGGTATAAGGCTAAGATAGGTCTTAAATCAGCTTATGATGATCAGAAGAAGGCTTTGGATAAGTTGAAGAAGAACGATAAGATAGATGACGAGAATACAAGGCGTTTAAATGCCTCCGTATTATCTAAGGCTATAAATGATAGCAACGATACCGTTAATGGCTTAGAGGGAAGATTTACTGATTTCGCTAATGTTATATACAAGGAACAGGAAGACCGGAAGATGAAGAAGGATGAGGATACTTATTTTGCCAAGGGAGGCGAGATAGATAATATCATATCCAGATCCATGAAAGAATATGGTCTTACAGAAGATGATGTAGCTGAGGCTAAGAAAGAGCTGCTTAAGAAAGTAGCTGGTATTCGTCAGAAGATGGAGAAAGGTGGTAGCTCTTTATTCGATTATCTCCTTACTTTCCGTCCTGTTGAGAACAAGTATAATAATAAGGATAATACGTTTGGGTATCAACGTCAAGGTCAGGACGGTTCTTATGGCGGTATTAATGCTGATGAGAGACTGGAATATTATAAGACATTCATGCCTTTGGCTTATGATGCTTATATGAGCGCTCCGAAGGCTACTGCCGCCAAGGCTCTTCAGGATGCTATATACAGCACTACTGGTGGGTGGATGGGCTTGGCCACGGCGGAGAACCCGATCATCGCCAACGCGGAGGCGCTTCGGGATTATACGACACTCGTTTCCTTTGGAGGCGAGGATAGCCAAGGTAATTACCCGGAAGATAAGAAAGCCTCATATCATGATAGGATGAGAGACAATAAGTTTGGTCAATATTCCTCATCTCGTCCTATGATCGGTCTGGATGTTGTTACAGAGGAACAGCATAAAGCTCTTAACGACGCTGGTATCACTCATTTCAGTCAACTGTTTTCTGGCAAGAATAAAGATATCGTTAATAAGATCCTTGGCGAGGATATGCTTAAGATGCAGGCATTGAGATCCATGAAAGGAATGGAAGGTCTTGATTTTATACTTGACCCTCATAAGGTGGCTCCCGGTCCTATGGATATAGGTGATGTGGAGGATCCTGATGTTAAAATGGATACGCCTGAGCTGATTGATCCCAATACACTTCCTAAGACCAACACAAGTGCCGGTAAGTCGAACGGCGGCAATGGAGGCAGGAATATAGTAGGTGGTGGTCTTGACTTTCCTGAGGTGTTCAGGATGACTCCGGGAGCCGTGACAACGGAAGGTCTGGAAAGACATTACGCTCCTACCGTGGACCCGGTGTTGAGATCGGCTGATCAGTATATGGTTGAGGCTAATCGTGCTTTCCAATCACAATTGGATCAGATGGGTAATGTCCCGGATTCCCAGAGAGGGGCTTTATCTTCCAATTTACAGGCTATCATGAGTTCCAATATAGGTAAGTATATAAATGAGGTAGAACAAGGGAATGTGGCTCAAAGGACTTGGGCTGATAATGTCAATTCTCAATCATGGGCGAATACTTACGACAAGAACATAGCCCAACGTCAAGCTTATCAACAACGGATATTGCAGGGATTGGCTATAAATGACGAGAACTGGGCTAGGTATTTCGATAGCGTCAATGATGAGATTCAGCAGAAGTGGAACACGGCTACGACCATGAATACATTAAGATCTATATTTGGGGATGTTAAGATTGGTCCCAATGGCCAGTTGATCGCAGACCCTCAAGGAGATATATTAAGTTACAGGAGATTATATCCTGCTCAGGAAGTAACTAAAGGCAAAAAGGGATAAATAATGGCTTCACAATACAGTATATTAAGGAATTACGGTAAGTACGTATCACCCTACAATATGGATGTCATGATGCAGGGTATGGGATACATGCAGCAGAAGATAGATACCAATCGGCAGGCTATAAATGAGTATGCTGATTATATTATCAATTCTGACATTATAAAACCTCAGGATAGGGAATATCTTCAGAATAGGTTAAATGGATTGATACAGGATGTGAATAACGTGTATCGTAAATCCAATCTAGCTTCTGATGGTATAGCTAGAAGCATACAAGCCCGTCTTGGAGAGGCTTTAGATACCCGTGTATTGAACGCTATCGCCGGTACTAGGGAGTATAGGTCTTTCTCTCAGAAGATCGAAGATATGAAGCTTAATAATCCTAAGCAATATAGTGCCATAAATGAGGCTGTGGCCTTAATGCCGTTTTATGAATGGGCTAATGACGGTCAGGTTGGTACAAGGATGAATCCTATTCATTACACTCCTTATACGGATTACAATGAGGAGATGAATAAGATGATGAAGGATTTCGTCAGTCTTAATAAGGGAAAGAAGTTTTCTGTTCCTGAGGTAGTGGATGGCAAGCCTACTGGTAGGATGAGAGATATTACTGTTGATGAGATGAGTCGATCTCAGATTAGAGCGATAGCCGCTAGATCTATATCCCAGAACGCTAAGGCTCAGATGCAGATAGAGGGTCAGTATTTGGCTGCCACTAATCCCGGTATGTTTAGTGGCATGACTACTGATCAGTTCGTTAATAAATATGTTTCCGGTTTTGACGCTGAGGAGAGCGCACTCTTAGCCAAACTCAAAGGGGCCGAGGCCAGCCCTTCCGCTAAGGCGGCTATCGAGGCTTCGTTGCAGGAGGTTCGGGAGCAGCGCCGTGCGTTAGTGGAGGAGGCCAGATCCTTTATTGGCAACAATATGAATCCCGCTAGGGCAGGGGAGTTTATTGTCCGTAATGAGTTTCTTGATGGCGTATCTGCTAGATGGTCATACAATAATTCATCAGAAAGCTATAGTGCGGATGATTATTATTTTAAAGTAAGAGATCTTGATTTCAAGGAGCGGGAGTTCTCATGGAGGCAAAAATCCAAGGAAATAGATCAGAATCTTAAGCTTAGGGAGATAATGGCTAAAGAAAATGGTAACAGTTCCGGCGCTTCTTCGGGTGTTATGATTGAGCTAGAGAAAGTTCAGCCTAATGTCACCCCTGAAAATATATTTGACAATCAGTATATTCAGAATGAAAACAATATATCAACAGGAGAGAAGGATTTAATATCGTCTTTAAATCCTGTTGATTTACGAGGTATAGAGAATGATATACAAAACAATCCCTCTATATATCCAGGTGGTGTTAATAGTGAGAATATTATGGCATGGATCACCAATAACGGTGGAGCGTCTAGTTCTGTATTATCTTCATCCCCGGATAAGAATATGGTGGATAAATATGAGGCTCTTATGGCAGCGAATGATAATAGGAAGAAATATAGTAAGATAATGGATGAGGAAGTTGATTATCTTACGAATGCTTTTGATGTCGCTACGGAGAATATTCTTAATGATGCTATCAAAGATCAAAATTATGTTACTGGTGGTATTGATACATATACCGATAATGGTATGGTTAACGCAAGGGATGTTGGTAAGAATGGGGCGGTTATTGGAGGGAAGGAATACTCCGCTGAGGATGCATTGAAGATATCCTCTTTGATAGGGCTGATAAGTGAGAATATCGATTATGTAGGTCATTCTGCGGATAACAATGAATTGATGAGATCCTATGTTGGGTTATTAAATCGTTATACTGGACAGGATTTTACTTCTGAGGATATAATTGAGTTTTCTAAAGTATTTAAGCATCTACGTAATCCGGTAATGAAAGCGGATATATCAGATTTATCAGACAAGGATAAGATTCTTAGGATTATAGGATTTAATATGTTTAGAGCTAATGGTCCTACGCTTAGGAGGGAATGGTCTTCTTCCAATATAGGTCGCAATATAACTAAGGCTGTTCAGGATTCTAAAACAGTCTATGAAAGAAGATATGATGAGTTCGCTCCAAGATCATGGTCATTTTCTAATTCTACCAACGCTTCTAAAGAGGATAGGCGTATGCATGCTAAATTAGAGAATCTGCTTTTGGCGAGAGCTGGTTTCTTGAATAAAGATAAAGATAGTAGACTTAATAATTACATATTATATGCTCGTCCTACAGATAATCCTAATTCATTTGATTTGGTAGCTATGGCTGGTGGGAAGAATATCGCTACGGTTCAAGTTACTAAAGAAGAATTAGATAGTATTGGATATAGTTTGTATGAAAGGGAAAGAAATGTGAGATCTGAAGATTATGAATCCAAGATCATTCCTGTGTCTTTTTCTGCTACAACCAATAGGCCTTACCAAAAATGGGCGCAGGCTAATTCACTTGGCGCTTTCGCTACTGTTGAGAACGCAGCAGAGGAGGCTTCTAGGATGGTTGATAAGTATGATATTCAGAATAATGATCTAGTTACATCTGAGCTTAATAAGAGAGCTATTAGGATAATTAATACGGTTTTGAGGAATTACAAGTCGTATGATGTCAAAGCTAAGGGATTCCCCGGAGGGGTTGAGGTTGGTATTTATTTCCATGGTCAAGCAAAGACCGGGACACCGCTTAAGGTATTAGAGTATAACACTGATTATGCTGATAATATCATGAAAATCATAAATATGTGCCCTCAGATGTATCTTACTCAAGCCGTGGTTGAGGCTATTAATAAGGATGTTATTGTAAAGGGTAGGGATATTAATGAACAGCATTCTGACCTTAGCAATCTTCTTTCGGTATTGGATAAAGAGACCGTAGATAAAATAGATGGTAAAAATGGACAGCAACAATAATAATGATATGGGGAATGTGATGAGGGATCAGGGATATTATGTCCCGGCTCCATCCGTTCCATCCCCCATGCTTTCTGGGGACAATATTTCTTCTATCCCTATTCCTGTCGGGATGAGTAGTTCATCGGATATGGATAATGATGTTTTATCCAGAGAGGGAAGTAGAAGCATACCGTCATTGGTTGAGGGTATAAAAAAATCTGTAGAGACATCTTATCATGATGATGTAAAGGCCAGAAACTCGCTCTTCCAGATGATAAATGAGGTGGGTATACCTAAGGGTAATTATGATATAACTGGAAGCAGGATCAATCTTCGTGATTCAAGATATAGATTATCAACAGGTGAGTGGATTCCTAAATATGAGAATTATATCAATAATATAGATAACGACGATCGTCTATCGAGAGGTCAAAGTGGTTGGGAGAAAACTTATAGAGGATTGGGTAAGTTTATTTATAAGTCTGCTTTGTATGGAATAGGTGGAGTAGGTCAGTCTGTTTATGGATTAAAGGAGCTTGTTACAAAAGGGACGTTATCAGCTATGTATGATAACAGTTTTGCCAGATGGCTGGATGATATGGATAAGCGTGGTGATTATACGCTTAATCATTATTACAGTAAGGAGGAGCGAGATGCTGGATTTCTTAAAAGTATGTTTACAACCAATTTCTGGACAAATGATCTTTTGTCGGGGGCTGCGTTTACGGCTGGGGCTATCTTATCGTCTTATGCTTTCGCTGGCGCTGGTCTTATGAATGCCGCTCGTATGGGGGCTAGGATAGGTGCTACGATTGCCGGTATGGGGAAGGCTGCTTCTGCTACAAAGACCGGGTTTAATGCTATGCTAAGAGCTGCTCGTATAGGTCGTGGTATAGGCAAGGGGTTGGATAACCTGACCTTTATTGGTACGTCAACGCTTTGGGAGGCTTCGGTAGAGTCAAGGAGTGGATTGATGGAATCTGAGGAAAACTTCAAGCAGGCTTACAGAAACGCCTATGGCAGAGAAGCCTCATATGAGGAGCTTATGAGATTCAGAGCTGATAATGCTGATGCCGCTAACGCTATATTCGCCGCCAATATCGGTATCCTTACGTTATCCAATATAGCTATGTTTGGTGATATGTTTGGCATGGATCTGGGCGTGGATAAGTTCATAAAACGCAATATATTTGGCGTAGGAGCCGAGAGAATGGACAACGGTGCACTAAGGGCTATAACACCAAAGAAATGGCAGAAAATAGCTGGTAATACGTTTAATATCATTAAGCGACCGGTATCTGAGGGTTTGTTCGAGGAAGGTCTTCAAGGTGTTTCCAGTAAGTCTGCGGAGGATTGGGTGGAATCAAGATATAATCCTATGGCCATCCGTCAGAATATAGGTTATATGGAAGCTATAAAGAACGGATTCAAGGAGACTTACGGATCTAATGAGGGATGGAAGGAAATCGGCATCGGTATGATTATCGGATCGGTTATGGGAGGAAAAACTATTGGTGGTATAAAGGAATGGAGCCAAGACATGTCCCGGAACAAGGGGATGGTGGAGGCCTACAACACCAATGCCGGCGCCTTGACTACCGCCGCTATCCGTGCTATTCGTGGCAGTATGGCTCTTAACGCTCAATTATCAGGCTTAAGTACGGATAATAACGCTGACGATATACCTAATTCTAGAATCGTAGATAAGACTTTTAGTGATGCCGTATTCAACCGTCTTCGTTATGATCAGGAAATGGGGATGTTAGATGATACTAAGGAGAATTTCAAGACAGTCATCGAGTCTATACCTAATAGCGATATAGCCTCCGATATGAATATGACAGATGAGCAGGTAAATGAGTATAAGTCCAACCTTATCAGTGAGTTCAATAAGAAGGTTGATAATTTTACTATGGCCAGCAGATTTGCCGACTCCCTTACCGATGGTATATCCAATAGATCATTTAACACCTATATCTCCAACATGGCTTATAACGGTCTTGAGGCTAAGGATAACTTGGATGATATCGCTAATCAGTTAGGAAGGATATACAATACGGATATAGGACCTGCTTTAGATATATATTCTCGTCTTAATCCTGATTCGAGTAGGGATCTTGAGAAACTCAGGAAGCTTACAGATGATATACAGAAAATGGAGAAGAATGTTTTGAAGCTTCAGCAGAGTGTCACATCTAAGGAAGCTCTTGAGTCTGATAAGGTCAAGTTAGCCAAGGAGAATGATAGACTTCTTAAATTGACGGAGGATAGGATTGCTTTGGAGAGGAGATTAGCTACGTTAGTTAACTCAGAGACAGATATATCTAAGCTGTTATTAAACAGGGATGAATCAAGGATCAGCGCCGCCGATCTTATGGCAGCTTATGAGACTATAGTCGGTTTTGAGAATGCCGTATCTATCCGTGGGGTTGATAATCATAAGGAGGCTATGGCGTTGCTTAGCGAGTATCGTCATAATCTTGTGGCTTATAAGAATATAAACGAGTCACTTCGTCGTATGCGTGACAGAAGATTCATCCGGGCGCAGGAGCGCGGGTTCATGAAGATATTATCGAACGCATGGGGGAAGACTTATGAGGAGGATGACAGCAAGTATGATTTCAGGAATACCGATGATCCTGATGCTAATTCCCTTTATGCCAATGATCAGGCCATAGATAAGGCTTATCAAGATGGTCTTATAGGAGAGGACGAGGCATTTATGTTCAAGACCTATAATCATATGATCGCCAGATCTATGGAGAATGACATCAAGGCTGATGAGGGCGGTATCATTGAGAATGTACCTGATAATGAGGATATCATAAATCCTTCTGATGATAGAATCAATAATATAGCTATAAAGATATGGAACGGTAATGAGGATATCTTATCTCCTAGGGAGAGGCAGATATATGATAATAATAAGGATCGTATCAATGATCTTGTAAATGGGTTTGGCGATAATCCTATAGCTAGGCTTAATAAGATTAGGTCAATGATAGATAGGTTAAATACCAACGATAACGTCTTAAATAACATCAGAGATACTATTGATGATATCATAGATATAAACATTAATGGTCTTGATAAGGATCAGGTTAAGGGGGCTATACAGACTTACAATGATCTTATGAATGATATTGACAACGGGAATGAAGTTGATCAGGATAAACTTAATGAGGCTATTGATATTATCAATAATTATTCTGATGATCCTCTTCTTCAATTCGTGGAATGGATGAGGCTGTATGATAATGGAAGTATGGTTGTCAAGGATTACGATAAGTCTATACCTATGGGTGATGTTCTCACGGAGAGCGAACCCGGGACATCCACCGGCAGGACGGAGGTCAACGCCGCCCAGAATCCGGTGGTGTTGATGGCTCAAAAGAGGGAGATCGGTGGGGTCATGTATTATGAGGTAGGAGGGATGAGGCTTGACAGGTTTATGGCGGGATCCGGGCTTAAGGCTCTCGTCACGCCCGGTGAATATGTTATGGATGATAAGATGGTGATGGATTTTACTGATGGGACGAACATGTTCAGCGTTATTGAGTCCAAGAATCATTCAAGATGGATGATTAGTGAGGATGACGCTCAGGCTTTCGAGAACGCTACCGGTGTCATACTGGGGCGGCAGACCGCCTTATCGACCTCCAACTGGTTCATGGTGTATCGCAAGGGTCAGGATGGATCTATTGTCCCTTATTATACGGGTGATACGTTTGGGTCTAATAACGAGTCGGTGAATCAGGAAGCAGCGGCTAGCCTTCGCAAGGGTGATATGGTAAGGTTTAAGATGGATATGTCAGATCCATACACCAAGGGACTGTATGATAAATACAATAGCCTTAACGCCGTTGATCCTAATTCTGATGAGACTAAGTCGGCTTACAGAGAGCTGGTTGATAATATGGTTATTAAGATCGTGGATAGTGATGGTAATTTTGTCTCGGTGCTAAAAGCCAATGATCCAGACTCAAAAGGGAGTAACGCTGATTTAAGGAGTATGGCCTTTGAGTTGTATAGGGATAATGTGGGATCTGTCGCTGGCGAGATTGATATACCGTTCGTAGGCGCAGTCACCAGTGTTTTGCCAGGAAGACCTAATTTTAGCATAAGTGATGATAATGGTACGTTGATGGTATCCGAAAATGACTTTACCAATGAGACGGTTGGTAAGGTCGAGAGCGTAGGATATATAGAGAACGGGGAGGTTACGATGAGAGATAATATTAAGTATAACATATTCCCGTTCTGTACGGCTATCGTTAGGGACAAGTATGGTAATTATAAAAATTCGCGTATCCCGGTTGTAGCTATAAAGACAGGAAATGGAAGAAATTACCTGTACCCCGTAAGATTGAAAAATCAGGATATATCATCATTCTCATCCATGATCGGATCGATGGCTGATAGGATTATGGAAGGTCTAGGCGGAGGCGTAAGTATTGATGATATAATGGATCTTAATAACGCTATAGCCAGATCCGGGTTGGATAATAAGACATATATGATTCCGCTGGCGGAAGATGTGGATGTTATCAAGAACCGGCTTGAAGCTGTCAGGAAAGCCGCTAACCAGATGCCTATGACCGCTGACGTAAGAGGATGGATAGGCGATTCCAGGACTAAGGAGGATATTTTGATGAATGACGTTACGATCAACATTGATCTTAATAACGATCCTTTCATAGCTCCTAAGTTCAGGATGAGTATTAGGAGGGATGAGACGTTCTTCGAGGATACGGAGACCCCGTTCGTCAACCCGTCTGGTCTCCAATCGGGATCCGTCTCGCCTACGAAGGCTGCCGAGGACAAGTCTTTGGTTTCCGACGGTAATGTAGTATCCGGAGAAAATGAGGCGGAAAATCCTTGCTAAATTAAATATCTTGACTTATCTTCGCGGCGTCAGTCCATCACCTGACGAGTAAGATATTTAAAAGTTGGTCCCTGTCGGGTGTGTGATGGCCCCGGTGGGGACTCTTTATATTATGCAATTAGATGCTTTTTTACACCGGAAAATTATGCAAGACCTACGCATCCAGCGAGTTAAGGTCTTGATGATGTTATATACCAGTCATTATTTTGTCAATAACAGACAAAAGCAGTTGCTTGATCGTACATACGCTTTAAGCAGGGATCAGGCTTTTGATTATATGACTGAGTTCAATAAAAGGCTTAGTGATAAGGTTGGTATAAAATGTACGATGGATGTACTTCTGCCTACCGATGACGATAACGCTAATATCATAATCGAGTACAATAGTATCATCAAGAAGCTGATGGAGGAGGCCGAGAAGCTGGAGCTTGATACTGATGCTATCAAGCTCATGATGCGTGATCTTCTTAATGAATTGAAGGGTGATATTGATCTTAATATCCTGATATTTGACGTAACCCAGTTACTTATAAAATACAATCTATTTAGGTTGGACGCCATAACCGAGCAGGAGTTCAAGGACTCTTTCGTCAGGATGGATAGTAGGAATATGGAGATAAAGAAACTAACCCTATCTGATATCAAGAAGGTGGTGATGATGATGGAGGATGGGTATGATTACGCTTTATATATGAAAGAGGAATGCGATTGTTGATTACAATTTTTGTAAAAATATCTCCTGTTTGTTTGTGGTTTCAAAATAAGGTTCTATATTTGCGGTGTCTATCCGTTGCTAGACCATAAGAAGATATTAACTCGCCTAAGCGTAGGCGATAGATGAGGGTCATCAGTGGGGTAACGGACGCTGGTGGCTCTCGTTGTTTTATATTATGAACAAAGATCATATTTTGGGGTTGTATGATGATTTAAGTCATTTTTGCCAAACAGGGAAATTGAAACAAGCTGATTATTCAGGTTATTCTAGAGAGTTAGAGATTATTGTTAAAAAATTTTCGAGCGATTGTGATCGTTCAAAAAATGACAATGTGTTTATTGTTGAGGATTGCAGAATAACTTCGAATGATAGCGATTACAGCAATTTCCTTTATATGGCGCTAATAACGTTATTCGGTAGAAGTGATTTTGATCTTGATTATGCCTTGAAGTTATATAATTATTTTATACTTGCAGCCATAGAACGACAAGATGAACTACATGATGCGGGTTATGATGAGTATATAATTGATAGAATGTGTTTAGATCATGTTTTTAATGGTGTTGTATATAATATCATTATATCAAATACAAACAAGGATGTTGATGATATTCATTTGACTATATCTAATGATCTGAAAGTAAATAACGCTATACCTATGTTGATGTCCAAGATAAGACCATATTCGACAGAATATGATTTTTATGGTTTGTATGATTCTATAATAGGATATACTTATTTTCTAAAAAATAAAAAGAACTATGGACTAAGAAATAGTGGACTGTTGCGTACCTATATAGGAGTAGATATTAGTAATGGTCTTGTAAAAATTGGTAAGTCTAAGGATTTATACACTAGGGAGAGTTGTTTAAGGGTGAGTAATATCCATTTTTATATGATTGCATATGTAGATATGGATATAGAGCGTGAGCTGCATATTAAATATAGTGTATATAATGTTGATAGAGAGTGGTTTCATTTGAATAAAAAGCAGGTTAAGGAAATTATAAGCAAATATAATTTTAGAATTATAGAATCAAATGCTAAATATATTGACAATATATATGATATTTGATGAATAATGAAATTCATTTTTGTTATTTAGGATTGAGTTTTTGCCTGTCCGTGAGGATCGGCAAAATGATTTGTACTTTTTCAGAGTAAACATAAGGTTTGTTATTATTGTTATTTGGCTCCCGTCCGCTCGTGAGAGTAGGCGGGATTTTTTATATCTTTGTGTCAAAACGATTTAGCAATGGGAAGATCTTGTTATGTGATAAAAAATAAGGAGGGTGGGGTAGATGATGTCCTTGCCCCTAACAACCAACCATCCGGATTATACCAAAGGGCGATGGAGGTGTTGGGCGACCAGAAGCAGGCCTTATCGGTCTGGGGTACGGCCTACTCCCCCGACTTCGTGTCTTTCTTTGGCGACTGGATGTCCATGCCATCAGAATACGATTTGGATAGTAACGGGGAACCTAGGTATGATGATGTTATGTCATTTATCAAGCGAAAGAACTATTTCGCTGGTAATTTCATGGCCGATGAGGTTAAGGATATCAATAACACCCTTACTTCCTTGGGCGTCGATAATATAAATGATCTTAATGATATGATCGTATCTAATTTCCTCTCAGGCGGTGATATATTCCTCAATAGGTACAATCTTGAGCGATCGGGGATGTATGACGCTGATGAGATTGATAATATCATGACTAACCGATCTGAGTATGAGCGGGTAAGGGATATGATGAGGAGGATTGTCGATTTTATGTCTGAGGGGGATCTTAATGAGAAGGATACATATTTCTTGTCCTCCGAATCAGGTCTTGGTGATGATTATATGGTATATGAGGATACATATGACTCGTTAGGGAAGAGAAGGGTCTTGAATCCAATGGAGGTAAGGGATACGATCATGAGGGCGGTAGGCGGTATCAGCGACCGCCGGGAGTTCGATCAGGCTTTCGCCTCAGTCCCATACCCTTCCTTGGCGCTCCGGTATCAGGAGGATCAGGATTACGCAGATCGGATGTATGACACGTATCGTAATATGACCCGTATGGAGGTTCGGAGTCAGGACGGAAATACGATTACCGACTCATATTCCAATAGCACCATACCATATATCAGTATGCCTAAGGACATGAAAGGTCTAAGGGATAAGGTTGGGGAGATGATCGATATGGACGATTTTAAGGACATCAAGGACGTTTCCGGACGTCTATATGACATAGCTATGGATCTCGCCGACATGGGCGTGGATATAAGCGAGGCGATTAGCGATGAGATGGTTATATCCAGACAGGAGGATATCCGTGATCTTATGGCGTCGCTGGATGTTATGTTATCTTCCATACAGACCGGCAATCCGGTATACGATAGCTTTATCTCCGATCTTGACAGGATAACAGGAAAAGGGAACCCGATATACGAGGTTCAGGATACTAACCTTACCGGTGATAGGATGGTATATGTAAGGTCCGGGAAAACATCCCCTTCCGATATGTATGATAGGAGCATGTTGTATATGGGTAGGAATACGTACCATAACACAGCCCCGATAACCGACACCGATCAGGCCTATGAGATGCTGGCAGATATCGGGATAGAGCGGCCCTCGTACTTGCCGGCTGGCGTGGTTCCCGCCGGGGCTTCCCGTTCTGATATTGGCGTGGTCATGGATAATATAAAGAAGTTGGTTATGTCTAATATCTCATCCTCAAATACCGAAAACATGATCCTTACCAGATTGATATACCAGCATCCCGTAACTCCTAAGATGGATGATGTCGATATTGATCGGGAGTTCAGGAGATACGAGGCTAGACAGGGAAAGGATCGGGATTTTATCAAATCCTGCACCTCGTTGAGGAAGATCCAGGTCAAGGAAAGGTTAAAAAAATCGGATTTATATAATAATGTCTTACGTTTCCTTGATTTTAATGGATCTTATAATGTATCTTTGAACCACCATGACAGAGGTACGTTAAAAAGCATGGAGATGTCGTTGCCAGAAGGTCAGGTAAGGGATCTTCTGTTTGACGTGGCTATCGAGTCCGGTGACAGTAGCATGAGAAACCTTTTCTATCTGGATAGACAGGATAGGATGATGGATGCCGGGTTTTATAGGTATCTGTACCAAAGGAATCCGGGCCTTCTCCGGGAGGTCAACGGCGGTGTCGAGGCGAGACCGGACGGTTCGTTCTTGGCTCGTGGAAGGTATGATGATTTCGTGTCGTTCCAATCCGGCTTATATGAGAAGATAGGTGAGACGGTTGATGGTGCGATATACAGGTTCGTTGATGATCTTATATACTCCGATCCATCATCATATCAAGAAAACGTGGTACGAAGGATGGGTGACGTTACGGTAAGGAGTGACGATAACCGCCTGTCAAGGATAGAGGATAATCCCTCATCCAGTAAGATAGTTAATGAATACACTGCTAATACAAATAAGTTGATGCGAGATTTTTCGTGTAGTTAATCTCTCTTTGACGTCGTGAGACGTTTTCTTTCGAGCATTGAAACATTGGATTTTATAGATTTGCATGAATCCGGGCCGTAGTGATACGTTCCGGATTTTTTGTCTTGTACCGGTTCTTATTAATACCAATTGCATGACATGACGTGCTTTGATGATGACATATATCACGATCCTAGGATTATTAATTTTTGAACTTTGTAACGCCCACTATCAGGTGGGGTTATTATTAATTCAAAAATAAATAGACATGGGTACAAGTGGAGACAAAATCGTGCTGTTAGACGGCATGGGTTCCGGTAGCGGTAGCGCCGCTAACGGTTTATTATCTATGATTCCGGGTATGTTTACCAGCCTTTTGGGTGGTAATAAGATGGATCCGAATTTAGTCGCTGCGTTGATGAACGGTCGTAACAACCAAGACCAGTTCGGAGGGGCTAACGGTTGGTGGTTGTGGATCATCGTCCTGTTCTGGTTATGGGGCGGACGTGGTTTCGGGAATGGTTTTGGTGGTAATGGAAATGATTGTTGCGCTAACGGTCTTCCGGCTCAATTGAACAACGACTATGGCCGTGAGCTACTGATGCAGGCTATCCAAGGTAACAGAAGCGCTATTGATCAGATCTCTAACGCCCTTAACTGTTCTACCTCTCAATTACAAAACGCTATCTGTAATGTACAAGGCGCTATTGATAAGGTGGCTGGTCAGGTAGGTATGACTTCTCAGGCCGTTATCAACGCCGTACAGCAACAAGGATGTGAGATCGGTAACCAAATTAGCTCTTGCTGCTGCAACTTACAAAGCGCTATGGCTAGCGGATTCAACAACATCCAACATTCGTTAGACACCGTAGGATGTAATATCCAGAACGCTATAACTCGCCAGGGATATGAGAATCAGTTGGCTATCACCGGTCAGACGAACGTATTGCAAAACAATTTGACTAACGGCTTCAATAACGTTATTCAATCCAACCAAGCCCAGACTCAGGCTTTGGCCGCTAAGATAGATCTTCAAACTCAAATCATCAATGACAAGTTCTGTCAGCTTGAGATGCGTGAGATGCAGAATACTATCCAACAGCTTCGTGAGGAGAAACAGGCTTTGGCTACTTCCGCCATCACCCAACAACAGACACAGAACATCGTTAGCCAGTTGGCTCCAAAGGCTCCGATTCCGGCTTACGTCGTACAGAACCCTGGTTGTTGCTATACTCCTACCGTAAGGGTAGCTAACGAATGTGGATGCGCTTGCGGCGCTACTAACGCCGTATTATAAGAAAGGGGGATAATATGGCTGATTTCAGAGGATATATGATCGGCTCATTCGCCTCCTCCCGTCTTGATAGGGGAGGCATCCCGGTAGTAGCCACTACTGGAAAGGTATCTGACGCTTCTGCGGCCGAACCTACGGTTGATTTTGGCATCAATCCGTGTCAGTGGAACTCACTGCCTCCAGAGGGGATATTGTTATGGAAAGTCCGTCATCCGGTAACGGAGACCGAGGCTGATTATCCGGCCACGATCGTCCTCCCGTCCGGCTTATCCACCACCACCCCTGTTACGGTATCCAACGCCGGGGTTATCGTCAACAAGACACCTATAGTGGATAAGGTTGGGGCACATATGACAGGGCAGGATATTACGACTCCCGTGGCATCTGGTGATCCTATAGTAGGAGCCTACACCGAGCATCTTGTGTATTATAACAAATGCACTGGGGTATTTAGGATGTTAGGTCATACGGCTACGGCCCCCTAACACATGAATTTACTAAGAAAGAACAGGGAGGGGAACCTCCCTCCCATTTAAAAAGATCGTTATTATGTTTAAGGATTTAAAGAAAGGATATCAGGTTTATACGTTGGACACCTCAGGGGTTCCTAAATTCTTTATGGGTACGGTGGTTAACGTCTCGGAACCTAGGTTCGCCCAATCCCAGCTAGGTCAGTACCAGCAGCTGCAAGATCGGGTTATGGATCTTACTATAGAGGTGGACGGGAAGTCTATGACATACGTAGTTCCAGAGAATCAGAACGTGGCTATGGCCAACGGCATTACGCTAGCCTGCTCCGTGGATCCGATAATGAACCACCTGAACGCCATGAAACGAACCAGTACGGATATCGTGAATAGCGTGGATAAGAATAAGGAGATCATAGAGGCATGCGACAGTATCTTGGAAGATATCAATCCCACTTTTAAGCAGACTAAGGATCAAGACCGAAAGATTAAGAATCTTGAGGAGAAGGTCGATAGGATGGGGTCTTCTTTCGATGAGTTAAAAGAGTTGTTAATTAAAAAATTAGGTTAATATGAGAGTTATAGATTTAGGCAACGGCCAAGAGGAATATGATGATGAGATCTACGACCGCAGAGGTGGTAGGGGACGCTCACGCCGCTCCGATGGGACTTACATGGGTTATGGTGGTGGAATATACGACCATTTCGGCAAGGAGCATGAAGAGAGAATGGAAGAGCTAGAACGTCGTGAACGTGATCTCGAAAGACGTGAGAGGGAATTGGAACGTGACGAGCGGGAGCTTGAGAAACGTGAGAAACGCCATGAGCGTGAGGACGAGATGTATCGCAGGGGATGGTTCGGTGAGCGTAACATCCGTGACGAGTACGAAGGTACCGAGCCGTATATGCGCAGGGGACGCAGGAGTCGTTACTACTGAGGAGCAGACGCTGATGACCCGGATTATAAGCGGTACATAGACACCCATGGATATCACTTTTCCAAGGAGTTGGCTAGGGAGGCCGCTGATAAGATGCTTAACGCCGACGGATCCAAGAGAAGATGGACGATGGAGGATGCTAAGCAGATGTTCGATAAATGCGGGGCTAAGAAACCTGATAACGCCACTTGGGGAGATATCCAATATCTGTTCGCTATGTTCTATAGCGACTACTTTCCTAAGGTATTGGATTGCGACCAGAAAATAGTCAAGGCTGTCTTGGCTTATCTGGAAGACCCTGACGCCCCTGAAGGGACGGCGTTCGTAAGGTATCTGGCGGTGCGGTGCTTCGTCGGTGACACAATCAAATGGAGTGATATGATTTGATACAACGTTGGAAGAACCCCGTCGGCGATAGAATACCGATGGGGTTTCTTTTTGCCCGTAACTTTATTATGATTACATTTGTTCGAGGTAGATCTTTTGTTCATAGGTAGGGCGGGCGGGAATGGAAAAAGGATATCCTCACGGACACCCTTTCCCCTTGGTTGAAAATTACCTAAAAACCTTATGAGTTACTACTTTTTGCAAATATAATTATTAAATCGCAAACAGCAATGGGTAAGGGGTATTACTGGATAGAGCCTGTGGATCAAACGTTAAACGATTTCCAGTTTTATAAAGCACATATCGTGGGTGATCCTGAATATGACGAGAAGCATCATCGTGTTATATTAAGGACGGATAAGTACTTCCCTGTAGGGAGTATCTTCCATGTCTTGAAAGACTCGGAGATGTTCGTTATAGAGAGGAGATTTAAGACATGGGGGAATAAGTATGTCATTAAGCCTTGTGAGGGTGAATGGGAATGGGGGTCTGTCCAGAAGCTGAAAGACAAGGCTATTATATTCCGTACCGGGTTCCTGCATGGGGACGGTAGCTTTTAACACCTGCCCGCATCTACCCCCCCCTCGATTTCTTGGTGTTTATGTATATAGTTATATTTGAGCAAAAATAATTATGATATGGCAGATTTTCAAGGTAAATACAATGGCGAGCAGATAGAGCAGCTTTTGGATAAGGCTAATGATATTGATCTTTCCAAATATGCTCTTAAGACGGATAACGCCCCTACCGCCACGAAATTACAGGCGGCTAGGACTATAGCGCTGTCCGGTGCCGTGACCGGTAGCGTATCCTCCGACTTCGGGAGTAATATTACTATCTCCACGACATTGGCGAACTTCGACGCCTCTAAGATCACGTCCGGTACTATCGATATAGATAGGTTGCCTAAGGCGGCCTTAGAGAGATTGATCGTGGTAACTGATGATACGGCCAGATTCAAGCTTACTACCGCTACCGTCCAAAGCGGTGATACGGTAAAGGTCACGTCTACTGGTAAGATGTATTTGATAAAAGACGAGTCTAAATTAAGCAGTGAGGATGGGTATGAGCCTTACACGGCCAGTCAGGCTTCCTCCGTGCCTTGGTCCGGGGTTACGGGCAAACCAAGTACCTTCGCCCCTCCCACGTCCTCCGCTACCGTTCTTGGCGGTATTAAGGTAGGATATACGACTTCCGGGAAGAACTATAAGGTGCAACTGGATTCGTCCGGCAACGCTTACGTTAACGTTCCATGGACAGATAATAACACCACGTATAATGAAGCCACGGCCGACACCTTAGGATTGGTTAAGATCGGCTATGCCTCTAATGGAAAGAACTACGCTGTGCTATTGGCTAATGGCAAGATGTACGTCAATGTCCCTTGGACTGACAGTAACACGACTTATACCCAAGCTACAAGCGATAATCTGGGTCTTGTTAAGATCGGGTACTCAGCTAATGGGAAGAATTATCCGGTAGCTCTTGACGGAAATGGTAAGATGTATGTGAATGTTCCGTGGACGGATACCAACACGACATACACCAATATGGGAGCCGCTTCTGCCTCAGCGGCGGGAAAGGCCGGCTTGGTCCCCGCACCTGCCGCCGGAGCGCAAGCCAAGTATCTTCGTGGTGACGGGACATGGCAAACCCCTCCTAATACCACATATAGCAACATGGGTGGAGCGACGTCCTCAGCCGCAGGATCGGCGGGATTGGTACCCGCTCCGACTGCCGGCAAGCAAACCTCTTTCCTTCGTGGCGATGGTACGTGGGTAGTGCCTACCAATACCACATACGGATTAGCCTCTACTACAGCTAACGGCTTATTGAGACAGCTTAATGGAAGCACATCCAGTTTCATGCGTGGAGATGGCACTTGGGCTACACCTCCTAACACGACATACGCCGTAGCCAACGAGTCTACTAACGGGTTGATGGCGGCGGCTGACAAGAAGACCATGAACAGGCTTATAGGAGTTAATACGGTCACGACATTAGCTAATCTGCCTATTAGCAAGAGAAGTATCACGGCTACGTTATCAGCCGCTACGACCTTATCCGTGGCTTCCGGCATGCAGGTAGGGGAGGAGTTGATGATCAGGTGCGTTCCCTCAGCGGCTTTCACCCAAGCGATACCCAACTCCGGGGATTATGTCAGCATGAGCGGAACTTCTATCACCACTACGGCTAACAAGCCTTTCGAGATAAATATCTGGTGTTACGCTTCAGGCAAGTATAGCATCGCCGTTAAAGAACAAGATTAAAGAATAGATTATGGCATATACATATATAAACAGGGAAATATATCCCAATATGTTGGTTTTAGACGAACCTCTTGATGATAATTACGCTAAGGGTAATAGCTATGATGATTATATTAATGGCAATCCGATTCCATGGATAGAGCTGGGACAAGAACAACTTTCGTTCAAGGAAGCTAATCCTAAAGCCACGGTTAAGGAGATCATTGAGGCTAGATTAGATGAGTCAAGGGTTCTTAACGAGGAGAAATCGGCTAAATATGAGGAGCTGAGATCTTATGAGACTGAAAATCTCCATGAGTTTTTCTTGGATGATCAAGATATTTATATTCCTGAATATGACAGACGTAGCGCTTTGGCTGATGGGGCTATAGTCGGTAAGATAACGATTATGGGTCTGGAGTTCGATATGACAGAAGGCAAGATCTTGATCGGGATGATGGATAAGTACGATAACGATCTGACAACGGCGTTAGGGGACAAGCAAAAGCAGATCAGTATAGCCACTACCGTAGAACAGGTGAGAGCTGTCGATGTTCAGTCCGGCTATCCTGATAAGGTAAGTGTTACCACGGCGTACATCCAGCAACAGGCGAAGGAGAAGGATGCTCTCGATCCTCAAAAAGTAGCTGTCGAGTTTTCTAGGATGTTGGTTAATGACAAATCTTTATCCTTATCATCCAACGAGAAATTGGATGTTAAGGTCCTATTTCCTATATGGGGACAAGAAGGAGCGGAGTTCGGGCTATCCGTGGATACCGGATTTTGTCTTAGGGTAGTTAAGGAGGATACGGATATCCTTTACGAGGTTATCCAGCCTCATACGTTATCGTCAGAATGGGAGCCTGGACTCAGTACGGCCTCCTTATATAAGGTTGTTGACAAGGAGCATGCCGGGACTATAGGTGATCCTATCCCTTATTTCCCTCCTATGGAGATATTTAAGGATAAATATTACATTCAGAACGCTGACGTGTATAAATGCACAAGGGATAGTGGAACTCCTCTTAGTCATAATTTAAAGGACTTAGTAGGGTTGTATGTTGAGGTTGTACAGGGCTAGTCGTATCTACCTCCCCCCTATATTTGGCTTGTGATATGATACAAGTTATTTTTGGCATAATAAAAGGACATTTATAAATATATTTAAGTATGGCATCACAAAAATTCGGTTTCGTAACCGTAGACCCGGTATCAGGATCAGGAGATCAAGCGGTTAATTTCTCCGGTGATAAACACACCGGTCGTCTTCAACGCACTATCAACCTTACGGTCACCACGAACGGCGGGGCTAAGAAGGCGTTGGTAGTTAATCAGGCAGCGGCTGCTGAGGTGGTAAGATCAGACAGCCCTAACGCTTCCGTACAAAAGACAGGTGGTAATGTTACCATCACCGGTAAGTCTAACAGTACTAAGCTTACGTTCGCGGTCACGCCGGCTGAGGAGAACGGGCTTACGCTACAGCTCCCGGCTAACTACACGGCGGCTGGAAAGACTACGGCTAACGGAGCGGTTATCGCCGACGATCCCGGAGCCGATGGCGAGTTCGTTTGGAGCATCACGATCTCGAACGTACCGGCCAACGTCACGATCGAGGAACTGACAGCTACATTGAAGGTAACTGCCGATGGTGGCCAGACAGCCAACGTGACGGTAACGCAAGCCGCTGGAGACTCTACTATCGAGCTTGACAAGGAGACTATTAACTTGGATGTAAATGGTACTCAACAGACGGTTAACGTAACATCTAATGACAGCTGGACATGGGCGCAAGCTGCTGCTAGAACCGTATCGAGAATGATGGGACGATAATCAGTTTCTTTTCGCTTACTCAGACCCCGATCGACTAAAGCCGGTTGGGGTTTATTTGTTTTGCTATCTTTGCAATATAGCAAAAATAATACAACTATGGCTAATGATTTGAATATTAATTGGAAGGACGGGGTAGGCGAGGTAACGGACCAGCCTCTGACCGTCAGTCCGGGGTCCGGGACCGGGGACGCCGCTGTTTCTTTTGGCTCGGTAATGAACAAAGGTCTTGACCGTACCCTTGAGTTGGAGATAACAACCCCCAAAGGCGTTAAAAAGACGCTTACGGTGAATCAGGAGGGATGTAGGCAGGCTTATATCACGAGTGACGGGAAACGGTGGTTAACCAGCGATAACCGGGTGTATGGGGTACTGAAGAGTGACGCTCCATGCGAGTGTTTTGATGTTATATCTAATAAGGTCAATTTTATTATAGATGACAATAATTCTGATCCGTTGATAAATTCCAGCGGTGACACCTCATGGATCAAAGGCAGGAGGTGTCTGGTGAAGAAAGCGGATACCGGGGTCGCCATTTGCTATCTTGACGGGAATAACTCGGAGCTGTTCCATGACGGCGTTACCGCAGCCTCGCTCGATGGAAGCATGGGACAGTGGATGACCGATATCCCTAGTTATAGATATAATCATAAGGGAGGAGAGTATGATTTGAATGACATTAATAATATCCCAAACCTTGTTCATGAAATTACGTTAACCCATAACGACTTAGATGATAATATTACTGAATGGGGAAATTCTGGATTATTTAGGAGATGTCTTGTAGGAGTAACTGAAGCTGTAAATGTTAGCAATAAATTATGGTCTAAAAAGGGAGGACAATCTACTGGAAGTTTAACTTCTGTGGTGTTTCATAATTATGCTACAGCATTAGGAAGTGGATTCGACATTATTGATTATGAAACTCACTGCAAAATAGCTCATTTATTTTATGCTAAATATGCTAATAGAAACCCACAAGAAATGAGTAAGTTTGGGTATGGAGAAAATTCATATGATAGAATTATTGGTACTACTTCTTTATTAGGTAATAATGATGGTAAAACTGATACTCAAATTAGTTTCTTAGGTATAGAAGATCTCTATGGAGGTAAATACGAATGGATGAGTGGAATACATTCTAATGGTTCTATTTACTATATTTATGATGGATTTGAACCAGATGCAGTTCCTACCGCTAGTTATCGTACAGTAGATGTAGGTGAATCAGCTAGAAGTGGATATATAAGTAAAGTATATTGGGGCGAACATGGAGATATGATTCCTACAGAAGTAAGTGCTTCCTCTACTACACATTACTGTGACTGGGACGATGTGGCTAGTTCTGGTTGGCTTGTTGCTATGCGCACTGATGGTTCTGCCTATGATGCTGGCGGCGTCGCTTATTTCTATGCTGGTGATGGTTCTGGCTATTCTGATGCCGCTGTCGGCTCTCGCATCCAATATAGAGGGTCTATACAAGTTATAGAAGATCCTGCTGAATTTAAATCATTACCAGTAGGATTTTGATTTTTGGTTTTGTTTTTACAAAATTTGTAATTACATTTGTGGCGCATGTCCATCACCATGCTTTCGTCGCTAATTTATTATAAGGGGATACAGGTCTGTGATGGGATCGGTATCCCTCTGTTTTTAATATGGAAAAGATAGATGTTTTCGATGTTCAGATTCCTGATGGGAGACAAATCAGTTGTATATCGTATAATAAGGTTACTTATTTTGATCTTGACGATATATGTAAGTTATGTTTCAGTTCATATGATTTACATGATGTAGCTGACAGTAAGGTTATGAGCGAGTTCCTGCGTCGTGATGGTGATCGTTATTGGACTACGATAGATGGCGTAAGGCAGTTGTATCGTAGGGTTGAGTGCAAGATGTGTTTTGAGGTAATAGAGAAATTGAGAAAGTTATGAGGGAGCAGAAATTTGATTTCGTGATATATCCGTTAAAGTTGATTATCACAGTAGGATTGGACTACGATACGTTATGTAACCGTTTCGAGAACATGGAACCTGAACACGAGGGGAAATGGGGAGATGAGGATGATATGGACAAGGAGGCGTCTTTCGCGAATTTGGTAAGGGATAGGGACGATGATGGTAAATTCGCCATACTTTGGAATTTTTCAAGCGACGATGATATAATGATGAGAAATATATGTCATGAGTCGTTCCATATAGCCATGAGCGTGTGCCAGTTCTGTAATATGTCGCTTGGATTTAAGATTGGAGAGGATGAGCATGCGGCGTATATAGCCGGCTTTGCTGGTGATTGCGTTAGTAAGTTCATCAATAGCAAGAATACGGATTAAGTCGTAAATTATATAAGGAATATAAGAATATCAGCCTCCGCTTATTTGTGGGGGCTTTTTGTTTATCTTTGTCAAAAACATGAAGTTATGTCGAGTTGCGTAATTAAAAGAAATAGTAAGGGTAAGATAACCCGTGTCTTGACCCCTTCTGGCGAGGTATCCACCTTGTTCGATAAGATAGCGGGTATAGCCGCCGTAAGTGACCTTAATAAGGCCGCTGAAGCTTATATGACTATTTATAACGATAAGTTTAGGTCTAAGTTCGGTGACTGGACGAAGTCCGTACCAAGGAATAAGGAGGCCGCCAGATCCATAAGCGCCAAGCTTAACGCTAGCGAGTGGGGACAACTTATGTCAGCCAAGGTCTTGTCTGCCATAAGTGATATGGACGCCCCGGCGTTGGCCAGAAGCCTTGGGAATAGCGATAATGTCGTGGCTTATCTTACTTCCGGAGAGGTAGGTGAGGTCAGTGATATGGCGGTGGTAGATACATCCACGGTACAGGAGGTGGATTTGGATTCCATAAATGAGGATAATATTGGCGACACGATACTGAAAGAGGCGTCATGGGATGATATAAGGGCTATCAGGGAGAATATAGACATTAAGGAGACAGCCCGTATGTTATGGAAGGCCGTGGAAAGCGCTTTTACCGGGCAACGACCTAATATTAGGGTGAAAGGCGGAAGTATAGACGGGGAGATCATATTTTCTGGCAATGTCTTGCCGTTAAATAATATTGAGAATTATACTCCTCCATCTTCAAGATTGGTATATGATTCCGGTGAGCCTCGCCTGTTCTTTAGATCGGATGACGGCAAGATACACGAATCTTACGCCAACGCCATAAAAGGCTCTTCCGGATGGCGGGTCGAGGCCGGGTTCTTGGCCGGCAGTGTCGAGGAGAGCGACGTCCCGTCCGGAACGACCGACATCTCCTTTGGCTCTTCCTCCATAACCCTTAATAATAACGAGTCATTCATCCCGGTCCTTGGCATCAGTTCAGACTCTAATATAAGCACCCGTGGAGGGTTTGTCAATTACCTTATCAAGAAAGGCATGTTAAGCGGTGAGCGTATAAGGCTGGGGGATAGGTATTATCTTACCGGGGCCGGCAACTCCGATGGTCTTAAGATTTATAATGCTATGGATGCCTTATCCAGCCTTAGGAATAGATTTGGAAGTCAGTCCTCCGAAATGAACGTATTGGGTTCTATAGGTTTTGATACGGAGGTAAGTAATGATCTTGATCTTATCACTACGTCCGGGGAGAAGGTTACGGTAAGCAGATCGGAGATCAAGGGTATGTTAAGGCAAGGCAAGTTTGAGGAGCTTAATAACAAGTATGATGGATTCATGGAACTAGCCTTGTCGTTGATGATGGAGGATAACGCTTTGTACGGAAGCAATGTCCGTGGGGTTATCGAGAACGAGAAGGCGGAGGATCTCCAGAATAGGACTGATATCACCAATATCTTATCCACGTTAGGTATCCGTGTGATGGGTATGTCTGAGTATATGGATAAGTATAAGATGCGTAATGGCGTGGATCCTTCGGCTAGGGCCTTATCTGACATGGCCAATGGGGTTATCGCCTTGGCTGAGGGGGCTACGGTAGAGGATCTCAATGAGGAGGTGGCTCATTTCTTGGTCGATACTTATCGTAACCAACAGGAGATTGACGAGGTGCTGGATTCTGTTGTCGGCACGTCGTTATGGGATCAGTTCGCTGGTCGTTACTATGAGGTGTATGGGAAGGAATACCAAGGAGAGGAGCTGGATCGGATGGTGAAGCGGGAGATCCTAGGTAAGACGTTGGCCCAGCGGTTCGTGCCGGGCATGGAACAGGCGGTAGAGGATCTGACCTCGTCCGAGGACGCCCAGCTCTCCTTGTTTGGCAGGATGGTACGAGCTATACGTAATTTCTTCTCCAGCCAAAGATCGGATTTAAATAAGGTACTTGACAGGATAAAGGAGTCGGCGTTAGCTGATGATCCAAGCGCCTTTGACGTGCTTCTGCTAAAGGATAGCGATCATCTCATGTACTCGTTATCGGACGTTGACGTGGCTAATAAGTTGATCAAGAACGGTAGGTCATTGGAAAGGCTATACACCAGATTGCAGAGGATGAGATCAAGCCAAAGCCAGAGGATCGGTGAGAGTATCTCCCTTCTTCGTGATATAGGAGAGAAGGTGAGACAAGTCGGGGGTGAGCTTAATAAAAACAACAACCTGTTATCCACCAAGAGTGTCATAGCGACCGCCAAGGCTGAGGTGGAGTATTTGGTTACGGTTGCCAGTAGCTTGCGTAAGAGCGACAAGGGATTGGATTATGAGACGATACAGGTTATCGATAACGTATATGGGGAGATAGTACCGTTAATCAGGAATCTTCGTGGATTCGTCAATAATCAGGCGGCGGATTATTATGGCAACAACAAGGTTGGCATGGTAGAGGATATGGATGATATATTGCGGATGGCTGAGACATCTATGTCTGATATAAACGCCCTTCGTAGCGATCGTAACGAGGATTGGCTGGATGGACAGCTCCGGATGTTTAATATCCCGGAAAGATATTGGAATGGGATAAAGAAGTTGATAGATAACATCCATAAGGATATCAATGTCATGTCCCGGTTTTTCGGGACGTTAGAACATAGCGGGAACGCTATCTTAGGCATGTTAGGGCAACGTCTTGCCAAGGCTTATAACGACGCTCATGTTGAGGGCGTGGCTAATATCAATAAGATGACGAAGATGATGAAAGAGCGTGGATGGGGGATAAAGGATAATGAGGATCTTATACAGAAGATAAACGGTAAGAACTCTGATTACCTTGATTCGTCCCGTGATTTCGCCAAATACGATTTACTGTATCGGACAGAGCAGGCGAAAGCTATTATTGATATATATGATCTTAAGAATGTTATGGGTAAGACCGAGAAACAGCTTATTGATCTTCTTCTATCCGATAGAGGTCTTAAGGTGAAGACTCGTGACGATATCGTAGGATATGATGGGGATAAACCTATTACGAAGGAAGTATATCATATATTCAAGCCTACCATTCAGAATTTCGATATCTCGGACATGACGTTCGAAGATCAGCAACGATATCTCGATGCGATAAATAGGTGGTTGGATGAGAATCGTGAGAAACCTATGGTGCAGGCTTATTACGATAAGATCGAGAATGTGAACAAGAAGGTAGAGGAAAGGCTTGGTCGCAGGGTATCACAAGCTACATCCGATTTCATGTCTCGTATCCGCAGGAGTAGATATGTGGCTATGGATAAATTCGTGAAAGACGGGAAAGTGGATTGGTTGGCATTCCAATCCGATCCTATAGCATGGAGATCTTATCTGGATATCCTTCGTGATAGGGCTATAGCCAAGAGCGAGTGGTATTCCGACGGTACACCAAAGGAAGAGGGGTCCGAGGCGTTGATGATGTCCGAGGAGATCAAGGCATGGGACGAGGCATGGACCGAGGAGTTCGGGAATACCAACGAGGGTCGTAAGGCTTCCGCGGAATTCAAGGAGATACTTCGCGGGATAGAGCGGTCAGAGGGCGGTAAGGCGGCGTTCGAGTTCCTGCTGGCTGGCGGTCATCTTGGTTTCTCTAAGGATATGTGGGGATCCGAGGAGGGTGATTATTACGAGAATCTGGTTGATAAGATCACGGAGCAATCTGTATCATCATCAAGGATAGATAAGGTAGAGGAGGCGATGGCAACAATAAATGAGATCAACGATCAGTTAAGACCTTTGCTTATTCAGTACCGGGACAGTACCAGATATGGCGAGTATGATTTCGATCGTCTTCGTGGGTCATCGTCATTAAGGAAGATAAACGAGCTATACGACCGTCTGGCCGAGGCCAAGAGCGTTATTAACGCCGCCGCTTCCGCTGAGGATATTGAGATGGATATGCCTGATACGGTGGAGAGTGGAGTCACGGATTCCTACCGTAACGCTCTAAGGGACGCCATGGCGTACGACAAGGGCATGGATGAAATTAAATTCGCCAAGGAGCATATGTCCGCCCGCTCCCGGAGTCAGGTGGATAGGATGGCCGCCAAGCTGTCCCGGAAGAACCCGTCATGGACAACCGTGGAGGTGGCGTTCTTTAGAAAGAAATACGGTCCTGATTTCGGTGATAAGCTGGCTAATGATATAGCTATGGGTAAGGCTAATAGTATACTTATCGAGTACGCCAGAACTCGGCTATATCCTTATATGAGAAAATACTCTCCCAAGGGATATTCTGATTTCGTTAGGAAGATAAATAACGGTACGTATAAAGTATCCGAGTTCTTTGATGCCATGGAAAATGGTATATCAAAGGAAGAGAGCGTATCCCGTTTCGGGTTCGATATTAATATGATTGACTTATCGATCAATAACCAGTGGCTAGAAGAGACCGATGCCGAGAGTTCTTTCCGTAATCCTAATTATAATCCCGATCTGGGCTATGGATATCATACGCCTAGGTTTGATAAGTACAAGAACGAGGCTTTTTTCAAGAAATACGGTATTACCAACGAAGGGGAGGAAGCTACGATCAATAAGGATAAGTGGGAGATGAGGAAGGAGCTGCTTAACATAAGCCGTAAGGCTATGGAGGATTATGACGAGCGGTTCAGGAACATCTACCAGATACCACAAATATCCAAGGGCGGCGTGGAGAGGATGGTGCAGGCCGGGGTTGACCCGAAGGCGGCCATCGGCAACGCCGTGCGTGATATTGTTGGCGAGAGGGTGGATGACCCTATACACGGTCAAGGGCAAGACCTAGGAGAGCTTGATGAGAACGATAACAAATATCGCATGATCCCCAAGTACTATCTGAGTAAGCTAGAGAATGCCGATGACGTATCTCATGATTTCGCGTACTCCTATTCCATGTTATCCTTACAAGCAGCCGCTTACAAGCATAAGAGAGCGGCTTTGGATGATGTCATGGGATACAGGAACATGATGCTGGAGACACAATACGACGGCGGTAAGAATCCGGAGGCAACGCATGCCTATAGGATGTTTCAAGATTGGGTTAACGCCAGTATCTATGACGTTAGGATAAATAACAAGCGTATAGAATGGAACGTAGGAAGCTATAAGGTGGACCTTAATAAGCTAGCTCTTATGTTTACTAAGTTCGTATCCAAATCCAACTTAGGCTTCTCCCCGTTCGTCGCGGCTACCGGCGCCCTTACCGGGCAGGCCAACTTCCTTTTGGAGGGTATGGTGGGGCAGTATATAAGCAAGGATTCCATGAAATACGCCTATGGGGAAGCCCAGAAGCAGTTGAGTACGTACGTGTCTGAGATCGGGGACATAAACCGTACCAACAAGCTATATGTCGTTGGAGAGGCCCTAGGTGTGTTTAATGTCCGCAACCGTGTACGATCGGCGGCGTACAACAAGATCTGGAGAACCTTATTCCGGGACCTGCCGTTTAAGATGATGGAGGTTCTTAACTCCCCGTTGGATCCGCAGGTTATTATCTCGGTCATGGATGATACCCGCCTATACGAGGGTCAGTTCTGGTCATACTCCAATTTCAAGGAGATGATGATGAAGGACAGGAATATGTCCGCTAACGAGGCTAAACGCGATTGGGAGCGTTTAAGGGATTATTCTATGTGGAACATGGTAGACGTCAAGGATGGAAAGATCGTGGCTAAGAACGAGGCTAACAAGGATATTATAGACCGATACATACCTACATTATCTAGTAGGGTCAGAAGTATGGTGCAGATCTGCGACGGCGCCTTGAACGAGCAGAACCGGGTGGGGGCTAGCCGGAACGCTATCCTTAATATGGTGCTGCCTCATCGTGGATGGTTTATATTGGCCGTGCAGCGGGCGTATAAGAAAGCCGGTTTCAATTTCCAGACCAACCAGTTCGAGGAAGGATACATGAGAACGTTATGGAGATTCGCCGGGGATATTTATAATATGATGTCAGAAGGCAGGATGAGGGAAATACATGACGTGCTGAAAGAATATCATAGTCTTAATCCTTATGAGCAGACCAACATCAAGCGATCGCTTGTTAATATGGCGGTATTCGCTACCATGATAGCCATAGGACGGGCGTTGATGGGATACAGGGAGGATAATGAGGATAGTTGGTTCGGGCAGTTCATTACCTATATAGGATTCAGGACGATCAATGAGATCGCTTCCCAGACATCCCCGTTCATGGAGCTTAACGCTATAGATATGTTACAAGACCCGCTGGTCACGGCCCGGAAGCTAGGTGATCTCACCGATCCTCGAAACTGGGATCCGTTCGCTACCGTCCAGACCGGCGTGTATAAGGGCGAGAGCAAGCTATGGAGGCAGCTCATGAAGTTCTCGTTTGGTAAGCAATGGTATAATATCAAGACGGCTAGGGATATTAAACAGACATCCGACTACTGGCTGATGACCAACGGCATGACGATGGGATTCTTCCTAGGTGGTAGGAATAAGGATGAGTCCGGGGAGGACGCTAATTGGTACTTTGATAGAGGAAGATAGCCGATATAGTATGACAATAAAAAAAATAGCCAGTCAATTGTTTAAGACAATTTGATTGGCTATTTTTGCATTCCCATCTATCCATCCCGGACGGATGGGAATAAACATTCTATTCATGAATGCAAATGTAGATCTTTTTCATGATTTCACGAAGAATAGTAGTGGAATTTTGACGTCCGAATCCAACGAAATGGATTTAAACATATTAATACCGGTAGTAGATAATAACAACCACAAGGTTGTAGACGCAAGATTCCTTCATGCGTTTCTTCAAGTAAGGAGGGATTTTACGTCATGGATAAAAGATCGTATATCTAAATATGATTTTATTGAAAATCAAGACTTTGTGTTGATAAAATATGATTATTTAGGTAACTTACTGAATGACAGACTCCCCGAAACGGGGGAGTCTGATACACAGATAGTTGCTAAAACGGATTATCTTCTATTAATAGATATGGCTAAAGAGCTATGCATGGTAGAAAATAATGATAAAGGAAAGATAGCCAGAAGGTATTTTATAGAGAAAGAAAAAGAACTGAGAGCCTTAAAAGAGTTAGAGGATAATCGAAAGCATTGTTTGCGCATCCCCGACTTTTCTGATCCGGCTAAAGCCGCAAGAGCATGGGCTGATGAGTATGAGGCCAAGGTGAAGGCCGAGAAGGAAGCTATGTTGGCACTAGAAGCCAAGAACAAGGTCGAGGAGGAAAAGAAGATTGTCCAAGCCGAATTAAATACGGCTATAGATACGATAAAGGAGAATGAACCGGTAATTGATATGTTTAAAAGGTCTATTCCAAGAGAAGGTGTTCTTATCCGTGAATCATCAAAATATTTTGAGCAGTTCGGATATTATATCGGGATAAAGAATATGTATCCGTTATTACAGGAATTAAAATATGTTTTTAGGAACGAGAGAGGTAGGATAGAAGCGTATCAATCCGCCCGTAATTCCGGATTGGTTATATATGGATCTGATCCCGGTGATGAATATTGGGAAGCTAAGGCCGTGACTGTTATGATAACATTAAAGGGATTTGTTAAACTGGAAGAATTGTCAAGAAAGAAAAGGAGCGTTTTTGAGAAATATGGTAGGTTTACGATATGATGCCCCTCACTGTAATCATTCTGATAAAGGCAAGGCTATTAGAGCGCTTACTGGTGATAATAGATATTGATTATAAAGTTTTTGCCCAAAATGGTAAAAACCCTACTGAGGGAAGATCAACAATTGTATGTATGATAACTGAGTTTTGCATGGAATGTTTGATAACAAGGAAAGAAAGATGGGTATAAATAAATAGTTATACTATTGATGCTTAATGTAATCCAAAAATGGATTTACATAATAATAGAAGGATAGGAGATTGTCACCCTATCCTTCTACTGTTATCAACCCTTATATTTATCTACAAAATCATCCACATCCATATACTCACACCCGAAGTTTTCCGCCGTTTTCTTGTCGGAGTCGGAGAACTGCCCTTCTTTTCCGGAAACGTCCCCGATCATCAAGATGGTATCGTATACGATCTTTTCTTCCTCAGCTTCATCGTTATTCATGTATTCGATGAAATCCATATACTCTTTTATCATCCCTATGTTCGACTTCTTATTGACGTTGCGTTTATTATTGCTTTCGCAGTAATAAGCACTTACGGATATATCCGTGTAATCTTCCAAGGCGTTTGATATGTAATCGAATTTATATTCAAACATCTCTTTGTCCACGAATCCTTCATCTGAAAGATGGTAAGCTTTTCTTTTTTTTGTTGAAGTAATTCATCTGATTCTAATATCTGTTTTTTAGTAGCCATAATAACATCATTTTTTGATAAAGTCAATTACTGGGTTTGTTCCAAATGTTTTATTAAGTTCCTTATCAAATTCATCCCATTTATGTGGAGGAACCATACCAACCCTAGATAATATTCCATCCTTCATCTTGGTTATTTTTTGCTTATGGAAAGTTTTATACTTTGTCTGATTAGGATCATCTAAAAACTTTTGGAAGTCATCTAATTCCCAATCTTCTAAGTAAAGGTCTTTTTGATAATCTTTTGCTGTCTTCATATTTGTGATTTTATAAAGTTCTTAGGCGATGAGGTATTCTGCCTACTCCACAAAGTTCCCCATCTTCTGATTTGACAATTTTTACCCCATCAATAGAATGATAGATGTTTTTTGTAGAATCATTCAAAAATTCTTTAAAACTTTCCAGTTCTTCATCTAATAAGAAAAATTCTTTCTTGCAAAGTTCAATGTCTATATAAGGAAGTTCCTTAATGCTCCGGGATGCATTCGATTCCCGTTCAGTATGATATTTCATTCCCATATTATTGATTTGTTTAATTTACGAGCCTCTGATAAGGCTCGTGTTAGTATATCCTTTTTTCTTATAATCTCCTTATATCTTTTGATATTCATTTTTATTATTTTCATAATAAGTTCTTTTGCCTTAATAGCACCAACATCTTATTCCAATCCACATATCCTTTATCCGTAAGTGGAGTGCCGATATTCCTATCATCTATATAATAATCACAATCCAATTTTGGTGATGATGATATTGGTTCAGGATTGTAGTTTACCGAATACAGATTGATATGATTATATTTAAACCAGTCCACGGCATCCTGTAGATATTTACCATCTCTTACGATTTTATCCAAAGCACCTCTTTAAAAAGAGGGGGTAGTATCATATTTCATATATTCTTTTGATTTTCAATGTATTTTATAATTGATTGTTTTAAGTATTGTCTCCTCATATCTTTTTACTATTCCGCACAGTTCAGTCGTATTATATTTACGTATAGCCGTGAATATATATTCCTTTTTACAATCCCAGCATTTTATCAGTCTTTCTGATCCGCACGCCTTATCCTCGTAGAAGAAGCAACCCTTACATGGTTCATTATGGTCGTAGCTTAATACTACAAGCAGCTCCACACCATTCTTGTATATCACATCTCCTTGTTTCATCTTGTCTATTTTATCAATCTCATTATCAATATAGTAAAGTTGGATATTATCCATACTATAGATATCCAGAACGTTGTACTTAACATAAGACCTATATTCTTAGGTATAGGATCTACTCTCCTGAATGTCAGGATCATGAATATAAATGTCTTGAAGTTCATAATTTACGATATTTTTCTATATAGTTAACTATCAAGTCTTTAACTCCTTTTGGGACATCTACCAGTTTGAGATTACCTTGGAATATGTCCTTGCCGTACTCATCCATAATCTCCCCGAATGAAGGATTCATGACTCTTGTTGACATAGATATCGGTTGATCAGTGTCAAATTTGATAACGATCTTCTTTCCGCCGTTTATCGCCTTTTTAAAAGCCACGTAAAGCTTTCGACCTTTTATTATATCACAATTCCCTTTCAGGATATTAGACATATGTATGACATATTCTTTCTTCGCATCTCCTGGGTTGTTCATAAGCTTAAGATCTCCTCCGGTATCTCTCCATTTCCTGAAGCATGGGAAACATAGACCGTGATTTGCCTTAGCGTGTCTAGGTATCATCCTACTGCTGCCGGCTGGGATCGTATCGCCACAGCAGATACACGTCCTATCCTTGTTGGTGCGCATCGGCACATAGCTCTTTATTGGGTATTCTTTTCTTTTATACATCTTCTTCTGTTTTCAAAATTATCATCACCATACTCATAATTAGGACAAGCCTTATTGCTTGGCCGTCTCGCATAAGTCTTTTGCTCCCTATTATATTTTCTATTAGGGTTTATATAATGGTCGCACACTTGCCAAACGGAGCAACATACTTTCCCGTATCTTTTCGCCCACTCCTGATCATGTAGATGTACGCAAGTAGCGCAAGTTGGATTCTTGAGCTTATCCTTGTTATCATCTATGATCTTATTAACCCGATCAAGAATAACGGACATATGCTCAGTATACATAACATTGAATACGTCCGGTTCTGGAAGATATGTCATCGAGCTTATATCTATGTCCATTTCCTTAGACTTATCGTAAGCCGATTTGTATTTCCTTATCATCAAATCCTTTAATTGATTTACTTTTCTCTCGTAAGTCCCCATATTTCATTCAGTTTTCCATCCTTGTTTCTTCAATAGATCTACCATCATCCCCTTTATCTTAGGACTGATAGCCTCGGTAAGTATATCAGCGGCCAAGTTAATAGAGAAGTTTGTCATTCTGGATTCTCCTATATACTTCTCGCTGGTAACTTCTTTCACATAATCGTGGATATCCTTAATCATCTCATTTTGAGATCTTAGGAGATCCAGTATCTCATCGAGTTTATCATTCATTTTTTTTCTCAAATATACCTGACAACAACCAGACAATCACCATCAAAAAGAAACACAACCCAAGCGCCTCATCCGGGTAATCATGCATCGCCTCTAAAATGTCCCTCATAGCTTAATGTCCATTTTGCCAATTATACGATAGAAAATATCCCTAGTCAGCTCAATATCGTAAGTAGCGTCATGAAGCTTATTCTCGTCGATCTCAATACCCATAGTTCTGGCTACGGTCATCAACTTAAAGTTCTCCATATCGTTTCTTACACCCATCAGGAACGGTGTCACCATAACATATACATCCATACAGTTAGGATAGAACCATGATCCGAAATACTTATCCCCACATTGCTGGAATAAAGCCCGTAGGAAGTTGTTATCGAATCCAGCGTTGTTATACCCCACTAAATACATTTTATCCCTCTTATCAAACTTATTCACGTATTTGGATAATATACCAACTAACTGCCTGTACCCTTCTTCCATAGGCTGATACGACTGCACCTGCTCCAAGGTAACTCCAGCCACGTCCAGCGCCTCTTGCTCTATCGTGGCGGCAGGGTTCGGGGCTAGGCGGATGTCAAACCTCTCGGCCTCCTGCCCGTCGATATCCACGATCCCTCCTATTTGGTGTATCCCGTTTCTCCAGAACTTAACCCCGGTTGTCTCTAAATCAAAAAATAGTAATTTGCTCATGTCTATTTATTTTGTTAATTTATCATTATCTAAGAACTAGTCGTGAAATGCTTTTATAATATATACTCCCATCAACTCTTTTACCTTCAAAGAAGTATATCCAATATTCTAATGAAGAACATCCAAAAGCAAAGCATATATTATTTATCGCATATCTAAAGTATTTCTTGCCTGAACGAAATAAGACTTGAAATTCTTTATTATTTAAATGGAGTCTTTTTTTGGTTTTTCTTTTATTCATGTTTATAGTTTTATTTTAAATGTTCCTTAATCTTATTCAATGCCTCATAAGACAGATAGTCGTTTATGGTCTTATCGTTATTTACTTTCATCAACTCATCAAATAGGTCTTTAGCCAGTACTTTCCACTGCTCTCCCCAATCACGGAGATTCTCGACCTTTGACCGTATGTCTTCGAAATAAGAATCTACGTCTGATTTGATTGATTTTGAATAGTATTTAACATCCTCCTCATCCCCATCCATAATATAATCACATTGTGCCCTGATATCTTTTATATGGCTATCTATATCACTGCACATATAATCAACAGGTTTACGTATATTGAATATAGCTTCTGACGTAAGACCGGTTATATCTTGTATGTCTTTTAAATTACCCATGATTTAATCAATTAAATACCAACCATCCACCTGCAAATCCCATTGCGAAAATAGATAAGATTATAGATGTGAATAATATCCAATCTTTTGTGCTTAGCTCATTATTATCTCTCTTTATCTTCTCAAGATAATCATATATAGCTGTATAGACAGCATGGTGAATATTCTCGTCTCTAGCCCTTACGATATTATCATATTCATTATATCCTAGATTATGGGTGGCGCTTTCGATCCTCATATTCCCCGTAACCTTTTTGTTTACATCGAAATCGAAGCTAAATACCATATCGGTGGTTAGAGCGTTGGCGATTCTGCTTTTTATCTCATCATCACTGAGATTAGCATCGTGCACTAATTGCTCATAGTCTTTATCGTCAAGAATTATCTGTTTTTTAATGTTCATATCCCTAATATTTCTGCTACATAAACAAATCCATAACATACATAATTATCAGCGTCATGCTCACCATAATCCACATGCCATACGACGGCGCACGGGAAATATAATGGCATATCCTCAGCCATAGGATCCTCTTTGAGGTCATCAATGTTTATCTTCTCCCTCCACCTCCACAGGTCTTGGATATCGTTCAAGATCAATTTGTTCATAACAATCTGGTTTTTAATACTGACACAAAGATAGGATTTAAACAAAAATAAAAGCATGAATAATATTAAAATAATATTAATCATGCTTAAATATAAATATATCCCTTCTAGTTCTTACGGATATACGTATTCGTACTCATCTGGGAGAGATGTCTTATATTCAACATCGCACTCCATATTGGTGTAATAGTTATCCCCCTTTCTGTATACTAACGCTACCTTGCAGTCGTATTCCAAACTGTATCCTATAAGAGGGACATTAGCCATAGGCGGATTATCCTCTGTTTTGTATCTTATTCTTGTTACTTGTTTCATATTTTCATGGATATAAATATTCATATTCTTCCGGTGGATATGTTTCAAATTCAGCATCATACTTCATGCAGGTGTAGTACTTGTCCCCTCTCCTGTACATTACTTCCCACGGACAGCTATATTTTTTTGTTGTATCCTAAAAGAGGAACCCCTTCTATAGGAGGCTTATCTTTCGTTTTGTACCTTAATTTTGTTATTTGTTTTGGTAATTATATACAACCTTACACTACAAACATATTGAATTATTTTTATATATAAATAATAATCCATATATTTGTGCCATGAGATTAGTCGAACAACATATAATCAAGCAAAGCTCAATCTATTACAATGAGCTTCAAGACCTGTTGCATAAGTGCAAAAACTTATACAACAAAGGATTGTATGTTGTTAGACAACATTACTTTCAATATAAGGATGATAATACCGTTAAGTATAAATACCTCAACTACTACTCTCTTGAAAAGAAGCTAAGAACAGAAAATGATGTAGACTATCGTGCTTTACCATCACCAGTAGCCCAACAGGTATTGATGATGGTTGACCAGAATTTCAAGTCCTTCTTCAATCTTCTTAACAAGAAAAGCAGAGGTGAGTATTCTGAGAAAGTAAGAATACCTAAGTATCTTGATAAAGATGGGATGTTTATTGCTGTTTTCCCAACAACAGCCTTTTCTCAAAAGTGGATAAAGCAAGGTATTATTAAGTTACCAAAGCAATTCTCTTTTACTACAAGAACTAACAAGCGAAATATTCAACAACTTAGATTTATACCTAAGAATGGATATATTGTTCTTGAAATCGTATATAACAAGAAAGAGAAAGATCTTATGTATGATAACGGGAATTACCTTGGTATTGATCTTGGACTTAACAATTTAGCATCTTGTGTATCAAATACCGGTTCCTGCTTTATCATCAATGGTAGACCCCTGAAGTCTATCAACCAGTATTATAATAAAAGACTAGCATATTTAAAATCTAAATTAAAAGACAATAAACAAGTATCAAGGCAAATAAGGTCATTAACCAACAAAAGGAATAACAAGATCAAGGATTATCTACATAAAGCCAGTAGGGTATTGGTTAATCACGTAGTTTCTAATGGCATTAATACGATCGTAATCGGTCATAACAGATGCTGGAAACAAGAGATCAATATCGGAAAACGAAATAACCAGAACTTTGTATCTATTCCTTTTAATATGTTTATCTCAATGATATCATATAAAGCTACACTTGAGAGTGTTAATGTTAAGATTGTTGAGGAATCTTATACCTCAAAATGTAGTTTTTTGGATAACGAGCAGATTTGTAAGCATGAGGAATATGCCGGAAGACGTATCAAACGAGGATTGTTCAAGACATCTTCCGGCAATATTATTAACGCCGATATCAATGCTGCATTTAATATCATCAGAAAATCGGCAAAAGAAGCCTTCAATGTAAGTATCTTATCAGAAGGTAGAGGGTTTTGGTGGAACCCGGTACGGATTCCCGTATAGATATATATCATTTTACGATTTTAGTGCAAAATGGTATATAATCACCTACTCATATAATCCATTTTTTAATAATGTTGGGCGATTATATACTATTTTACACCAGATATGTTGTAAAACATACACATGTTATTTAATTTCACATTCTTCTTTTCTAATTTTGTCTCACTCAATCGAATCA